ATATACCACGAGTTATATAAAAATAAAATTCGTAGGGATTTTTATTTTTATATAACTCGTGGTATATGCTCCATTGGATGGGGATTTAGACTGTCACTCTTCAAAAACGAGGGTTCGAATCCCTCTATCACGGCAAACATACGTCTCTGGTGTTAATGGTAGCATAGGAGTCTCCAAAACTTTTGGTACGGGTTCGAATCCTGTGGGACGTGCAAATTTTTATTCGGGAGAATAGCTGTAATGGTAGAGCACCGACCTGTTAAGTCGATTTGTGTGGGTTCGAATCCCACTTCTCCCTCAATGATGTACAGTCAAGCCTCTTTCCTATTTGGAAACGTAACTGTACGATTGGGTCTAAGGTGTAATTAAGGTCTGCACGATAGTCTGAAAAACTGTAGGACTGGGTTCGATTCCCAGTGGACCCACCAATTTAAACGGGGTATCGTCAGAGTTGGAGAGCTGAGACTGTCTGTAAAACAGTTGCAATTGCTGAGTAGGTTCGAATCCTACATGCCTCACATATTACGGGTAGTATATCAATGGTCGATTACTTGCATTGGAAGCAAGAGGATGCAGGTTCGAGTCCTGTCTACCCGACAAAAATCCATCAGTTAAAGCTGTAAGCCTTGAGGCAAGGTCGTTTTCGGGGATTAAGAAATCTAGGCAGTATATGTTTCGGGTTCGATTTCTGCTCTAAATCGAAAGAAAAGCTCCTATAGCTGAATTGGTTAAAGCAACATCCTTTTAAGATGTAGACTGAAGGTTCGAGTCCTTCTGGGGGCACAGTAAAAATTAAAGTTATGTGGGCACAATGCACATTTAAGAAAAAAGGCAAAGAAGAATTCACACAATGCTGGATTGATTCTAAACATGCCAAGAAAGGAAATTTTGTTCAACTACTAGAGTTGGGTGAAGAATTCTGGGAGATAACATTTGTTGGAAAGAAAGTCGATACTGACCCTTCCACAGGATATAGAACCTGGAATAACAACATTTAAAAACTACCTACGGGTTCCAGTAAAAGTGAGATAAGTTTAGTTAGGACTCACATAGTTGTATGCCTCGTTGATGTAACGGTAGCTTCCTTGTCTTACATACAAGTGGAAAAGGTTCGATTCCTTTACGAGGTACAATGAAATATATTTGTGATAACAAAAGACATCTAGTCTGCTTGCCATATTCTAAACAGAATCTGCATAAAATGGCTAGAGACCTTGGGATCAACATTTGCTGGTTTCATAAAAATCATTACGATATACCTAAAGGTAGAATTCAAGATGTAATGAAACGATGCACAGTAGTATCACCAAAGGACATAGTAAGAATTATAAAAGGAGAGTATGAAACTAAAGAACATAGTAATAGCATTGAAGGATCAGCTTCCACTCAAGAGATTCATTAAAAATTTCTTTATTACCAGAAATGCCTGGGGAATGTTCCATAAAAATTCTCATCAGAGGGCAGATACAGGTAAGCCTAAGGTTATGTATAATACCAAGGAGACTGCTTTGAAGTCAGCAATTAGTATGGGGAAAAAGAAAGGAGTGCACTTTAGCACTTACAAATGTGTCTTCTGTGATGGGTATCACATTGGAAGAAACAAAGATAATAAATAATTGGGCTGGTAGTTTAATTGGCTAAAACCAAAGTTTTGCAAACTTTAAACCAGGGTTCGATCCCCTGTCGGTCCACAAAATGCTCTCATGGTGGAATTGGTAGACACGTAAGACTTAAAATCTTATCCTTCGGGGTCTGGGTTCGAGTCCCAGTGGGAGTACAAATCCTATCCAAATTGAAGTAGTAGGATATTGATGAACTAAGGGTTCGATCCCCTTGACTTATGAAGGTTCATAGCCTGACAGTGGTTGGTATCAAAAAGCAATTAGGGGAAATGCTGGTATGGTGGAATGGTAGACACGGCAGTCTTAGAAACTGTTCCCGAAAGGGGTGTAGGTTCGAGTCCTACTATCAGTACTAATCAAAAAAGTGTAACAATGAAAAAAGTAGATTTTCGTAAGTGCTTGGTGTTAGATTCACAGTACTTACCCAGACAAATTGTGACATCTGAAAGAGCTTATGTAGTTTCTCTTAAGGGTAATGCAGACATCCTGCATGAACACCCAGAGAAGTTTGGTTTGGTTAATCCAGATTTAGAGATCTTCAGACCATCAGTTATCAGGGTTCCAAGGTTCATTAACCTGGATATCCACAAAGTTCCTTGTAACAGGGACAATGTTTTCAAAAGAGATAACTACACTTGTGTGTATTGTGGAGAAGACGAAATAAGAGCAATGACTATCGACCACGTTATTCCTAAATCGAAAGGTGGAAAAGACACTTGGGACAACTTAGTTACTGCATGTAAACCGTGTAACTCGGAAAAAAATGACTTAACAATAGAAGAGTGGGGTAAGGAACATCCAAATCCTAAAAGACCACATTACTTGATGTTTATAAAACATCTAGGTACAATTCCTAAAGATTGGGAGCAGTACTTGCTAAAATAAAAATATCAATCCCCCAGATGCCTTTGCTTGCATGCACAATTTCTGGGGCTTTTAATTGGAGGGAATCTGGCTGGATGAAGAGCTATGGATAATAAAACAATGTATTCTCAATTAGGTGAGATTAAAGTAATGGCTGATTTAGCTAGTAAAGGTTATCACATTTTTAATCAAGTGAGTGGTAAAGCACCTTTTGATTTGTTCATCTATAAAGATGGAGAGTCTAAAAGAGTATCTGTTAAATCAACTATCAAAGATCCAAATAGTTTGGGCAAATATAACATAGAGCTAAGAAGAATTAGATCAAACAAAAATACTAATACTATCTATAAAATAGAAGTTGATGAGTTTGACATTTTAGCCATCTATATACAAAAAGAAGATAGAATTGTCTACCTAAATATAGACGAAGTTATTGGTAAGACGGCTATCTTTGTAAAATAACAATTCGGAGGATTGGCAGAATGGTATTGCAGCAGTCTTGAAAACTGTGACCCTCTGGGTCTGAGAGTTCGAGTCCCACTTCCTCCTCATATTATGGAAGTTAAATCTATCGGGGTATAGACTTTGTTTGCTAAACAAATGGGACCTCAGGGTCTGGGAATCGTGCTCTCTGTCTTCCTCACTTAAATTATTTTTATGAGTAGAACTTATAGAAAACCATCTCAGCATAGATGGATGGGTGTTAACCACTTAAAAACAGTAAGAGATGGAAGCAGAACAAGACCATCTAAATTCTGTGAACATAATGGTGGATGCAACATTTGTGAGGGCAATAGGATGTATAAGCACCAAAAGCAGATTAATTTAAAACAAGAAATGCAGCTATTCCACGATGAATACTGGTATTATTATTTTTAACAAAACTTTAACTAATAATTTCTTTTAGAAATTTGCATATGTCAAAAACATTTTGTATATTTGCAGAAGTAAAAATTTAAACAATGACAACAACTAGACAACATATCGAGATAACTATTGGCTGCCAGGGGCACTCAACAGGGATGATTTTGTCTGATGTCATTTATGAATAGACAATACACAAATTTATTTTTTATAAATTTCTATCCCTTGTGAATCCTCAACCGACTTTGCAAGGGATTTTTTATTTGCCTCTGTAGTATAACGGCTATTATACATGATTTGTAATCTTGAGATTCGGGTTCGATTCCTGATAGAGGCTCAAGCTGCCCAGGTGGTCGAGTGGTTAGACACTAGTCTGCAAAACTAGGTACACAGGTTCGAATCCTGTTCTGGGCTCCAAACAGACCTATCGTACAACGGTTAGTACACCTGACTTTGACTCAGGGTATCTAGGTTCGAATCCTAGTAGGTCTACAATGTTAAAGTTTGTTAAAAACTTGCACATGTCAAAAAAGTTTCTTAAATTTGTAAAATGAAATTTCAGGAATTAGATGAGTATGATAAATTCAGGGTTTACTGGTGGTATAGATTAAGATTTATTTACCTAAAAGTAATTCATGGTCAAGAGGGTTATAATATAGCCTCTTTTGAAGAGTTTAAAGTGCACAAATATGGAGGTCACGATTGGGGAGAACCAGATAGGATTCTTGATTTATTTTCAGATGAAATTTTTAACAAATGATACGAGAAAGATTTTACAAAGAAAAAGAAGGAAGAGACCCAAGTATTTACTTAGGTATTGATGGATCTAGAATTCCAATAGAGATATTCAAAGGAATATTCAGTGATCCAAATACTGTTTATACAGATGATGCCATGTACGGTGTTCAATTTATAGTCACTGAAGATGCTAAAGCAGTTGTGTTAGTAACAACTGATCCTGATGTCTATTTAGCAAAAGAAGATATCCAAAGTACAGATAAATGGATAAGAATTGGTTTTGTATTAGGAGAATATTCTTCTACTGGAAACTTATTTGATACTGTACAATTTGATGTTTCTAAACAACATGAAGAAGTTTTGAAAAGGTACTATGCTGGTGAAACGGGTAAATTATATGTTGAGTATAAAGAAACCAATGATAAAGGTGAATACATGTGGCATTCACATGGATTTAATACAGAACCTTATCCAGATGAAACTGATATAAGAGGTACATTAAGGAATCATATTCACTTTGTGTATTATACTGGAAGACATATTCCTTGGACAGAAAGAGTAATGGAAGTTAAAACTAACCACTTGAAGTTAATGGAACTTATCTATCTACTTACTAAAGACCAAATGGAAATTTCAAAAAAATCAGGTTTTTCAGATATTATTCCTGCTGAAGACCAAAATGATAGGACACATTTTATTATAGCTCCAGGATTTGGTAAGCTAATTTTAGAAGAGGATAACTCAATAGAAGATTTTATTGTAACAAGAAAAGATATATAATGGAAAAAACTTTAGGACAAAAAAGAATTGGTGATTTCAACCCTTCAGGTGAAGGAGTAATTGATGGAATTAAACAAAGAGCTATTGAGCTTTTCGACTACATTAATGATAATGTGACAGCAGATTTAAATCCAGACGAAGCTTCTGAAATTTTGAGTTTGAAAACTTTAGCTTTGAGGCTTGTAGAAGATGCAGCCATGAAAGGAGTGAAATCTTACATTCACTATAAAAAATAAAACATACCAGGGAAACCTGGTTTAACTCCAGTTAGCTCAGTCTGGTAGAGCACTTCTCTGATAAGGAAGTTGTCATAGGTTCAAATCCTATACTGGAGACAATAATAGTTGCCCCTAAAACTATCTACTTATATACCCAAGGTATATCAGGTGCACGAATCACATTAGTGAGAGTATGATGGTCTATTATAATTGCAGGTATCGTATAGTGGTTAATACTCTAGCCTTCCAAGCCTAATAATTAATTTTATGTGTTTGGAAGTTCGATACCTTTTTTGTATCTTTGTATAAATTAATAAATATGTGTACGAAGATATGTGGTTCTTGTAAAAAAGAATTACCAGAGACAGAAGAGTTTTTTGCTACTAAAAAATTGAAAACAAAAACAATTCTACAGTGGCAATGTAGAGAATGTCAGAAAGAATATAGAAAGAAACATTATGAAGCTAACAAAGCTAAATATATTTCTAAATCTAAAGCTTATAGACAAACTTCTATGGAAGAATTTTTCGAAATAAAGAAAAATTTAAAATGTAATAGATGTCCAGAGGATAGATGGTGGGTCTTAGATTTTCACCATATTAATCCAGACGAGAAGGATACTGAAGTTGGAGCTCTGTTTAAGAGTGGTTCTAAATCTAGAGCATTAAAAGAAATAGAGAAATGTGAGGTTTTATGTTCCAACTGTCATAGGGACTTACATTATCAGGAAAGAATAGGCAGGTGTGGTGAAGTGGTATCACGGGACACTTCCAATGTTTAGTCGGGAGTTCGATTCTCCCTACCTGCACTAATCAATAATTAAAACAAAAGTAAAATGGAATCAAAGATCAGACAAGACTACGTAAAAGCTTTAAAGGCAAAAGATATAGTAGCAAAAACAACCCTGTCACTTTTAATAAGTGTAGTAGACAACGAGAAAATAGCTTTAAGAAGAGATTTAACTGAAGATGAAGTTACGAAACTTATCTCTAGGGAAATTAAGAAAAGGAATCAATCTATTGATGCCTACACTCTTTCTAAAAGAATAGATCTTGCTGTTAAGGAAGAATCAGAATTAAAAGTTCTTGAGTCGTACTTACCTCAGGCCTTAACCTATTCTGAATTAGTGTCTTTGGTTAAACAAACTAAAGAAGATAATCCAGGCATCCACGAAGGTAAACTATTTGGTATGATCAACAAGGAGTGTAAAGGTATTAATAAAGCTGATGAGATCAAGCAAGCAATTGCTGAAGCCTAATGAAAGTCATAATAGCAGGAGGCAGAGATCTGAATGATTATCGTCTCGTTAAAACAAAATGTGATAATTTCCTTAGGAATCATAGAGACATCGAAATAGTTTCAGGAAGATGCTCCACGGGAACCAAGACTTTTACCACATCAGATGGTATTAATGTCTTTGGAGCAGATGGACTTGGAGAGCTTTATGCTGCTGAGAGTAATCACAATGTTATTCCTATGCCAGCCGACTGGAAAATGTATGGGAATGCTGCTGGTCCAATTAGGAATGAAGAGATGTCCGAAGTAGGAGATGTACTTATAGCTTTTTGGGATGGCAAGAGTAGAGGAACAAAAAATATGATAGACCTCATGAAAAATCTTGGTAAACCAGTAAGAGTAGTGAACTACTAAATAAAATTAGGGATAGTTTTGTATCTTTCAACCCCTTAAATAAAAGATACTTTATATGGTGATAATGATGTAAAGGTTAGCATGCCAACCTGTGAAATTGGTAGTCAGGGTTCGAGTCCCGTTATCACACAAACTACAAGAAGGTAGATTGAATGTTGTTAGTATGTGAAGTCTTATATTAGCAACATTTTTTATTTTACATACTATGAGATGGATTTATAACATACCAGTTGAGAACATAATTTTTATTGTCTTCTCTATAATCGAAAAACTTTAACAAAACTTTAACAAAATAAATTTGCATATTAAGAAAACTTTTTGTATCTTTGCAAAGTAATAATTAAACAAATGACAGATCAAGAGTTTTATAGACAAGCAGAACTAATTAGAATTCAATTAGAAGCTAACAAAGAGCAGGTAAAGTTTCAGGCAAAAATTCAAGCATATTCACTTCTAGCTGAAAGACATATTCAAAATGGATTTATTTCCTTAGGAGATGGAGAAGTAATTGAAGCTTTGTTTGATGGGAAAATAGAAAAAGGAGATGATTCTAAGTTAGAAGTTTTAAGAAACTTATGTGAAGAATTAGGATTTCTTCCAATTAGAATTCATAAATTTCCAGAAAAGGGAAATGGTAAAAACTAAATCAAAAATTAACCAAAAATCATAATAAGATGTTCGACAGCAAACAAAAAAGTTTATTCGAGGTAACTCCAAAAAACACACAAGCAACATCTGCATTCGTTAATGCATCTTTAAAGAAAGGAGCAGAAACACTATCAGGGAACGGAGCCCTAAAATATTCCTCAACAGGTTCAACATTAGTTGACCAGTTCGGAGTTATGGGTAAATTCAAAGCACCAAGATCTTTCCAGGATATCACCAGAGATGCCGAAATGTTATGGGCAGATGATAAGTGGGATGCAGTAGCTTTCTCTATCTTCTTAAGAATGATCTCAAGACAGACAATGTATCAAGATGGTACTATGACTGCCGAATCACAAAAAGGAGGTGAGCTAAGACATGAAGGTATCATGAGATTCTTATGGTTACACTTCAAGGATGAAAAAACTTTCTGGGCTAACGTAGGATTGATGATCTCAGCAGGATCATGGAAAGATATCTTCACGATGCTTTCTTATGACCTTGTTCATCACGGTTGGAACGGAAGAAAATTAAACTGGAAAAAGTTTGGTGAACTTATCCTTTCAGGATTAGAAAATTCAAACACCAGTGATTTAATTAAGAAGTATTTGCCACAAATCAAGGCTAAATCATCTTGTAAAACTGTAGAAGCTCAGGCTGATACAATGATTGCAAAGTGGATCTGCTCACTTGTGTTTGGTACTAAAGAAAATGCAGGTTCTACTTACAAGCAGTACAGAAAGTTAAAAACTTCTGGTACAGCTCATGAATGGCAGAAGCTAATCTCTACAAAGCAATTTGATAGAATTGACTTCAACAAAGTTCATGGTAGAGCTCTTTCAAAACTTGTTCAAGGTAAGTTCCTATTTAACCAGAAACTTTCTGACAAGTATGCAGAGTGGATCAAGGCTCCAGAAACTAAGGAGGTGAAGTATACTGGATTCGTTCACGAGTTATTCGAAGGTCTAGGTAAGCAGTCTAGAAGATCAGTTACTCCTAATGAAGTTGAAACCATTAACAAGCAGTTTACTACTCTTGTTCAAAAAGGTGGTGAATCTGGACAGACTAATCTAATTGTTGTAAGAGATACATCTGGTTCAATGAGTAGTGTAGCTACTGGAACTAAGATGAGCTGCTACGATATTGGTAAAGCACTTGCCCTTTACTTCTCTGAGTTCTTAACTGGTAAGTTTGCAAATGCATGGATCGAGTTCAACTCTGATGCTCAGATGCATACCTGGAAAGGTCAAACTCCAGTAGACAAATGGAAGAATGATCACTCTTCTTACATTGGGGGTACTAACTTCCAATCAGTAATTAACCTATTCGTTAGGTTGAAACAGAGTGGAGTTTCAGAACAAGATTTCCCATCGGGAATCCTATGTATATCTGATAGTGAATTTAACCCAAGCCAATTAGGTAAAACTAACGTTGAAACTGCAAAGGAAACTTTGAGAAGAGCTGGGTTCTCTAAAGAGTATGTAGATAGCTTCGTAATCGTTCTTTGGAACCTACAGTCAGGATACTATGGTAGAGGGACTGGAGAGAAGTTCGAAACTTACGGAGACGTTCAAAACGTATTCTACTTCAGTGGGTACTCTGCTACCACTGTAGGATTCTTGACTAACACCAAGATTAAAACAGCAGCCGAATTAGTGAGAGAGGCATTGTCTCAGGAACTGATTCAAAGAGTAGAAGTTCTATAAGGTGAAAATCCTTTAACATAAATTTAACACTGCAAGATTTGCATATCTCAAAAAGTTTTCATATCTTTGCAGTGTTATTATAAGGTTACTATCAGCAAATACAACACACAACTATAATTGATTCAAATAACGGAAACTGTAGAATGCAAAAGCACAGACATCTCTACACTTCGGGTCCTGTATGTGAGAAGTAAAATTGTATAGGAAAGTCCTAGAATGACTTAAATCTTAACTTAACGGGACCTTTTATCGTCCCCAAGTAACCTGAATATATAAAAACTCATACAGCAAATACAAAGTTATGCATTCAGAGCCGTAGACGGAGGTTCGACTCCTCCTCTCCCAACAAAGTTAATCTAGAAAAATTTGGGAGATAGTATAGTGGTTAGTACAACGTATAAAACAAAAAATGAGTTTTGATAAAGTTTCTAACAGCAAATTTAGGAATGTAACACTGTGGGTCAAGGGTTCGAGTCCCTTCTGGAGTCTTAGGATTTCAGTAGCTCAGTTGGTAGAGCAATAGTCCAAAAACAATAGAAACTTGATAAGAATAGTTACAGCAAATCTAAAAAATTTGGTTAAAACAATTGTCTCATAAACAGTTCAAGGGGTTCAAATCCTCAAACATACTATTCTGAAAAGATTGCTAACAGCAAATTAAACAAACACTTGAATTTTAATCAAACACACGTTTAGTATGCAATCTGACAAAATTACCTACAGCAAATTAAACAAAGCTAAAAATTGGAATTTTAACATCAAACGGTAATTTGATAAAGCTACACACAGCAAATACAAAGTTTAAAACATTTTTATTTGGAAAAAAGACGAAGAGGGTTCGATTCCCAAAGCCTTGGTTGAGGCACTCGGTGTGGAATATTAACTAACAAGACCTGTAGCTTGTACTTGGTCCATTCGTCTATCGGTTAGGACATTAGATTTTCGATCTAAGAAGAGGGGTTCGACTCCCCTATGGACTACAAAAAATTGATGGCAAATAAGGTTGGTCGGCAAGCCTCCTTAACTTATATCAATCTTATTTTAACTGCATTGCCGTGTGGGAGAGATAAGTTTTTCGTGATGGTGTAATTGGGAGCACGGCAGTTAGCAGGTGAGGTTCGAGTCCTTATACGAAGCAATATTCTTTCATAGTTCAGTGGTTAGAACAGCAGTCTCTAAAACTGTGTGTCACGGGTTCGAATCCCGTTGAAAGAACAACCAAAAGTTTTATATTATGACAAAGACAGGTATTTAGACAGGTAACGAGTTTATGACAATCATCACCAGAGATGATTTAACTCCAGGTTACAAAGTTGTGCAAAGTGCACATGCATTGGCTGATTTTGCAGTCAAGTTTAACGATGAATTTAAGCAGTGGCAGATGGGTAGTAACTACCTGTGTTGTCTTGAAGCTTCGGAATCCAAAATTGAAAGGATACTCCATAAACTGGATGACTTGGAAATCAAGTATCATAAGTTCCTGGAACCTGACATAGGAAACCAAATGACGGCAGTAGCCATCGAAGCAATCTCAAGATCTCAACACAAGTCTTTATTTAAAAATCTTAATCTAACATTAAATTAAAATTATCATGAAAAAATTTGAAACAATCAGACAAGCAATAAAAACATTATCAGAGGCACAGAAAACTCTTAAGCCTCAGATTAAACAATCCTTTACAGGAGAAAGAACATCTACAAATCCAGTTTCGGAAAGAGAAACTAACAGGTATGAGCTTAGACATCTCTTCCAGGCTTACTCGGTTCTGAAAGGAAAGGAGAGACAAACAACAAAGAGAAAGGAAATTTCTGAATCTTATGTGACTAAACTTGTAGAGAAGTATGGAGACAATTTGTAATAGCTCCAGAATAGTATTCCACTTCAATAAGAAACACAACGAGGACCAGAGCATTCCTGCCTGGGTAGTGAAGTGTAAAGGTGAAACTTACTATGTGGATCATCTAGATTCCAGAGTCGGCTTCACAACAAAGGAGACCCCTGACAGTAGTCATACTAAAGGCAGCCTCCAGTTTAAAGGGTCATTAAAAATTATTAAAGAAAACAATACAACTACTGCTCTTATAGAGTAGTAGTTTTTATAAGCAGAGTCACCCGAAGGCAGGGTCTTAGTCGTGAAGAGTAAGGTAGTCTAGACTAGTGGTTCGATTCCACAACTCTGCTCTAATATTGCTACATGGAGAAATAGGTTACCTCGTCAGTCTCATAAGCTGAAGATCCAGGTTCGAGTCCTGGTGGAGCTACAAATCCCTTGAAATAGTTCAGCCTTGGAGTGAGGTGTGTAAGGTTAAATAACACTGGGCATACGAGGTACTTTATGAGTTTTTGTGTTCAAAAAACTTAGGTTTGGTTGCAGGGTGCTTCCTTTTCCCTAAAAAATGGAAGCAAGAAATTAAAAGAGGGTATTAGTCTGATTAACTTAACGCCCTCAACTTCCGATATGGTATAGTGGCTATTACACAACTCTCATAAAGTTGAAATCTAGGTTCGATTCCTAGTATCGGGACAATGCAGAGCCGTGTATAAGTGTAACGTTAAATCACTTTCTCTTAACTGCCCTGAGGTATGTAGGTAGTAAGAATGGAATAAGGTTTGGTAGTCACGACCTCTCCCCATCTTTAAAACAGTGAAGTTTTTAAACCTCCGAGATGAGTAATTGGTTTTTCTTGATTAAACCAGCTAAACTACAGGTTGTCTTTGCATAACAACCGAAACTTGCCCTCATAGCTCAACGGATAGAGCATCTGTCTTCTAAACAGACGATTCAGGTTCGATTCCTGGTGGGGGTTCATAAGAAAAGATTCCTTAGCTAATCCTGGTTAAAAGGTCTAGGAGCTCGGTTGGTTCGAAGCAACTGTCTCATAAACAGAAGGACGTGGGTTCAATCCCCACCTAGACCACTAAAAATAAATAAGAGATGTCAGTAGAAAAGGAAAAAGAGTTTGCTAGTTTATTTAAAGGGTGCAATATAGTTTATCCAACAAGAGAGCAAGACATGTTTGAGCATTGGGATGTAGAGGTCCAAGGTTTAAAATTTGATGTTAAAGCTATGAAGAGGATAAATAGATCCGATGATCAACCTACAAATCTCTTTAATTTTATTGAGCTTAAAAATGTAAGAGGGAACACGGGATGGGCTTATGGTAAGGCAGATGCTTTTGCATTTGAAACTAAAAATAAATGGCTTCTAGTTAAAAAAGAAGACTTACAAAGGCTGATTCAAGAGAAAGTCTCCAACATTCAAGTTGATAGATCTTTTAAAGCTTTGTATAAAAAATATACCAGACCTGGAAGACAAGATGTTGTAACAATGGTTCATAACATGGACCTAGTTGAAATAGCATATAAAATAATATCAAAACCTATTGGGACCTAACAGACATAATAAAAGAAAACGAAAGAAAGGTTGTGGCTGCAAACTATGTAAGCCTCACAAAGGTATTTGGGCTCCTTTCCATAAAGAAAAATTTAGAGCTAAAATGAAATCTCAACTCAGGGAAATTGATTCCCTTTAAATTCATAATTAACTATATGATCCTACCTAAAATGAATTGGGTAGGATTTTTTATTATATACTTGCACAATACAAAATAATTTCTTATCTTTGTGAAATAAAAATCAATAATACATGGCAACATTTCAGGGACCTGGAATCAGGGTCTTAAAACAATATCAAGGGGAGGACGGAAAAACATACGTGCAGCTAAGCACAGGTGAGACTCTGGCCACAGATTCTTCAGACTATCAGGATTACTATGCAGAAGGTCTTCTTTATGGAGAAGATGAAAGAGGTAATTTCTATCCACAAGAAGGAGCTCACGATATTCTTAAACAGTACCAGCAGCTTACTCAACAAAATAGTTTTGAGAATTATATGAAGCCATACTTTGATGATGAGATGACTGGTTCAATAGCTAAAGGTCTTGGTCAGAGTATGGATAAGTTCTGGGAAGTTAATCCTTCTTATAAGCAAAACTATGATAATGAGATGCAGCAGCAACTGGTTAATCAATATCTGAAAAATAATCCAAGACAAAGTGATGAGGAAAGGGGAGCCTACTTTAATAGGATAAATAAAATGCTACCAAATGAAGTAAGAGACTTCATTATGGATTCAGGAAACTCAGGGGTAGAACCTGGGTACTGGGCAGACTTTAGAAGAGGGCTTTATACAACTATGTCTGATCAATTTGGAGGAGGAGACCAGCAGCTTATTAAAAGTATAAACCAAGATCCAAACCTTACTAGTAGTGAGAGAAATAAACTAATATATGATATCCAGTATGGTAATTATGGAGGAACAAGAAAGGTAGCAGATAAACTTGGAGTACTTGCACCTCTTGCAGTTCCAGCAAAGGTTGTCCAGTCAGCTTACATGAACGACTATCAATTTGAGGATGCCATAGCTGGTAGAAAAAACAACGCCACTTTAGCTGAAGACATATTAACTGACCCACTAACTTATGCAGGTCTTGGTATAGCTGAGAATGCTGGAAAGATTACTGGAGCAGCAGGTAGAGTTCTTAGTAAGATTCCAACAGAGGCCGAAGCAATGGTCGTCATTGATAAGTTTGGAGAAGCTAAACTTCCCAATGCTTATAAATACAATCCATTTGCTTTCAGACCTAAATCAGATGCTTTCTATAGACAGCTCGAAGGAGATGCAGTAGGGGCTCTAGATGAATCTATGGGTCTTGTTAAAGGGTCAGACTTTGGTCCAGCTTCTTTCAGTAAAGGAGCAACCTATACAGGGAACAATACTCCAGAGATGCTTATCGAAGCCAGAAACCAGTCAAGTAACTTTACTCCTGTTGAGGATCTTCTATCTGGAGCTGACAATGTTTATCTATCCAACAAAGATGTAGACATCCTAGGACCAAATGTAAACAGATATCAAAGAGATTGGCTAACAGGATATAAAAGAATGGGAAAACCTAATGGTGTAGAGGTTGAAATGGGTAATGGATTAAAGATGAGAAGAATGGCTGAGAGTCCAGATGAGATTTCGGTGTACCAAAACGTACCAGAGTGGGACCCAATAGATGAAGCAGAATATCTAAATACAGAAGAGATTAGACTTAAGAAGTATCAAGAAGATGGAGAAGATTTCTATAATTTCTATGCTAACATGCCTTCATCAAAAGTTAAGGCAGGAAAAGCCTATTATGCTTTAGATAAATTTATTCCAGTTGGAGGGAGAATTAGAGAAGATGGTTCCTTAAGTTGGGACTCTTTCCAGAACGTTTTAAAGAAAGCCCAGGAAGGTAAAAAATTTGAAGCCTATCAAGACGGGTTTATCCCTATGAATGGAATGAGCACAAATGAAGCAAAGCAGTACCCTTTCTTTGGTAGCCAGGAGAAGATGGATGAAATGTTAGGAGAGCTATATCCTCAGCTAGATGAGTTAGGATTTGACAGACCTAAGCTAATGCAGGAGGAGAGTGACAAGTTTAAGAGTATCAGAAAAAGAGCCAACTTTCCAAACATTGTACTGAAGAAAAACTACCAGCAGGGAGGAGTGATCCTGCCAGACTGGTTATTCGAATAATAACATACCCCTCCCATCAAAGGGGTTTCTTTTTTGGTGATACCTCAGTAGTAATTGGTAAAACTCCATTATATGTGTAGATCGGTTACCCATATAGAAAACATACCCCCACCCAATCGAGACTTTTTGGCACACCCCCATGAAAGGAACTGACCTTTTGTCAGGGATTTTTATCCAGTCTAAATAAAGTTAATTTTCTGAGTTTTTATTTTTCTGGTTTTCTGGTTTTATCTCTTCTCAGGGGCAGCCGTGAGAGGTGACAATGTGATATTCTGAAAAGTCCATTTCGACATTCTGACAAAAACAAATGTGATGACTTATTTATATTTAGTCTGAATAATAATTTTAATTGCAAATTGATTTTAACAAATTTTAACTAAATTGCTATTGTGTATTCCAAATTGCCTTTAAATTGCTTAACTCTTATTGGGTGGATACATAATACATAATAAATAATTGAGGCTTTATTTGAGCCTGTGAGATATGTTTTTAACACTTTAATTTGTCAGTATGTGTTTAAATCGGGGGCTTATCTCTCTGAAACTAAATAGAACAGTGTTAAAGTTTTAAATTTATGGTTAAATAGTTTGGTCATGTCATTCTAAATGCTTATAAGCTTCACACATAAGAAAATCGGTTCAATCATACTGACCAAAAACCAAAGGCATACAAACACACCAACACATCAAACCACATCACGGGCACGGGTCGGGCTCGGCTTGACCCCTGTTTTACAGGGTTTAAAGCCTGTTTAATTCATTTAATTCATTGCATTATTCACAACAAAACTATTATTTTATTGCAAAATAAATTGTTGAGGCTAACTTTTTCACGGGGTTTTATCTTTAGTCTACAGGTTTTTATTCACTTTCGTTACGAATAATGTAATTATTATTTTTAATTGGGTTAAATGGTGGTGAAAAGTGGGGTGTGTCCTTTGTAAGGGGGTTGGAGTTCTAAAACTTATTGAACTTTCAATAATTACTGAAAGTTTCATAATTTGCCCTTGTAAAGCCACACATCTAATATTTTATATATTAACTCACTGATAATCAATAACTTATCAATTACAAATGGCAGATTGATAAAAAAATATACTGGTTTATGCTGGTTTACATTCTAAATGCCTTATCTTTGCACCATTAAGAAACAACTAAACAAACTACTACACCTTATGAAGGCATCATTAACAAAGCTGGTTAACAATGAATACTTAAACAGCTCAGAAATATACACATTAACAAAGATGGGTTTAATAACTAAAATAACCTACAGCCAATACGTACTAACTAAAAAGGGTTTATTAATCTTAAATTAAATATTATGACATCATTTAAAAGCTATTCCGAACTATTAGAGGTTTTCCCACATGCACAATATTGTGACATTGAATTTAATCAATTAACGGGCTTATGGGTCTATAATAAACAGGAATCTAAAACAGAGTTAGTTTTATTGGGGCTTGCTTTTATTGTGTTAACTGTTATTAGTCTTACTATATATAATCTCTGCTAAACACTATCTGAAACAAATCTTTAAGGCTTGCATTAACATGTGAGCCTTTTTTTGTGCTTTAAGGTATCAAATAAGCTCTTTTAAGCCTTCAATCTATTTAGTAAGGTATTTATATTACTTTAAAAAGATAAACGATTTTAGGGCTGTTTCTGTGTGTTCTTTGTTTGTTCTATTGTATAGTATTATATAAGCCTGTTTATTTCAGTAAGAGTTTACCGATTTTTGAGGGTTTTAATCACATTCAACACTCACAACACACAAGACCAAAAAAATAAATGAAATTTTTCTCACTGATTTTCAGTCACTTACATAAAAAAGATAAAATTTTTTAAAATCTTTTTTCAAAAATTGATAGCCCTATTCATGGGCTTTTCCAGAGGTTTTTCTTCTGTAATGCCTATAAACAGGGGATTTGTTTGGTATTACTTAATTTCACATCTTTGCAATGTCAAAACGACAGAGCAATAGTTTTTAAACATCAAAACCACGGGAACACTGATAAACACAGGGTTTTAAAAAATAAATAAAAAATTTTTTACATTTTATTTGGTGGTTTAAAATTTAATTGTAACTTTGCAATAGAAACACAGAGAGACAATAAATAAGTCACTGGCAGTCAGGCTACTATATAATAGTTATAAGACTTATAAAAACTCTGAAACGTAGGATAAAACCGAGAGCAGAATTCTTTGAAATTTAGGACTTTATAAAATAGATTAACTCATCAGCCCTCACGGGTTTAATGTTTGAGTATTGGGATTAATAAAGTCGTTACTGTTTGAAATTGTAGGTGAATGAAATACATTAGAAAATCTAATGCATGACAATGTTAAAGAGAATGGATACCTACCAGAGTACAGAATGTAACAAACTAAAGAGTAAAGGTTTTCCCACCTGTAAAGGTCGGGGTCTTTGAATTCAACGGGATAAATAGGAGTGCAACGGGATTGCACAGGTTTTTAGTAATAGGCTGACATATTACATGAGGTAAGAATTATGGCAAATTCTGAGGGGGTGTAATACGTAGATTTTTGTCGGCTGAAAAGTGTAGCTCTAGTAAATGGCAGTAAGAGGCACAGGACTATTAAGAAAATCTGATTTTATCAGCACGGACATAACGTGTTTAAAGCAAATATGCAACGGGTGTTCCCATAGGGGATAATTCTCACACATGAAATTAATGTGAAGTGCCTTCTAGGATTGAAGGTCTTACCCAACGAAGAACAGATTAAAGTAATGATACAGGATAGAGCCGTTCGGTCGGCTCACACCCACAATAAAAGATAATATTATGAATGCAAATTTTAAAACCATGCCAAAAATTACATACAAACATAAGTCATACACTCTTAACAAAGTAACTAAAAATATCATGTCTGTTTTTATGTTATGCAGTGAATCAGATAAATATGACTGGTATCAGGAGGCACACAATTTTGCCATCTATTTGAGTAAAACATATAATGTACAGTTGTTTGTTGCATGTGGTGTAATTGCTGCCTTATCACCTGTTAAAAGATGGGACGATAATAAAAGGATTGCAGAATTGTTTATTAAATCAGGAGGCAAACAACGTTCTCACATGAGACAATTTTGTGAAAAGGCTCAATTAATTATGGATTTTGCACAAAGTGAAGAGCAAACATATAAAATCCTTAATGGTAGAAAAATAACAGCCTTTTGTAAGAATATTCTACACCCAAACAATGGAGATAATATCACCATTGATAGACATGCATTGAGTATTGCCACGGGTGTAGTATGTACAGATGATTTTTATCAGGGTATGACTAAAATTCAATACGAGTTCTTTGTATCTGCTTATCAAAAGGCAGGTGAAAAACTAAATGTAAGCCCTTTAATTGTACAGTCTGCTACATGGGTTTATTTCAGAAATAATAAAACCGATTTTAAATAGAATATCATGGCACGGGATAACTCATATAAGATCACAGAAAAGCAGTATAATTACTTATTGCCTGTGTTTGGTCTATCTGCAAAAGGGGTGACTAAATTGCACACTTCTAGGGGTCAATATTACTTTATTGGAACCTATGAAGAGCACAAAGATATGTTAAACAGATGTAAATACCTTTAATAATGGATAATATCATTGAAAATAACTTGTTAATTGCCCATTTTATGGGTGGTTTATTGAATGGAGAAGGTAGACTGAATTTAAATAAGAATGAAATTTGGTTGCCTCTTCATGGTGTATGTTATCACAACACTATTGATCTGGGCAGGGGCAAAACATTAGAGTATCATAAATCATGGGACTGGCTTATGCCAGTAGCTAAAAAATGTGATGTTATAATCTCAGAGAATGACCTAGATGAGTGGGTATCTAATATTTATTATGCACTTTCTACAATTGAAATTGGTATAATATATAATACAGTAATAGATTTTATTAATTGGTATAACTCAAACATAAAAGGTCATGAAACTAATTAAAACAGAGAAGGTCAACACTTGTAATGCATGGGGCTTTGGTGGCTGGGCTGGCAAGGCTGAAACGTATGATAATGGAATGGTTTTTGAGAGTGGTAAACAGTATTACAGACATGCAAAACCTTCTGCCTTCAAACGTTGGTTATTTCCTTATAATGACTATCTTTGGGATCTTCGTAATGATAAGACAGCAAAGCATAAATTTGCAGTCATGTATCATTGTGTTACTCCTGAGTATACAAGTAGAAAGGCAGCACTTTTCACTGAAACAGAAATTGAGCCTTTTACAGAAGAGTACAGAGGCATTAACTTAGAATACGAAATTGTTAAAATCATAGAGTTATGACAAATTATAAAGTAACTATTGAGACTTCAATCTCACAACGTAGACATTTTATTAACCAGAAAGAAACGGCTGAATGGTTAAACATAAAGAACTCATCTAAAAAGGCAATAGAAGCCCGTGCAAAGAAATTCGGGTACACTGTAACATATAACGATTAAAATCATGGCAGAAAATATAACTCCTGAGCAGTTCAAAGAAAACACTTTAAGGCTTAAAATTGAGAGCCGTGGGGGTGGAATAGAGATTGACTTAAAAGACTTCGGTTTTGCAGGTCGTATGACAGCACACCAACATTATTTGGGTGGTGGTATGTTGGGTAGCATTAAGAATGATTGCACCATAAAAGACTGGAAAACTATTCCTGAATTAAATCAGGTAGCCTCACAATTAGCTGAATATTATCACCAATTAAGAGAAGACGGCACAGAGTTTGAAGAGGTTCAAACATTGCCTCACAGTGCTTATTAAATTGTATAATCTAAAAATTAAATATCATGTCACTAGAATCATTAGAAATAGAAAGAGAAGAGTTTATCATTGCAGGTGAAATTGCATTGAGTGAAATTGAAAAAGAATATCCTGAGCCTGTAGAAGACGAAAGGGAAGCAATAATTTTTTAACCAAAATCATTTTGACTGGTAAAAGGAGGGGATAAATTTTCCCCTCTGTATTCCAGCCTGTAAACATCAAAAAACATAGTATTATGGCAAATAGAAAAGAAATATTAGCACAGTACTTAAAAGTAAATAGTGATCTTATTGAGTATTTAGGCAGTGGCAACTTTGCAGAAGCCTTCTTATATAAGAACAGGGTTTATAAAATCACCCGTGATTTGGATGACTACTTAATGGCTACCAAGCTAGTTAAGGAGGGCAAAAGGTTTGACTGTTTTGTCAAAGTATATAAGACTAGAATATTCAACGTACTGGAAAATAACAGAACTCAGGAACTGTATCTAATTGTCTCCGAACATGTTACACCACTTGACAAATCACCTGACAGAACAGCTAAAAGGATCTGGGAGGAACTTTGCAGTGAGAATGATACTAGAGATATTTTGAGTGGTGAGCAGGAGGAATTAAATTTTCCTTTGTTTCTTAATAGAACTCCATTAGTAGAACATCTTTATAATGAGATGGACAGAATATTGAAGCTTTACAAAAGATGGGGTATGAAGTGTTGGGATAATCCACCACGTAATCTTGCCTACATTGATGGTAAAATAAAGATCTTTGACTTCGGATTCTCTGCCCTGAAAGGTAAGGGTAATTATAGATACAGTAAAAGAAAAACTGTTACCTTTAATTTTAAAAAGGAGATTCCTAAGAAAGATCCCATTCCAGAGCCTGAACTTGAAAGTACAACTTTCAGATTAATTGATCTTAAATCTTCACCATTATTCACAACAGGTAGAAGACCTTCATTAACCTTTCCTACTTTTACAGAATTTTGTAGAATGTTACAACACTAATAAATTACATCATTATGAAACCAAGAGAAACAGTTTTTTTAAACAAAGAATTCCAGAATGATAATGTCTATGGAGACGTTATTGCAGTGCCAACCTCTGATTATTTTGGAGGTATGCCAGTGGCAAAGAAAATGTCACAAACAATTATCTCGAATGGTACAGTGGTACACACAGGCTCACCGACCTACGGATTGCTACCAAATAAGGACTTTTTCGGCAGAATGGAACACGAACTCATTGAGCAGAATATAAACTACAAACAACGTTCTTTTAACCTTGAGGAAAGCCGTTTCTATGTAGACTACATTCTGGATGATGAAAGTAAGATCATCACCATCAATGGCAACACTCAGGCAGGTGTAGATGATACCATTGTACCAATGATAAGATTAACAAACTCTTATGACGGTACATTGAAGAAAGCTGGGTATCTGGGATTTTTCAGAAAGGTTTGTAACAATGGTATGCATATGACTCACACACAGATTGAGTTTTCCATCAAAGCAACTAAGGGAAACATGGAGACATTTGTCCCAAAGATTGACGAAATTGTGAAACGTTTTCTAGATAATGAAATGTACTCTATCAAAGATAAGATTGATAAGATGAAAGTATGTTTCATTGATGAAAGCCAGATCTTTGACTGGATAAAGGATCTGAATGAGCAGGACAAAGTTTTCAGGTTTGATAAGTCAGATAAGAATGACTCTCCGTCCCTTAATTCACAGCTTGTGCATGACATTGTGATCCGTGATGCTATTGCCACAGGAACAGAGCCTAATGCATGGCTTGTTTACTCTGCCTTCAATGAATTAATTCATGGGAAATTGCAGAAGAATTTTGTAGATCAGAAAGCACTGGATACAAAAGTTTTTAATTCTATTAATCAAATGGTGGGGGCTCTTTAGCCCTCACTTTAAAACTAAACAAAATGAACAGATCAGAATTTGTTGAATTAGTAGTTGCAGAAGTGGAAAATGTTAAGCTTAATGCAACAGCAGAAGAGAAAGAAAAGTTAAACAGAGAAACTTTTATACATTATTCAGGAGGTGGGTGTCTTTATGGTCAGCTTACTGGGTTCTCATTCTCTGGAAGAGCTAAAGAGTTAACTCCAAAAACGTTTGAGAATATCACACGACAGGGTAAAATGTTTGATGCTGATTTTGAAGACTTAGATTTTCAGCATGGAGGCTGGTTCACAGCTTTAGAAAAGTACCTGTACATCATTACTCAGGAAGAGAGACTACACATCTTAGATTATATAAAAGGTGATGTAGAAACATTAACACTAAATTAAACCATCATGAAAAAAGAAACATTCATTAAAAAAGTTCAAAAGGAACTTGATAAGATTAAAAAGAGAGCAACAAAAGAGGAGATAGATAAACTAGACTTTAATAGTTTTAGATATGACTCTCAGGTAGCTTGTATTTACGGTCAAATGACTGGGGATTGTGACTCTGTAAGAGCTACAGAGATTAAGAAGAAAACTTTTAAAGAAATTGACGGTTTTGGAGATCATTCAGGATACAAATTTGAGCAGCAGGATTTTAAAAAGGGCAAAGAATTCACTGCATTAGAAAAGTACCTTTTCATGGTTAATAGTGAAACACATAAAGAGATTATTCAATATTTGAAGGGAGAGACTAAAGAGATTAACTTAAACGTCATTTAACATGGAACTAAAATTAAAACCACAGTTTGCAGAAGTTATTGATAACCCAGCACTAACCGACAAAGAAAAGCTGACATTCTTTCTGAATGATATGATTAATCATTACAATAGTAATAATCGGTGTACCAGACCTGATGATAAATCAGAGTGTGTTTATTCTCCTTTAACAGTAGGTAAAACAATGGAACAGACTGAGGGCTGTGCTATTGGAAGATTGTTTGAACCTGATTCGGCTAAAGAATTGGATAACTTTGAAAGTGGTTCACTTCCTGGGATTATAGGGGATGATAAAGAAAAAAGAATACCTGAATTCTTTAAGACACATGTTGATTTCTTTTACAGATTACAGCAACTACATGATTTACCCTATAACTGGGATGAGAAAGGATTATCTGACTCAGCTCATGGTGAGGTTAGATACATTACAGCACGATTTATAACAAATGAAGAGGGGCATTAACCCCTCACACATCACTTCTCAGGTTTGGGGTTCTGAAATAATAGGAACGGGGGTTCGACTTCCCCCTAGTGGTGCAAAAATAATTTAACATGGATAAAAACACCAAAATAAAGATCTTTGCCGAATACTTAGGGCAAGAGTGTATTAAGGAAAGTGAAAACAGAATTGAAACTCTGACAATAGATAATATTGAAAGACTTGTAGATGATGGGTACAAATTAAGCCTTAAATCAGTTTATGATCTGAGTGAGGAGGAAATGTTTGAAGTAGCCGAAGAAATGAGGTATAATAAAGCTCTTCAAGAGTTATTTAGAGACTTTTCTATGAAACATTTTAGAATGAGTAGTGAGTCCAGAAATAAAGCTAATCTTGGAACTGCCATGATTTCTTATGTTGCTGATACTAATGACGGATTAAAAGGGAATTGGTTCAGACTAATTGGTTCATATGGGTATAAAGAATTATCAGCAAAGGGATATGATGTTGGTAGTTGCTGGGCTTACACAATGAATGGTAAATTCAAAGATAGAAAGAGCTTAGAAGAAATTGGGTTAGCAATAATTAAATCAAATTAAATAAAATGAAGAATTTATTATCAATCTTAGGAATAATTGCAATTTTAATATTTGCATTCAGCTTTACAGAATCAGGAATCATGACTACAAAGCCAGCTAAACCAGTTAGCACTGTAGTTGTTAGAGGTATGTCTACAGAGATAGGAGATTCTATCATTAAGTATGCTAATCAGGGCTATCAAGTACAGGCTAACGTTTCAAATGGGAGTAGTTCATACTGTGTAGTAGTAATGGTAAAATACTAAGGTTATGTCAAAAACAAACAAAGATAAGTTAAGAGAGGTGACATTCACCATGCAGGAAATTTGGCAACACACAATGCCTAGAGTTCAAAAGTCAAAAAAGCAATACAACAGAAAACCTAAACACAAAAACAGAGGTTATGAGCAACACTAATAATACTTTAATAGCTCAATTTATGGGAGCTAAGAAAACAGATATTTCTGGAATGCAGAAACCCATTTGGTATCCTATTAATGGTAAGAGTATCTATGAGAAAGATTTATCTTATCATAAATCATGGGATCTTCTTATTCCTGTATTAAATCAAATCAATACTGTGGTAGGTGGGTTTGATTTTGAGAGTCACGAATGTCAGAAATTTGAAGAATTTTTTGACACTGACTATGTATTCAGTGATATTATGAGGGGAGACATTGACTCTCTATATAATAGAGTGATAGAGTTTTTAACATGGTATAACAAATATAACAACGGTATAGAGTCATGAGTAAAGTAGTAATATGTGCCAACTGTAAAACCTTTTGGCACTCTTCCAAAGAAGTTTGCACAGTGTGTGGTAGTACCACATTAGAACCATCCTCAGAACTTAATGCTGAAAGAATTGCATGGGTACTCACTGATCCTGATAACTTTCAACTGGGTAGACAAATTGGAGACAAGTTATATGAATTTAAAGAGTTCTCAGGAATGATAACTGAGGGTATGACTTTAGATGAAGCATTAACCAGAGAATTCGATTGGACTGAATATAACGTTGATTTAAACGATTATTCGGAGGCTGAAAGGGAAAAGGTAGCTGAGGGATACTATGGCAGCTTAAATGACCTTAAAGAGCAGTGTGGAGACTCATGGGAGTGGATACTTGCTGAGTGTATATTTGAACAGGAAACAGGGTTATATTAAACAACATATTATGATTAAAGAAAATGAGAAATTAATTCAGGACTTCTTTGGATTTGAAGAATGCCCTTGTGGTTGTGGTTTACTTTTTACTGTAGAAGGTAGTCCACTTACTGATTTTTATACTGAATCTTGGGATTGGGTTATGGCTGTAGTTTCTAAGATTGAAGATCTGGGATATGATATAGACATTACTTATTCCAGAGTTGAGAAGACCCACTTCTGTAAAATAACAGATGATGCTGAGGTTATTTTCTCATTCAGTGATGCTGATAAGATGACTGCTGTGCAAGATGCAACTATAGAATTTATTAAGTGGTACAATGAAAAAAACGGATAACCAAATTCTAGCAGAATACATGGGTCTTACACCTAATCCTTTTGATTATGGTAAAACTTATGGAATTAATGCAACTGTGGATAAAGATGGCACAGTTTATGCTGAGGAGTGGGTACAGCCTAACTATGATAAATCGTGGGACTCTTTAATGAAAGTAGTTGATAAGATTGAAGAGTCTTATAAAAATACCATTAGAGACAACATCAAAATACACTCTGATTGGATTTACTGTTCAATAGGGCATTTTAGATGTACGGTATTTATAGGAGAAATAATGAAAGGAGACAACAGAGAACTTCTTTTTCCTGATAAATTATCAGCTACCTTCTTTGTAGTTACAGAGTATGTAAAATGGTTCAATAATCAAAACAAATAATAATTCAAAAAACTAAATACATTTTTTCTATTATGAAAATTTCAATCAAAAAAGTTTATATCGTTGGGATTGTAAAGCCAGTGGCTTTTATATCAGAAGGATTATTCGGGAATAATCATTCAACGGGTTATAAGTGTGTAGTTGGGGTAGGAGTAATGGTAGTAGGGGTTAATGTAGCTCACCTAGCTGAGGTAGTACACTTCGGAGGTCAAGTATTCGATTTAATTGGATATTTGATTCACGGAGCAGGTGGAATTCCTTTTATTGAAGGGATTCATAAATGGACAGACAAAATGATGTCTAATTCAGGACAGCCAGTCGAAGAAATTAAAACCTTTGAAAATCATGGTGCTGAATAGAAAGAAAAAACAAACCATTAAACAAAAGTTTGATGAGTTTGAACAGGACGTAGAGTTTGAGATTCACCATGTATTTCTCATGGTGATCTCACTTCTCTCATTGTGTGTAGTATTTTCATGTGTAGCTTAAAGAAAACAAAATGAAATTCAGATTACTTAAAATAAAAAAGAGACCTGCAAAGGTTCAGGACACTACAAATGACTTAATTCCTCAGGGAGTAAGTAAGACAGTAGGGGAGAAATTACCATTCAATGAAATGGGAGCAAAGCAATTACCTTCATCAACAAAGTACAGTAACATTTCAAATGATTAACCATGGCTAAGAAATATATTCATCCAAGTTTAAACATAGTTGTGCCTCCAAAAGAAAGATTAAAAGTTTATCAGGAGGCTAAGAAATACTTAAAAGCAGAACCAAGTAGCAGATTCAATGATAACAAAGATAAAATTGTTGATGAGCTTGGTGTCTGTATGTTATTACCATGTTTACTATGGAATTTAGATAGTTATCTGGACAATATTCCTGAAAGTAACAGATATTGGAGTTATTCAGATACAGTTCTTGCCTTTCCAGAGTTTACTGACAAAGACATTGATTACATTACCTCTTTCAGGAGCCTTGAAGCAAGAAAAAAGGCTAGATACAAAGTAATGAATAAAGCAGTTAAAGAAGTTAATAAAATTTTAAAATCAAAAGTATGATTAATTTAATATTTGGAGTAATTTGTGTATCATTAGGATTATTTTTCTGCTATTGGGTAGCTGATACCATGCTTGAAGTATCTTATTGGTGTGGAGTTGTCATGTGTATGTTTGGAGGACACAAAATAGGAAAATATATCTTCAATAGATAATTAACAAAAGTTTAACAAAGAAATAGTTGTGTAATTCAATTATTTTTACAATATTTGCAAAAGAAATGAAAGTAGACGTAAACGTAGAAAATATACTGAAAAAGATCGGAGAGGGAGATAAACCAGCTTACTCATTAAAAGTGGTAAAAGAGGTAGCCAGCCATGTAGAACAACTATTTCGTAGGGCTGGATATGGAATTGATAGCATAGGAGCTGTTAATCCAGTGGCTAAACCTGTAATAATTGAGGCTGAGGTTAAAGTGGAGCCTGATGAGCCTCAGGCTTATGTTCCAAAGTTCAGAAAGTGCAAACCTAGCACAATAAAGAAAGGGGATCTTTTCATGGGATACTCTGTTAATGGTAAAGCCAGACCAATTGTTGTAGCTAAGATTGTGAAAGATCTAGCCTATTGTATTTGTCTTACCACTACAGAAGATGAATACACTCTGATGCCTCACAACTCTAGGTTTCTGGATGAAGGATTCTTAACCAACTCTTTTATCTTGGTAAAGACTAAGTACATTAAAGACAACTTTCTTGGGGTTATGGATGATACCCGAACACTGAACAAAGCTATCAAAATCATCAAAGATAAAGTAAAATCAGACTTGTAATGAAAAAAGCATATTTAGATAACGTAAACAAAACTCTAAAAGTAGATATAGTAGGAGAAGTTTTTACTATAGAACTTAAAGGAGAGAAAGTAGAATCAGGTTTAATAAGAACCAAACAAGGAAATTATATCACCCGATTCGATTTCAGTGAAGTTAGACCTCAATTTTCAATAGTAAAGGATAACTCAGTAGAGGACTACTTTCAAAAAGGAGATGCTGCTGTATTGTTAGAGGGTCGTGAGGATTATAATGTCATTGAAGATAGAGGCTCAAAAGAGGATTACTTTGGAGTTTCTTATCCAAATGGTATCATATCTTATATGGAAACTTATGGGATTATGATGAGAGAACTAACATCTTCTTCTGAGTATGACAGATGGGCTTCAAATCAAGGATCTATTTACATGCTTGAAGTTGTTAGGAAGTGGGCTTTAGAATTTGAGGAAAATCATGTCAACACAGGTTGGGGTCAGGAAGATACTGACTGGGATGAACAAGTAATTCAGTCTTTAACATTAAAATTAAGAGATTAATGAACTACAAAGACATAAGCACAATTGTGCAGCAGCAATCAGTACCAACAGACATTCAAACTGATGTCTTAAAGAAAGCCAAAGCATTCATCAACGATGGATTAGAAGTGGAGGCTGTAGTCAGTACCAACACCATCACCTTAGATGTGTATGATGAGCAAGGTATCAGAGTAGATAGAATTAATACTACCTTCTCAAAGATGCCAGTAATTCAGGATTCAGACGAAGAAATTATTAACCCAGACGATGTAGAAATAACAGATTAATGAAGATACTATTTTTAATTATCCTTGTCTTCGTTATACTTCCTCTTGCAATAGGAAATCAGGTAGAATACAAAAAGAAAGAATTTAAAAATCATAATAAAAACAATGAGAAATCCAAACAGAATTCCAATACTCCTTGACATCTATCAAAGAGACACCGTTAAAGAATCATATCTTAAAAACGTTGTAGGTATAGCTTCCAAAGCTGATGTAAACAAGTTCCTAGCCAAATGGAACCTAAAGGAGTCCCAGGGAGAGGTTGAAAAAGCATGGGTGGAGAATCCAGACTATAGAATGAGTCAGGTGTTGATAGCTGCCAAGGTTCTACCTAATTTCTCTGGCTCGTGGTTTAACACCGAAGATGAGAAATTCATGAAACAGTATGGTATTGCTGATGAAAGGCTTACCACAATCTGGAACAAGAAAGATGGAGACCTTAAAGAAAGAGGTATTCCTTTGAAAAGCATCTCAGACAGAGATTTATTTCTACTTAAACAGGAACTAGGAGAAGAAAACTTCCCTGCTTACTTAGAAAAAGAGATTGATTACCGAAAAGGAAATGGTATCAAAGTAACAGAAACAAACAACCCGTATTACAGTTTAGACATAGATTAAAGTGACAGATTTACCATTTGATTACACAAAAGGGATAGGGACTACTGTATATGATGATACTACTAGCCCTACAGGAAAAGAACTAAAAGAGTTTTTCTCTAAAATTGAAGCTAATATAGCTACTCAGCATGAGATAAAAAAGTTCAAAGAATTTTTAATTAAACCAAACAAAGTTATGACTATTACAAAAGAAAATTTATTAGCATTAGGATTTGATGCTAGAGAGGATGATGACACAGTTTTTGGATTAGATTTAAAACAATCTGATGTAGAAAATGGACTAACAACTGAGAAATCTATGTTAGAAGTAGATTTGGAACTAGAGCTTGTATCACTGTTTATATTTAACACAGATACTGAGGAAGAGGGAAGAATGATTTTTTTCAACAACATTCAAACTGATGAGCAGTTGACAACTTTTGTCAATTTATTAGTTAAGAAATAATTTTATCTATTTGGATTTGTAAGTAAAATGTAGTATTTTTGTATTACAAATTACTTATAATGAAAGATGAACTTTTACAAGTGAGGGTTTCCATTGAAACAAAGGAGACTCTCCAAATTATGGCAAAACAGTTGGGGTTAACCACTAGTGCATTTATCAGAATGATTTTACTTCAAAAAATAAAAGATGAAGCAGAGAAAACTAATAAATGAGACTGGAAAGGTTTATGGTAAACTAACAGTACTATCAAGAGCTGACAATGACAAAAATGGATTTGGAAAGTGGGTGTGTAAATGTGACTGTGGAAATGAATCCATAGTAGCAGGAATTAATCTGAGAAAAGAAAAGGGGACAAGGTCTTGTGGATGTTTAAAGAATGAAGTACTGTTTACTAAAAGAAGTGGGAATGCTGTTTTTGGAATCCTTCTAAGAAACATCAGGAGTGATTGTAAGAAAAGAAATCTTCCATTTAATATAACATTGGAAGATGTCAAAGAAATTACTGTACAACCTTGTACATACTGTAAGAGAGAACCATATGAATTAAGGTGTAGATATCAAAGACCTGACTCTATTGTAGATAATGACTGCTTACTTTTGAATGGTATAGATAGAATTGTTCCATCAAAAGGTTACACTAAAGGAAATCTTGCTCCATGTTGTAAGTATTGTAACAGAGCTAAAAGTGATTTGACTTTAGATGAATTTAAAAATTTAATCAAATTAATTTATAAAAACTATATTAATGAGACTTAGTGTTAGTGAAGATTCACTTAATTATCCTTGTTCAGTTGTAACAATTGGACAAGTTTTTGATATAAAAAATGCCGATAACATCAAAAGAGTAGTGTTATTTGGGAATAATGTCATTGTCTCCAAAGACGTTAAAGAGGGAGATGTAATGCTTTACTTTGTAGCAGGTACACAACTGGCAGAAGAACTTTGCTATCATAACAGCCTATATGATGAGAGTCAACTTAACAAAGATTCAGATCAAAGAGGTTATATTTCTGCTAAAAGAAGGTTGGTTAAGGCTATTAAATTGAGAGATACTATCTCTGATGGTATGCTACTCCCACTTACTGCCTTAAACTATCTAAATGAAGAAGGACTTTATCCTGCTGGATTCTTAAAGACAGGGGATGTCTTTACTCACTTTGATGACTTTTTAATTTGTCAGAAGTATGTTCCACCAGTTAAGCAATCAGGATTACCAAAAGGTGAGAAGCAGCCTAAAGAAAACAGATTGAAAGACCTGTTACTGGATAATCAATTCAGATTCCATTCTGATACTGCACACTTTGCCAGAAACCTAGACAAGTTTGAAGACCGTGATACAAGATTTGTTGTTACTAGAAAATATCATGGATCTTCACTAATCCTGAGCCATGTATTGGTGAAAAAAGAGCTAAATTGGTTTGAGAAACTGATTGACAAATACATCACTCCACTACCTAAAACTCAATGGGGATACATACACTCATCTGGTAAACCAAAATCAAGACTCCCTAAAGGAGTTGAAGCTGAGAAAATAGGTTGGCAATCTCACACTCCAAGTTTCTATTCTGACAACATTTGGAAGAGAGCAATGGAAATGCACAGGCAAAATCTTGAAAAAGGGATCACTATTTATGGTGAGATTGTAGGAAAAGGTGTTCAGGGAGATAATTTTACTTATGGATTTGACTACGAAATCTTTGTGTATAGGATTACCTATACCAATCCAGATGGTGTAGTTTATGAGTTCTCATGGGAGGCAGTTAAGAGATACTGTGATAAGTATGGAATCAAATATGTTGATGAGTACTTTAATGGTAAGGTCAGAGAGATAGTACCTCCATTCATTGAAGACCTAGGATCAACGAGCCCTGACCATTTATTAGATTACCTAAAACAGAAATATTTAGACAAGTCCTACGATGACTGTAAAGTAGATGAGGGAATCTGTATCAGATTAGTTGAAACAGATGAGATCTTCAAACTAAAATCTCCTAAGTTTATTGAGGGGGAATCCAAAGAACTTGAACAAGGAGTTTCTGATGGAGAATAATTTAACGGGATTCTGAATAAATTCAAATCCTTACTAAAGTTTTATAAAAGACTTTAACATGATTTTAACATAAAAGTCCTTGCATATGTGAGGACTTTTACATATATTTGCATCATTAAAAATAAATAAATAAATAAATAAAAAACAATGGCAATTTACAATCCAATCGAAACACCAGAAGACACAGAAAAATGGATCAACTGGTTAGAATCAGTAGCAAAAGATCTTAATGATATGCAACCAAATGGTGAGCCATCAAGAGAAATTCTGAATACAGAAGAGGGAGATCTGCATGAGTTCAAAAATATGGTAGGAAATTTCCTAGCTACTTTAAAAAAACAAATCGTAATCATTCAATAAAAAGCATCAATTATTTATGAAAAATATATTCAAATTAGTTTTAGCACTAACTTTAATAGTTAGCACAGTATCTTGTAGACAAAACAGACAACCATATCATGAGGTTGTTTACAATGCTCAGGGAGAGCAAATGGTTAAAGTACAAGACTATGACCAAAATGGTAACTTGATCGAGTACTACATTGCTTATGCAATGTTCAACCAACTGTATAACAACGGTGGATACAGATCAGTTAATCACTATTACTATGATAACAGACCTGCCTTTGATAGAAGTTATGTAAACTATGACAGAGCCTATCAGTATGATTCAAACCCAAGACAGACATATCAAGATCAAAATGTTGTAAACACTGCTCCTGCTCAGAAACCAGCTTACAGACAGTCTTCACCTAAGACATCGAATATAACCTATACTGATACCAAACCATCCACAGTAACTTACAGACCAAGTAGTCCAATAACTACAAAACAGACTACTTATAGACCATCATCTCCGACTACTACATCAAGTTATAAACCAAGTAGTCCGTCAACATCAACCTCTTCATACAGAACTTCTTCACCAAGTTCCAGTTATAAGAGTACGTCTTCATATAGAAGTAGCTCCCCAAGTTCAAGCAGCTACCGAAGCAGTTCACCATCTTCATCATCTTCGTATAGGAGTTCTTCACCCAGTACTTCATCATACAGAAGTTCATCATCTTATTCTTCAAGTAGTAGCTCATATAGGAGCTCATCTCCAAGCTCTTCTTCAAGAAGATAAAAATAAAGTGTGGAGGGTAACCCAAGTGTATAGCTCAGTGGTAGAGCATTGTGATGATAGTATTAATACTGGAGCAAGGTCAGGGGGTTCGATTCCCCCTTACACTACAAATTAATCTTAAAAACAAAGAACATATGTCAAGTTTAAAAGAACAAAATGGTAAATATTACCAACAATGTAAAGTAGTTATGTTGGCTACTGAAAATAAAAGTACAATATATTTAGATCTAGAAGAAAATAAAACAGGGTTATATAATAAGCCTGAATCTTCTTTAGATGAATTGATATCTCAACATCTTTATATATTGAGTGACGAAGAGATTAAAGAAGGTGATTGGTGTTTAGAAGGATTATCACCACTGGCTCCCACAGAGTTAATAAAAGTTACTAAAGAAGATTTAGAAAGATGTATTGAAAACTATAATTATGGTAGTTGTAAAAAAATAATAGCTACAACAGACCAGTGGCTAGAATTAAAACCACATCCTAATGTTTCTCAATCATTTATCAAAAAGTTTATTGAAGAGTATAACAAAGGTAATGTAATTGAAGATGTGTTGGTTGAATATGAGTTTTATAATACTAAACCAAATTCTCCTGCCATTTATGGTAAATTTAAAGAAAGATTAAAAGTAGACTCAGACAATACTATTACTATTAAAAAAGTAAAGGATACTTATAGCAGAGAAGAGGTTCTAGTACTACTTAAAAATTGTTGGCAACAAGCTACAAGAAAAACATTAGAACCTTTAGAAGAATTAGGATTTACATCATTTATTAAAGAAAATTTATAAAAATGACAAAATTAACACTATTTAGGGTGACATTAATTGTCACAGTTGTAATGATGATGGTTGGAGGAGCCTTAATGACAGCTAAAACTGTTGGTTTAGGGGTTATACTGGTAATATTAGGTATTGCAGGATTTGTATGCTCTCCTTTTATCAGCCAACTAGGAAAAGACGATAACGATAACGATAAAATTTAAAATTATGAAAAAATTACTTTTAATACTGATGATGACATTATCTTTTATAGGATGTTCAACATCAAATGATGAACCATTAGTTCAAACTAATGATCAGTATTTTCACCCTCCTTCTTGGATTCAAGGTACTTGGGTTATTTCTGGAACTAACACTCAGTATTTCAAATTCACATCGGATGACTTCATACTGATATCACCCTATACTAGCTATACTGAAGTGATGCAAAAAGCAGCAGCTACAGGACAGACAGCCAAAGTGGATGAACAAATAAGTGAGACAAACTACACATTCTCAATGACAGCAGGAATATCATATGGGACTTATATCTTCACAAAGATCAGCCCGACAAAGATGCAGAGATCTGGGAATGGTTCATCAATTGTTTACTTTGATAAATTATAAAATTATATGAGCTTAATTTTCAATCCAGAAGTTAGAAAATGCTTTGCACCATGTGCAGAATCTCTCAGAGGAGAGTGGTGTCAATGCCAAATGCCACGACCTGTAGAAAATGTTGAGGTAAATAAAGTAAAAACCTTTGAAGAAGTTGCAGAAGCCTTTAAGCAGCAGATGATAAAAGAAAACAAAGACAATGCTGAGAAGGGAGATATTTTAACATTCACCAACGTAGATCAGGCTTTATTAGAGCTTGAGTATCACAAGTCAAAGTTGTACTTTGCACTTAAAGCCCAGAAACCTGAAAGAGTTAAGGAATATCTAGCAGATTGTGCTAACTTCCTTCTGACTATTGGTAATGCCTGGGATTTATATTAATCAAAATCAAAATTAAAACTATGTTAACACACATTTTTTACCTTATAGGAGGGTTCTTAATTATCATGGAACTCAGTGATCTTTTCAACGTCAAAGCAGTAGTCAAGAAGACGGAGGAATTGGAAAAATGGGATATGGATAATCCTGATGTAGATTATGAAAACAAACCTAAGTTCTACATAGATTTCATCCAGTCAAGAACGGTATTCACTTGGACATTCTTACTGTGGGCTATTTTAGGCTTATTTACGAAGTATTATCTGGATTTCATATTCTTCTTCGTCATGACTCTTTTGGTCTATCCTAAGGTCTCTAGTGCCATGCACGGGAAACCGTTCAGAATCGTCTATAATGTGATAAATTCACTCTTTGTGATTGGGTTTATCATCTATGAAATAACTAAACATTACAACCCATGATACTATTTTTTATACTTACAATATATCTTATTTACTATGAAATTAATGTTCTCCTTAGAGCCAAGAAAGCCTATGATGAGAATATGAAATTTTTTGAACAATTCAAATCAGGGATGCTAGATGAGGAAAATACAAAAAAGTTATCCATCTTGTTATTATCTGTTGTAATTTTTATTGTTTGGGGAGTTATGGGTATGTTTATTGTTCATAATATTTTATTTGTCATATTTCTAGGATTCCAATGGATTTTGATAGGGGCATTAAATAAAAAATTTAAAGACAACAGGAACGTTAAACCTTGGATATACAGAGGACATGCTATTGTGGCATTAATCTATTACACTTATTTATTAATATATTTATACTAATGAAAGATTACAAGTTATATAAAGTAGGAGGATATGTATGAATTATTTATATACATGGGTGAAGCTAATAGACTTAAAGGAAATTATTTAAGTGTTGTTCATAGAGATAGTATTCCTTATGTTGGAATGGATACAGGTAAAGGTTATCAAGTCATAGCAATTTATAAAGAGTTTGGTATTATAGATGTGGTTGTAGGTCAAATTAATAATTAATTTTATATATTTGTATATTGATTTAAAGAGTAGTATATTTGCTATAAATAAAATATTATGGCAAGACCAAGAAAATACACATTGAATGAAAATTATTTTGATATTATTGACTCAGTTAATAAAGCTTACATTTTAGGTTTTATTTATGCTGATGGTTCTATAAATAAAGCAAAAGGAAATTTAACAATATGTTTAAGTAAAAAAGATATTGAAGTACTAGAATTTATAAAACAAGAAGTAAATTATTCTGGAGTAATTAGTACTAAAGTAATAAACAATATGTCTTATTCTTTATTAAGTATTACATCAAAAAGACTTATCAATAAGATAATAGAATTGGGAGTAGTTCAAAATAAAACTTACTTATCTACAAATCTACCTGATATTCCACAAGAGTATTTTAACGATATGCTAAGAGGGTTTTTTGATGGAGATGGTTCTATATATGGAGATTCAAATAAAGGTTACACAATTTGTTTTTCTTCAAATATTTCAATATTGGAATTAATAAAACAATACTTATTAAGTCTAAAAATAAAATCTTCTAAAATTAGGTTGAGGAATCAAGACTCTATAAATTCTGCTATGCTAGAAATAAGAGGAAATAAACAGATAGAGAAACTAATTTCTTTGTTGTTTAATAATGAGTATGATTTTTCCCTTAATAGAAAAAAAAGTAAATTTTTAGAGTTTAAAGAATATCTTCAAACCCTTACTAGAAGAAACGTTTCAGATGAGGTAATTATAAAAATAAAGAATCTATTTAAAGAAGAAAAAACCCAAAAAGAAATTCACGAATTATTAGGACTACCTTATAGTAGTGTTAGAACAATTATTCAAAGATTAAGAAAAAACAAAGAAATATGAAAGACAAATTTAAATTATACAAGATTGGTGGGTGTGTTAGAGATAAGTTAATGGGAGTTAAATCTAAAGACATAGATTATGTATTTGTATTTCAAGAAATTGATAAAAATGTCACTCCTGAAAATTACTTTTTAAGGATGGAAAAATGCTTGTTAGAAATGGGGGTTAAAATACATATAACAAAACCTGATTGTTTTACTATCAGAGGTAAGTTTAATGATGAAGATGTTGATTATGTAATGGCAAGGAAAGAAAGTTACCCTAACCCAGAAAGTAGAATTCCTATAGTGGAGATGGGAGATTTATATGCAGACCAGCTCAGAAGAGATTTCACCTGTAATGCCATTGCTGAGGATGAAGATGGACTATTGATTGACCCATTTGGAGGTCAGGCAGATTTAAGGAAGGGCATTTTAAGATGTCCCATCTCGGCTCAAACCTCTTTCAACGATGATCCTTTAAGGATGTTAAGAGCTCTTAGATTTTCTATCACAAAGAATTTCACAATGGATGCTTCTATTGAACGAGTGATTCTTAAAGATCAAGAGATGTGGGTGAAGTTTATAAATGTAGTTTCTGAAGAAAGAATCAGAGAAGAGGTTTATAAGATGTTTAAACATGACACTATAAAGACACTTAGATTACTAAGTGATCTAGAGAAATTGACAAATATCTCTGTATTAAAATACATATTCGGTGAGAACATGTGGTTAGAACCGACAACTAAAAAAAGAAAATAAATGGACAAAATTTTTGAAACCATTGTACTAGGTTTATTAGTACTAGTTATTGTAGCATTCTTTGCTTTACTATTAGCATTCCCAACCATGCTGTTATGGAATTGGTTGATGCCAGTAATCTTCGGATTAACCAAAATCACATTCTGGCAAGCAGTCGGGATTAACTTCTTGAGTGGAATTCTGTTTAAAAGCAGCTCCAGCTCAACTAAATCTTCTAGCTAATGGATAAGAAAACAAGAATTTTCTTAATTGTGATTGGAGCACTGCTACTTTGTAGTGCTCTTCTTACCTTGAGAACATGTAGAGAGTCTGATAAAGTTGCTGAACAGTCAGGACTTATCAATAGTTTGAATGATACAGTGAAAATTTGGAAGGATAAGCAGGGATTAAGTAATACTAAAACATCAGTAGTTACTACTCAAGACCCAAAAGATTTCATCAAACTGAAAAATCAGGATGAGACTATCCAAAAACTCCAAGCTGAAGTAAAAAAATACGAAAAACAACTCAAAAAAGGAGGTAACGTTACCAACTTTACAAGTGAAACTAAAGTATCTACTACTGTTCCAACCAAAGTTGATACAGTTTATACTGTAGAACAGGCTAAAAAGTTAATCTATAGGAGTGAGTTTAACAAAGAAGGATGGGTATTTGGTAATACAGTAGCTACCCCTGACTCTACTACCATCAATATACACACTAAAGATGAGTACACTGTAGTAGTAGGATTTGAAAACACAGGATTCTTAGGACTAGGTAAAGGTACACCATTTAGTTTAGTAAATAATAAAAACCCGTACTCTACCACCCCTGAGCTTAAAACTTATCAGGTAACCATCCAGAATAAAAAATACACTTGGGTGATGCCTGTGGCAGTAGCTTTAGCTTTGGGGATTATAGGAGGAGTTTTAATAGCAAAATAATGGAAAACACTATAGAAAATAAGACTAAATTCTTTGCTCAATATTATGGACAAGATATTTATCTATGTAATGGAAATCCAAGTGGTCTTATTCATGATCATTTATTTGATTCTGAAAATCCCTTATTACATACTTGTTCTATTTTAGTTAGACCAATAAATCAAATGACTTTAAAAGAGGGTCAGAAATTTTTGGAGACTTTCTTTAGCTTCAATTCAAAAAGTGAAGTCATTAACATAATTGTAGTTCCTGAAAAATGCTTCATTATTGAGTTTAGATATCCAGACAACGAGACTCCTGAAGATGACGAAGGGTTTTCTTACAGTTCAGTAACTATTGATGCAGAGAGGACTTCTTATGAGTATATAGACTGGTTAAGATATTATGGTTTTGCAGTAAGTTGGATGGGTCTGGATGTTCCAACACTTTTGAGCTACGGTTGGATTAAACTAAAAGAGTTACCCAGTTTAAGAAAGGATGTAACCAAAAGGAGAAAAGTTGATGAAAGACCAGACTACTGTCCTGAAGAAGACGGAGATGAAGATACTTGTAAAGAATGTCCTTTCTTAAGTTCTGAGAGAGTAGGACACCCAGGAGGTTCCAGTTATCACTCTGTAGATAAATTCACTTGTACCTTAGGGTATTGGGAAGATAATTTTTAAACTAAACATTATGATTTACATTTTAATTGCAGCCTTATGGGTTGTATATGGAGCATTTTCTATGGTTCAAGATAAGGAAGAATGGAGAGGCTCTGATGGTGATACCAATGAAATAGGAAAGTTTCTATTTTATATGATACTAGCCCCTATTATTTTAGTTGTGAAAGCTTTGTATGGAATATTTAGGACGTACAATGATAAACATTAACAAAATTTTAACAGTGAGACTCTTGTGAGTCTCATTTTTTTTATTTATATTTGCAACATCAAAAACATGAAACTATGACTTTACACGAAATATCACAACTTCCTTTAGGAACAAATGTGTACAGAATCAGAAGAGGTAGAATTGAATCGTATGAAACATTAAGTTTTTCTACCAAGCATCCAGAAACTTATTTCTATTTAATTGATAGAAATAATTACACAACTTCTATTGGGTTTTATTTAGGCTCAGATGTAAACCTACATGGACACTGGGAAGTAGATTATGAGAAAGCAAAGGAGGTTATGTGGGAACAGCTAAAAAGAAACATAGAGGATGTCAATGAAGCTTATTTTAACAATCAAAAAGAAATAGAATGGAAAGATCAAATTTAAAAATAGCACAGTTTACCAACCCAGCCCAAACTTTCATCACTGAAAGATACGTGGTAGAGAATGAGCAAGACCTAGAACTCTTACTGGCAGAATTTCCTCAGTTAGACAATAACTTCATGGGAGTTGCTACAAATTGGAGAAATGCTTTAGATAGAGGAAACATTCTTCTTATCACAGATGAGTCAATATCAGGGTATCCGACATATCAATATGAATCCCCTAAAGGATCTACTCATCCTGGGTCTTTAATAAGAATAGAGTTGAACACATGAGAAAGATAAGAATTAGAGAAGAGCAGCATTTTAATAAGAGTGGGGAATATACACATTCAGTTTTCTATGCAGAAAAACTTATTAAATTCCTATGGTTGATCCCTATATGGGTTCAATATGATGATAACCCTTATTCAATATATCATAGCTATGATAAAGCAAAAGCTGCCATTCAAACAGATTTAGAGATCAGGTATCAAGCAACTAAAACTGTGCAAGATATTACTTATGATTTGTGTGTTGTAGATAAGGCTAAAGTAGTGGAATGTAAAAATACTATACATGAATCCAAAAATTAAACAGGCATACACTGATATGTTAAAAGAGCTTTTAGCTCAGTGTACAGAAGCAGAACAAATGATATTTAAGAGAATGTATTCTCACAAAAACTTAGAGTTAGATATCAATACAGTTGTTGACAACATGGAGGAGAGTAAGTATGAATGGGCTATTATTCAGTGTGAGCAAACTATAGCAAAGAAGACCCCTATAAAATCAAAAACATTAACTAAACAAAATGAAAGTACTAGTAATTCATCCACAGGATAGCACAACAGATTTCTTATGTCCTACTTACACAAAGGACTTCACAGTAATTAGAACTGAAATTGGAGATTCCTTGTTAAAAAGTTTAATTAGGCAACATGATGTCATTATAATGATGGGTCACGGAGATGCAAAAGGATTATACGGTTTCGGTAGACATGTAGTAGATGCTTCATTTGTTGATGAGTTGAGAAAGAAGATCTGTATTTGTATTTGGTGCTATGCTTCAGAATTCGTTGAGAAGTATGATCTCAAAACCCCATTTTCAACTGGAATGTTTATTTCAGAATGGGAGGAGGCTCACTTCCTAGACGTAGAACATGATGATGGAGACATTGAAGAGTCTAACCGATGGTTTACTGAGGCTCTTAAAGGTTTCTTCTACGACTTAAAGAGCTACAACTACAAAAGGTTAGTCCGATGCTATAATGTAGGATTAAATAGTATTACAGAATATAACAAAAAAGAATTTATACAAACATGGCACACTTAAAAGCACAGGATTTTGAAACAGAGAAAGAAAACTTCAGAGAGCTTATTCCTCAGATTGAGAAGTCCAGAAACATTAAAATTCTATTGGCATTCGTAAGAGGTAGCCATATGTACGGAACAAACACTCCACAATCAGATGTGGATATCACCTTTGTGTACAAGCAGCCAGTTAACGAGATCTTAAAGAATAACTACAAGAAGGATATGAAGATTGGTGGAGATGATGTAGTTGGGTTTGAGATCCAGAATTTCATGGAACTCCTGGCAAAGAATAATCCTAACATGATTGAGGCTTTGGATATTCCAGAAAACTGTATCATCTATAAAGATCCTTCTATGCATGTGTTTGATGACCCAAAACCTTGGATCACAACACTTACTGAAAAAACCATCTTAGGTTATGCAGACTCTCAGATCAAGAAAGCCACAGGATTAAACAAGAAAATGAATAATCCTCAACCAAAGGAGAGAAAGTCAATCTTAGACTTCTGTTACATTATTTCAGGTCATAATTCAATTCCACTTAAAACATGGGCAAACCAGTTGAACATCAATTTGGATACATGTGGATTGGTTGATCTTCCAGTAGGTAAAGGGCTTCATGGTCTATATGTTGACAACGAAAACAAGTACCAGTTCAGAGGATTGATTAAAGATGAGAATTCAGTCAATCTGAGATTATCTTCTATTCCAAAAGAATTGGCAGCAAATTTCGAGGCAATCACTATGTATTACAACTTAGATGGTTTCCAAGTTCATTGTAAGGATCACAAGGAGTATTGGGAGTGGGAAGCTGAGAGAAATGAGGAGAGATTTAATGCTAATCAAAAGGCAGGACAGGGTGTCGATCTGAAAAACATGTCTCACCTCTTCAGACTTTTAGATATGGCTGACAACATTTCCACAGGAAAAGGTCTTAAAGTGAAATCAGATAACGTAGAGTTTCTTCGAGCTATTAGAGCAGGAGAGTACAACTATGATGATTTGATGAAACAAGCAGAACACAGGTTTCATATTATCAAAGGAAACTACATTACAGTAGATCTTCCAGAGGAAGTTAGTATAGACAGAATGAAAGATCTTTTATTACAATTTAGATTAGACACAGTACATGCAGGAACAAAGTTTTAAAATTGAAACAACTTGGGGAGACAAACTAATTCCTACCGTGAGACAAACAAACGGTAGAACAGACTACTCCCCAAAAGATTTGGAAGGTAAACTGGTTTATAACAAAAGTCAGGATGTTACAGGAATATTCAGAGCAGCAGGAAGTCATACTTCCAGAGGTGGTCATGGAGAAGGAGACTGGACAACAAATGATTATGTTATAGTCACAGGTAAATATGAACTCAAATGGGTTCGAGACGGAAACATTTTAATCCTTAAAAACGGTAAAATTTAGTGCAATGAGTGCAAAATTAAAATCAGAACTACAAAAAGTAAAACAAAGAGAGAATGCTCCTATTGAGAGTGTTGTAGATCAGGTGAAGACTTTACTTATCGGGTATGATAATGAGTCAGAGAAAATCCTGAAACAGGCTGGTCTTTCCAGTAATCCTATTGAGCCTAGACTTACAGAGGACTACAAAAGAACTAAAGCTGTGGAAGAGAGGTACAAAGTAGATTCTTATACAGGAGCTCAAATTAAAGAACTTTGTAATATGTATAATCTGAGAATGCTGCCGACTTCCTATTACAAAGGAACAGTTCCTGCTGATACGGCTGATTACATCAAAGATTTTTGTGATAAAAATAAGCTGCCCATCTCTGATAGAGAGATGTTCATCTTGGCTCCAGTTGAAATGTTTGAAACTAAACAGTTTTATCTGGATAGAGATCCTATCTTATTCTATAGAACAGATAAGAGAAATAGTTATGAAAATAAAGCTCAATTAGAAGATGTTTTCTCTCAAGTTCACAACTGGGGTAATGATTTCCAAGAAACTAGAAAACTATGGTTCTTAGGAGATAGACATAACAGGGATTTTGCATCCAACAGAGCTAGATCTGTTATATTCCTTGCTGCAACACTTTTATTTTTAGTAGCACTGATTACTGGAATTGGTCCTTTTATAGGAATAACTACCTTTATTTTATTAGTAGCAATTACACTATTTTCATTCACCAATATTTCTAACCTAAAAAATGACGAGCCGTGGAATACAGACGTAATATACTCCTCAAAATAATCCTATCTGCTTTAATTTTAATACCAATTTTGATCTGGTTTAGATTAACTCCTTCAAGTTATGAAACAATGGAGATTGTCAGAGAGGTTGTTCCTCAGGAAAAGCTAATCCGAAACAATAAAGACATTGACATCAACAAAGAGTATTACACTGAGGAGCAGATGTTGGTCAAAAAGGAAAGAACTTGGATTCCTTTCTATGTGAAAACTACAGATACAATTCAAACAACAGGTAAAAAAGGTTGGAGTAGACCGAGAGAATGATAAAGATAATCACATTTTGTATAGGAGTGGATGTCCTAGGATTTCCACTCTTTCATCAGCACAGATTAAAGTTCAAAACTGAAAGCAAATACATCATTGGATATGATCCAGCAAAAGGTGATGGGGACAGTATAGGAGCTTACTATAATCCTCAAACAGGACAAAGAGGAATAATTCAAAGAAAACATTTAGATAATGAATAGATTACGATACAGAATGTACGGTTTAGTTCCGTATAACATTTCAGATATCCAGAAAGGAATTCAACATGGTCATGGAGTAGTTGAGTACATGATGAAGCACATGAACAAACCTGAGACTCAATACTGGGCTAATAATGATAAAACTTTCATTATTTTAAATGGTGGCACAACAAACATGGGGTATCAAGGAGACAGTAAGGGAACCTTAAATCAGTATCTGGACGAGCTTATTGTAAATAATATTGACTATGCTAAGTTTCACGAACCAGATTTAGGAGATCAACTTACCTCAGTAAACTTCCTAGTAGATGAGAGAGTTTGGGATAAAGAAAAGTACCCTGACCGAGATTTTGGGGGTCCCCTTGTAAACGGAGATATGGTTTTAACAGTTTATCGTACTCCTGAGACTGAAGAGCACTATATTGAAAGATTAGGAGGTAAAAAGAATGTTTTCCTAAGAGATTTTCTTAGTAAATTAAGATTAGCCTAATAACTTTAACAAAGTTTTAACATTTTAAATTTGCATATGTCATTTCTTTTTCTTACCTTTGCAATCTAATAATTAATCAACTAAAACAACCAAGCCTATGAGTATAATCACCGTTTTAATCGGTATATCTGGAGCAGGAAAAACAACATTCTCAGCTCCATTACTAAAAGACAAAAATACAATCAGAGTTAACAGAGATGATGCCAGAACAATGTTGTTTGGAGTTAGTCAATCAGATCAAACTTATTACAACAGAAAAGACATCAGAGCATGTGAGGATTTAGTTTCTGAAACTATTGAAGATACTATCTACAATGCTTTACATAAAGGAAAGAACATTGTAATTGACAACACCCATCTTCAAAAGAAATACATTGATGAGATTTTGTTTAAGTACAACCATTTGGCTGACATTGAATTAGTATTCTGTGATGTTACTTTGAAAGAGGCTCAGGAAAGAGTTGTAAAAAGAAACAATCTGGCTACAGTTCCTACCTATATTGAGAAGCACTATAACGAGTATCTGAAGCTTAAGAAATCAATGCATGGACAGCAGCTTTACTATCCTCAAACAGCTCCACAAGTAAAATTCAATACTTCTCTTCCAGATACCTACATTGTAGACATTGATGGAACAGTTGCTTTGAAAGGAGATAGAGACATTTTTGACGACTCAAAACTCCACTTGGATACTGAGATCAAAGAGGTAGGACATATTATCAGAGCTCTTCATAAAGATGGTTTCAAGATAGTGTTTGTATCAGGTAGGCAGGATTCATGTAAGGACACAACAACTCAGTGGTTGAAAGATAAAAACCTGTGGATGACAGACTCTGAAATCTACATGAGAAAAGCCAAAGACCAAAGAAATGACAGTATTGTCAAAGAAGAAATAGTATTAAGAGACTTGCTACCAAGATTCAACGTTGTTGGAGTTTTGGATGACAGAATAGGGGTGACAAGAAATTTCCATAAGCTGGGAATGTTCGTCCTAAATGTAAACCAAGGTTTTATTAAATTTTAAAAAGTAACAATTTATAATGAGTATTCAATTTTTTGAAAAAGCATTAGCTTCATTTAAGAAAGCTAATTTATTAAGAAGAGAAAAACTAGCTAAGGAAGCTGGGTATACAACGGCTGACCTTTACAAAGCTTTCTTAGAAGGCATGATCGGATCTCCGTCACAAACCATTTCTGATGCTAAAACAGATGTGGCACTGAAACCTAGCAAAGTTAAGAAAACAAAAGTTGTAAAACAGGAGAAGCCAAAGATTGTGATGGTTGACGTTTTAGATGTTAGTACATCTATGAGATCTGGTGACAAAATTGGTAAAGCTGTGTCAGGAATTAGAGAATCATTAGAAGCTCTAAAAGTAAGCAAGGAGCCAGTGGATTATTTCTATGGAATTACCACCTTTAGTTATGCTCAAAGTATTTATATAGCTAAGGTTAAAAAACTTACATTAAAAACATCAATACCACAGTTCCAGATGGGGAGTGCAACAGCTCTTTATGATGCTATTGGAAAAACTCTTAACATGCTATCTGATTTGAAAAATTCATCTGATTTTAAAGATGCTAAAGTATTAGTGAATATCTACACAGACGGAGAAGAAAATTCTTCTAGAGTGTTCACGAGTGAAAAAATTAAGAAAATGATTTCTGAGTTAGAGGAAAATGGATTTACTATCACTTTTGTAGGAACTCATGAAGATGTAAAAGAAATCCAGAAAGACATTAACATTCATGCTTCAAACACATTGGGGTATGATGGTACAGCAAAAGGTTTAGAGACAGCAATGTCATTAACACTAGGCTCTAAATTTGCATACGTTTCAAACGTAGTTCAAGGTAAAGAGGTGACAAGAGGATTCTACAAAACAGTTAACAAAAAGTAATATTACAGCAATGAGTAAACAAACATTTAAAAAAGGAGACATTTTATCAGAAACAGCTTACTACGTAGTAGAAAAGTCTGATGGTAAAGGAGGAATCATCGTTAATGATGATATGGGTAACGAAATTACCCTTAGTAAAGATTATGTTGATAGTGATATCTTGGTTTCAGGAGATTATTTTTCATCTGAGGAGGACAAAACAGCTACAGAGTTGGCTGAAATTTTCTTAGCTAATCCTTACAGAGTTCTGACAGTGTGTTTCATCCCACAAGGAAAAGACAAAGGTGTAAGACAATTGAAAGCAGAAAGAGCAGCATGGGCTGAAGAAGTAGGAAGAGCTTTCATGGCAAAGGGTGCAAGTGCAATTGAAGAATATGCTTCAAAACCAGTTGACACAAAAGAAAAGACAGATCCTAGAGTGATGAGAGGAAGATGGCATGGTGCTCAGGATAACTTTGGTAGAGTAAACTTTGTTGATATGGAGAAACCTCTTCCAGCTCCAGGAGCTTATGATAGTAGACTGAGACAAGTTGATACAAGAACGATTCAATATCTAATTGTAGACAACGTGAAGTACAACTTAAAAAAGAAGTAAGATGCAGAAATTAATCACAGTTTATAACCATGATTCTAGTGCAACTGATGATTTAAATGAGTATTTATCAAATGGGTGGGAAGTAATAAATACTGTTACTTTCCCCCAAGGTACTCACTTCTTAATCAAAGAAACAGGCATTCCTACAAAAGTACAATCAGTTAAATCCATCCCACGTGGTATATCTTATAAAGGGGCAATTAAGCTTGACCATCCATTAATAAAAGAGGGAAGCATGGTTATAACAACAGAAAACACAGCATATATAATAACAAAAACATCTTAAATTTAAATTTACATTATGGCAAATCCTAAAGCAACAACAAGAAAAACAAACGTAGCAACAGAAACAGTAATTGGGGCTTCAGCTAATGCACTAGCAAAAGCAACAGCCGAGTTCAAAGCAGCAATAGCTCATGTAGATGGGTTAGAAGACAGAGCAGCAGAGCTTTCTCTTCAAGTAGCTAACAAAACTTCTGAGATAGAAGATTTAAATACTATTTATGCTGAAAAGTTAAGACAAAAAGAGGTTGAATTTGGATTGCAATTCAAGGAAAACTCAGAAAAGGTGGTAAGTGATCACTTGGCTACAAGTGGTAAAATAGCTATCTCTAAGGCAGAGTTCCAAACTCTTCAAAGTGACTTAGAGACTGCTAGAGCAAACACTAAGAAAGAGGTAGATGCTGCTACGGCTATCGTAGGAAACACGTTGAAGTCTCAGTATGAAGCAGCAGCTAAACTAGCTGAAGCCAATCACAAGACTGATACAATCGAGAGCAAATCTCAAATTGCTTCTCTAACTGAGAAGAATGAGTTCCTAGAGAAACAAAACAATCAGTTAATTGAACAGTTGAATGCTGAAAGACAGGCTTCTATCGAAAGAGCAAAAGCTGGTGCTATCGGTACTATCAGTGTTAATGGTGCTGCAAAGTAATCGTTTCTGATTTAAAAATTATCCCTTGCTTCGGTGAGGGATTTTTTGTTTTTAAAGGTAAAATTTAATCAAATAAATTTGGTTATCTCAATATTTTTTATTATCTTTGTACTTTAACAGTAACGACATGAGAAAATTATTATTAAAGCTTCAGGGTTACGTTCAGATTGATGAAGTGAATGCTGAATGGGAAATTCTACAATATAATCTGAGTGGAGAAGCTATCAGTGACGTGGACTATTCAACCTACTACATATTCTACAACGAAAAGAAAGATCATTATGACATGACCGTTGGAGGATTTAGACCTTATAAAAACGAGCTACATAAAGAGCTTAGATCAATACTGAATTTCATCAACATGAAGCCTACAACAAGTAAAAACAAGTTTTGGAACAACAGCCAGGATTACTTCATTCAAAAAGCCAGTTTAGATAAACTGATAGAAGAATCATATGAAGTGGATATCAAGAAAGAGCCAGAACCTCCTGTAGACAACAGTAATCTCGAAATGTTAAACAGAGTTAGAGTTGTAAGAGCTGAACTTCAAAATTACAAGGATAAATTAGACTTGATGAAATCCAAAGATCAGAAATTGATTAACACCATGCAAGAGTACAAAAAGAACGTACTATCAAAAAATCCAACAGTTGATATCTGGGAAGACTACGGAAACGTAATCATTACCTCAGAAGGCTGTTATTTTACAACATACCACAAATATTTAGATTTTAATGGAGACAAAGACAAAGAGCAAGATTAATAGTTTTGTATTAACTCAAAAAGATGAGAAATCCGATTTCGTTCTGGTAGAGGAACCTCTAAAAGAGTTGCCTTCCAAAATTTATGGAGAGTTAGATAAAAAGGCCACCAAAATACTGACAACTTTCAAAGATAGACCTACCAATCTAGGTGTACTTTGTTCAGGACTCAAAGGTAACGGTAAAACTCTAGTCTGTCTTATGACTTGTAGAATGGCAATGGAGCAGGGAACCAAGATTGTTATGATCACAGAAGCCTTCACAGGTGACAGGTTTAAGAATTTTGTTAATACTTCAGAAAACACCCTTTTCTTCATTGATGAGTTTGAAAAGATATACAATACTCAAGAGCTGCAAGATGAGTTCTTAACAATCCTAGATGGAGCCTCTGGAGGAAAGAAACTATTCTTGTTTACTTCCAATAGTGGAAAGATCAGTCAATACTTAAAAAACAGACCAAACAGAATTTTCTATCATTTAGAGTATGAGAACTTGGCAGAGACTACGGTTGATGACATAATTGAGAAAGAACTTAAAGAGAAACAGTTTGAATCAGAGTTAAGAGAGATTTTGATTATCTTAGGAACTGTATCATTTGATGTTCTTCTGAATTTAATTGATGAGATAAACAGGTACAAAGAATCTCCTAAAAAATTGATTCAGGATTTGAATATCCAAGTCGAGCAGACAAACTTTGATGTTACTATGTTCTTAAATGGGAAAAGATACACTTCAAAAATTGAATACAACCCTCTTACAGTTCAAAGATTTGATATCGACTATAAGAAGCCAGGAAAAGAAGGTTGGGAAGCCTGGGGATATTTTAATGATGCTGTAACCAACTATGAGATGTACACTGACAGGGGTTCATTCATCTTTGAAAATGAAGTAAATAAAATAGTATTTAAACCACACAAACCATTTAAATTTCAATTATCATGAGTAAAACAGAGATTTTAGCAACAGTATTAAAACTGGCAGGATTCAGTAACATTAAGATAGAGATGGAAAGAGGAGATGGGGTTTCATATTCTGGTGATGCACATAGAATACATCCAGATGGTGAAATAGAGCCTATATCTTTTCATGGAACTAACTTCCCTACAGCATTAGCCAGTTTATTAGCAGTTCTGTATGATACAGACAATGTTGATTTTGAAACAAATGCAGCCATTATATTTGGAGACTAATTATGATAAGAAAGTTGCCAATCAAAACTAAAAAGAGACAGTGTGTAATTTGTGGAGAAGAAACTTACATATTCAGTAAACATAGATGTAGAGCCTGTGCTATGAAGCAGGATGCTAAACCACTTCAAAGAACAGCTATTACTGCCAAAGCTACCACACCTATTAAAAAGAAACCCAAACCTAAAAATAAACAATTGGAGACGTATTTTGAGAAGCACATTGAGGAGTTATATAAATTCAAAGTTAGTGAGGAATCAGGACAGAGAATTCCTTACCCAACAAAAGTAAATATCTGTCACCTTTTCCCAAAGAGGAATCATAAGTCAGTCGAATCACATGATCAAAACTGTATTTATCTAACTTGGGATGAACATACGAAACTGGACTCAACCTATCTTGACAAACACGACTTTGCTGGACTAGAGAAGGGATTCCCAAACTCCTGGAAGTTAATCATTAGAAGAATGAGAATAGTTAGATTAGGGGTAACAGAAAAAACCAATTTCGTAGATTCTTTTGATAAGTTTAATGAAACATTAGACTTTTAAGGAAATTTATATGAAATATAAATCCTTAGTAAAGTATTATTAAATACTTTAACAAAATTTTAACATAGGAAAAGTTGCAAGATTCAAAAATTTGATATATCTTTGCAGAGTTAAGTTTTCAGAGAAACAATAAAAATTAAAACAACAAAATTATGAGCACACAAGATCAAAATCAAGAAGTAAACCCACTATTTATGGGAGCAGGTAGTGAAAAGGTAAATTCAAGTGCAGTTTTAGCATTCATGCAAGCAGCAGCAAGATCTGCCGAGGCTAGAAAACAGGCAGCCTTAGCTGGAGAGAGTGGAGTAACAAATGTAGAAGATCAAACTTCTGCTGAAGACCAATCAAAACAGCAAGACTTAAGAAGCTCTGTAGGAGATTGGGCTCAGGCTGCACCATCACATGGTAAATCAGACTTCATACTTCAGCACTTGATGGAGTTAGTCAACCAACAAAACCAGCCAACAGGAACTAGAGTTCAGGGAGAAATTCCTTTCTTAAAAGATGATTACAAGAATAAAAAAGTCTCTATAAAAATCTCAGTAACAGATACTGAAACAGGAAACAAACAGAAATCCAGAATAAACATTGGATTTAATGGTACGGGAACAGCAGATATGGAAGGGGATTCAGGAATGACTGAAGCTACGAATCCATTAGAAAGAGCTAGTGTGGTTATCTTCTCAAACATAGCCGAGGGATTAGACGAACTATTACAAGAAATAACATCTAGAGAGGACTAATTTGGAAATCTACACAGATGGAGCTTGTCAAATGTCCACCCGAAATGGAGGGTGGGCTTTTGTTGTAGTTAAGGAAGACGAGAACCAATATGAAAAATGGGGATCGGATAAGCTGACTACCAACAATATAATGGAGTTAACAGCTTTAAAGGAAGGTTTGTGCTGGGCTTTAAATACTCTTTCTGAGGAGTCCACGACAAAGGAACGGTTCACAGAAATAACAATCTTTACTGATTCTCAATACTGTTCAAAAGGATACAATGAGTGGTGTAAAGGTTGGGAGAAAAAGAACTGGAAAAATTCACAGAAGAAAACAGTTGAAAATCTGGCACTGTGGAAAGAAATTCATGGATTAAGACACCCTTATATCAAAGTTGAATGGGTGAGAGGTCATGATGGTAACAAGTGGAATGAATATTGTGACAGTTTAACCAGAAATTACGAGTAATGGAAGAACAATTTGTAACATTCGAAACAGCTAAATTAGCCAAAGAAAAAGGATTTAACGAATTCTGTAGAAAAACATTTGATACGGAAGGAAACTCTGCTAATTTATCAGGGTACATGGCAATGAAAAGGTGGAATATAAATGATAAGGTTCATATGTATGATACAGATACTGAAGAATTTCAAAATCCAGACATTGAATGTACTCAACCAACTCAAGCTTTCTTGCAAAAATGGTTAAGAGAAGTAAAAAAACTTCGTGTATATGTGAGTAATTCAGCAGCAGGAGAGTTCAAATATGAAATAAACATTGTAAACCCTGTGCAGGAAGACAGAATAGGTAAACCTTGGGAGAGAAAGTATAATTACACTTCTTATAGAACCTATGAGGAAGCATTAGAAACAGGTTTATTAGAATCTTTAAAATTAATCGAATGAAATTAAGAGTATTTGATTTAGCAGGTGGAGACATGGAGTATAATATGAATAAATTATTCAAAAATCCAAGTGTACTACCTTCAGAAGTTTTGTCAGGAGAAGACCCTTTATTAAAAGTGATGATGTCTACTGAAAGAGTAGATAAAAATGGTACTGAAATATTTCAGGGAGATATTGTAGAATTTGTGAATGCAAAAGGAATTACAATGAGAGCTGTATGTGAATTTAGCTCAGCCAATAGAATGCTAGTTGGGTATGATAGTTATGTAAATGAATGTGAAATCCAAGGATTTAATTTTAGACTATTAGAATTAAATAGTAAAGTTGAATGGGTAACTTTTCCTATTGTAAAAAATTATAAAGAAGTTTCTGATTATGAATTATTTGAAGTGATTGGAAATATTTATCAAAACCCAGAATTAGTAAAATGACAGTAAAACATGCAATAGAGGAACCACAAAGTAAATTAAAAGAACAATTTGTACCTTTTAATGAAGCTCAACAGTTGTTTGAATTAGGCTTCAATGAAGAATGTATGGGGGCATTTTTTGATAACAAAGAAATTCCTTCAATGGGTTACTATAGGGAGCAAGACTATGTAATTTATATGGATGGAAGATGCTTAGCTCCTGTATGGCAACAAGCTTTTGATTTCTTTAGAACAAAATTTGGAATTAATGCAGTAATTAAACCTTCATTTAATTGTTTTAACATAACAGACATTATGAAATATGATGAATATGAGGATGAAAATTATGATTACGACTTAAAGGGATTCCAACATAAAGATTTTACTTCATACCAAGAAGCAAGGCTAGAATGTTTAAAAAAGATAATTGAATTGATAAAAGAAGATGGAGACTAAAACTTACTTCGTTGCCAAGTATAAAGTAGAGGGAGTTGAGAATTATGCCACCATTCAGGATTGTCTGGAGTTCATTAAGAATAAAAAGTTACTTGGACTCGATATAGAGACCACAAGAAAGTTCCAGGATAGGAAGGAAGCCAAAGGAGAGGTTTATCGAGGAGGTTTAGATCCTTATCTTTCCAATGTAGTCATGTTACAGATTGGAAACCTGGAAAAGATCTTTGTTATTGATGTGAGAGACTTCAGTAATAAGGAACTTAAACCAATTATCAAATTCCTTCATTGGAATAAACAATGTACCTTCATTGGAGTTAACCTTAAATTTGAGGGAAAACATCTAAGACACAATTATGGGATCAGACTAAAGAAAGTCTGGGACTGTATGATAGCTGAGATGTGTCTGTACAATGGACTTCAAAGAGGTTTCTCTTTAGCTGGTATGGCTGCTGAATACCTTGGGGTTAAAAAGGTTGAAGATATCAACTTATTCGAGTCAGAGAAAGAAGCAACCCTTAATGATGAATTCATTGCTGAGAATGAATACTTACTGACTCCTTTTGAGATTGCCAACACAGAACAGATTGACAAATCTACAAGGATGGAGTTCGTGACAATTGGAATCAGAAATTTCACGGCAAAACAAATCCTCTATGGATCGGATGATATTCTTTATCCTATCTTAATTATGGAGAGGCAATTACTGGGAAGAAAACTTCCCAACGGTGAGGTGTATTTACCTCATAAACTTTTCAGAATGGAAAATGCCTTTACTCAGTGTATAGCTGACATGGAACTTAACGGAATGCCGTTCAGTGAAGAAGTTTGGCTAAATATTGCATCTGATCAGGAAAAGATCTATGAAGAAAGGTTTGAAATTATTAACAAATATGTAGAGCAGTTCTATCCAAAGTTTGTTGAACCACCAAATTTATTCGATTTCCATCAAAGGTGTAAAATTGAATGGACTTCTTCGACTCAGGTTGTAGAATTCTTCAGATACCTTGAAATATGCCCTAAAGAGTTCAGTAAACAGACTAAAAAGATGGATTGGACAGTAGGAGCCACAGCACTACTTAAAACCCTAGGAAACGACCTTAAAACAGCTTATCTGGAACAGAACTGGCTAGGGTTTGAAACCAACGAAGATGGAACTTATGTTGAAGATCACCAAAGGTTGATTCTAGCCTATCTCTTATTTAAGAGATCAGAGCAGAACACAACTACCTTTGGTAGAAAATGGCTTAAGTATGTTCACCCAATTACTGGAAGAGTTCATACCAACTTCAGACAGATCCTGAATTCTGGTAGAATGGCAAGTTCCTCTCCAAACGTTCAACAGATTCCTGGAGGTATCTATAGAGATGCTTTTAAAGTAATAGAAGATTTTAAAACTATGATCTTTGCCGACTTTAGTAATCAGGAAGTTAGAACTGTGGCATGTCTGGCTGAAGAGGATGTGATGATTGATTTCTTCATTAACGGTCACCCGATATATGGAGATGATATGCACATGTACACAAGTAATCAAATGAATAAAGCTCATGATCCTAGTGCTGAAGATTTTCCAGCTAAAGGTCAAGAGGGATTCACCAAATTCCATAATAAGAAAAGGGGTGAAGCTAAAATTATTTCTTTTGGTCTTTTGTATGGAAAAGAGGCTAAAGGTTTTGCTGAAGATTTTGGTCTTACTCCTGATGAAGCACAGGTTTTTATTGATAATTACTTTGGGGCTTATCCTAAATTAAAGGAAGCAATGGATAACTGGGCAGCTCATACCTTTAAACACAACTATATTCAGATTGATCAAGTTGTAGATAGAAGATGGTTTAGTACGGATTTTGAAGAGATGCAGCAAGCTAATGATGAAGTCAGAGAATATTATCCAGAGGAATATTTCAAGAGAGGAGAAATGAGCAAAGAAGAGAAAGCAGCTTTAAAAGAAGAACTTAATGAGCAGTATCCTGAGATCAAACAACTCTGGAGAAAGTTCTTTGGAATCAAGGGCTCACTTCAAAGAAAGTCTACCAACTACAGAATCCAAGGAACAAGTAGTTCTGAAACAAAAACAGCCTTGATCTTAATGAGGAATGAACTTATTGAGAAAGAAATTGATGATATTTTAATAATTGTAGCTGTACATGACGAAATAGGATTAGAAACATTAAACAAAGAAAGAAATGAATATGCCAAGGAATTTATTGAGAGAAATATGATGGAGGGAGCAAATGTTTTTCTAAATCCTAAAATTATGACTGCAACTGCTGAAGTCGGAAACCATTGGATACATTAATATGACAAAACAATTATATGACTATTTAATAACTGAAGAGGGGAAAATTTATTCTTTAAAAAAGAATACAAGAACCAGAACTCCTGATAATGAAGTTTTATCTCATAGTAATAGCAAAGGGTATCTTCAGTTAACAGTAACTACTCCTGATGGGAAGAAAAAACAATTTGTTCACAGATTAGTTGCTATGGCTTTTCACCCAAATCCTGATAACTTACCAGAGGTTAATCATAAAGATGGAGATAGACAAAATAATCATAAAGATAATTTAGAATGGTGTACTAGGTTATATAATATCAAACATAGTATTGAATCTAATTTAAAACCTATGGGTGAAAAGCATCCTTACTCGAAGTGGACTAATAAACAAATTGAAGAAGTTAGAAATTTATTATCTACTTCTACTTTCACTATAGCAGAGATTTCTGACAAAACAGGAGTATCTAAAAATAGTGTTTATAAAGAGAAGTATGGTAAAGGTAGAAAAACATGAAAAAATTATATACCGTAAGAGAGTATTTTGTAAGCCCAATACTCGGACCAATGTATGGAGGTCAGAATGTTCAGGAATATCTTCTTAGATATCTGACCCCTGCTGAAAGGTCTAAACTTGACGTTAAAGAACTATCTACTGATTTTTCAGTATTTGGTTATGGCTTAATTTTCTACAGCACCGAGATGCCGTTCCCAGATGAAGTACCAGATGAGACGTATGAGGAAATGCAATGTAGGATCTTAAATGAAATGAATGAATGTTGTCCACCTGGCAACAATAAACCCTTTTTAAACGAAGAAACGAATGGAAAAACAGATTAGAGACATTAGAGAATTTCAAACAAAACTAGTTGAAGTAACTGAAGGACACCTATTAGAAGAAAAGACTATAGAAGCATTTGAGGAAGCAGTTAGACTTAGAAGAGAGTTACTTATGGAAGAAGTAAAAGAACTAAATGAAGCTATGGATTTGGGAGATTCAGTAGAAATTCTGGATGCTGGAGTAGATATCCTTTATATTGTTCTGGGAACAATGCATGAAGCAGGAGTATTAGACAAGTTTTCACAAGCCTGGGATTTGGTACACTCTAACAACATGACTAAACTCGATGAGAACGGAAAGGTTCATAAAAACGAGAATGGTAAAGTCATCAAACCAGCAAATTACAAACCAGTCAATCTAAACCAATTATTCTGATGGAAGCAACCCTTATAAAAGATGCAAAAAATGCTCATATATTTGACCACTGTATATTAATGATTCTTAGTAAAGAAGACTTAAAGTACATTGGATGGGTGGACAAGTCTGAAGTTAAAGAAGAATCTTTTTTAAGTAATACAAGTTCAGACTTTAAAGAAATCTATTCTAAAAAAAGTTGGACTCATTTTGCTTATATTGATAGAGAAACTAATAAATTAATTTCTGCAACTGTAATAAAAATAAAAAAATGACTATTTTAAAATTTTATGGAGACTATTGTTCTCCTTGTAGAACACTAACTACAATGCTCGATGGAGCAAACTTCCCAATCAAATCAATTAACATTCAACTAGAACCAGAACAAACACTTAAGTATAATATCAGGAAAGTTCCTACTCTTGTATTTGTCAACGAAAATGGTGATGAATTACACAGAGAAACGGGACTTGTTGCACCTGAAAAAGTAAAAGAGATTATGGATAGCTTGAAATAAATTAATAAAACTTATAAAGAAATAAATTATGAGTATAAAACTATTAGAAAATTATAATAATGCTTTACAATCTATATATAATCATGTAGGATTTACTGAAGATTGGGTAGTTTACCCTATATTAGATAACTCAAAATACTTTTGGTTTATAGATGGAGGTGAAGTAGGGTATGCTGATAGTATTAATGAATTGGAGAATGAGGAAGGTAATTATTATTCAGGTAGCATACATTGTCAACGTTTTTATGAAAAACACGTTTATGAAGGTAAAGATTATACACTCGTATTTTTAGATACTCATACTGATGGAATGAAATATTTTTCAATATTTGATAATAATAAAAAGCATGAAAGATCTTATGAATGAAAATAGAAGAAATAAAACAACACAATAAAAAATTAAAAGAACCTTTTGAAAAAGTAAACTTTTCTGAAGAGGGTCACAGGTACTGGATTACGGGTGACCCTACTCCCATTAAATCAGTATCATCATTACTGAAACATCTCTATGAAGAATTCGATACAGATAATATAGCTCCTAAATGGGCTGCTGAAAGAGGTTTAGAAGTAGAAGATGTTAAACTATCCTGGCTAGGAGAGGGAGACATAGCCACCTCTCATGGAAGTAAGGTTCACTTAATAGGAGAGGACTATGTTAGGTGGAAGTTCCTTCAGGAGTGTGAAAGACCAGTTCCAATTGATAAACAGAGTCTTGGAGCTATTCAGTTCATAAATGATTTACCAGATTATCTGGTTCCAGTAGCTACAGAGTTACAAATGTACTCTCCAACCCACTGGTACACAGGAACATGTGATGGTATTTTGTATAACACCAAAACAGGTAAGTACATCATCTATGACTATAAGACCAATAAGGCTTTAACCGATGTCTATAAAAAAGATCCTTTATTTCATGTCAATCCAGATTACGGGTTAATTCAGGATAACATGGGAAAATATTCAGCTCAATTTTCATTCTATCAGATACTGCTGGAGGAAGCAGGTTTTGAAGTTGGAGGTAGAGTTCTTGTCTGGTTAAATGAGGACAAAAGAGTTAAAAAACTATACAAAACTATCCAAACCAAAAACATCACTCCTGATTTAAAGGAGCTACTTAAAACGAAAGTACATTTAAAATAGAATGGAAGTAATAACATCACACACAATCAAGATGGACATGAATAGTTCATTAGAAAAGCTTCTTAACGAAGTAGGGATCATCCACAACTCTGAAACAAAGATTAAGGATTATCAAGACAAGATTGCTGCTTATAAAGCAGAGAATGAAAGGTTGATTAAAAAGGCTAATGACCTGAACAGGTTTGGCTTTGTTAATACACCAACACCGAAGAACAAGGAGATCATTGATGCACAAATTGGTGAATACACTAAAATGATTGATGATTTAAAAGCTGAGATTAGAGAAAAGAAATCCCTGGAACAAACTGTAGCCAAGTATTCTCTGGAGTACCCAACATTTAAATTTATTCCTACTGACACAATGATTAAGATCATGAAAAAGTATGATCTTGTCTTAGGAGAGACTTGTATGTATTCTAAAGAAATTCCTACAATTGCTCTTGATATCTTAAATGGTTTCAACAGTAAAATAAAACAAGAGAAATTCTTTATTGATGCTAGAAGTGTGGCAGGTAATCTCACATACTTCTCACTTAGACCTTCTGAGAGTGTTCTAGGAGTTGAAAAGAAGTCTAACTACATTAAAAGTAACTTAAAGATCATTGCTCCTGAATCTCACTTCACGAACTGGATCATTGAGTCCAATGGAGAGAAAATTCCTACTTTCATTGTGAATGAGAAGACTAGAGAGTATGAGATCAACATGGCAAAAATGGCTGAACTGGTGAAGAAAAATACTGAGGTATTAGACCCAATTCTTTGTCTGGAGGTTGAAGAAGGCTATATTGTTCTTCATGCTTGGGATGAGGAAGCCCACATTCCTGAGATAAGAAACACAATTCTTAATTAATTTTAACATTATTTTAACAGTGAGACCTATTGCAGGTCTCATTTTTTTTACATATATTTGCATTATTAAATCAAACAGATGAAAGCAATAGTAATAAGTGACGGGTGGCAGTCCGTCTTTCAAGCAAAAGTAAATGATTTTCTTAAAGAAAACAAAACTATTATTTCTATGTCCTATAGCACTAATGATAGTAAATATTCTGTATTAATTTTGTATAAATAAACTATGGATAACGAAACACTAACAACAATTGTAGGCATGATCTGTGGAGCTGTATGCTTTGTAGCTTTCATGTGGATGTTAAAAGAAAAATAGTCATGAAACGAAACTATAAACTAGAACGTCTTCAGGCTGGGGAAACTTTTGTTACCAGTGAGAAGGGAAACTCAATGATACCATTGATCAAGTCAGGTCAGGATCATGTAATTTCTCCCATTACTTGGGAAGAATGTCAGGTGGATGATATTGTCTACTGTAAAGTGAAGGGGAGATTTTACACTCACTTAGTCAAAGCTGTCAATCCAGAAAGGGGTCTCCTGATTGGTAGTAATAAAGGCAGCATCAATGGGTGGACAAAACAGGTTTATGGTAAAGTAATGGTTGTAATAAAAGACAAATAATATGGTTTACATACAAAAGAATAAAGACGGGATGCCCCATCACTTTGATTGTGCTTGTGCATTATACGGAGCCCAGGATTTGGCTCTTGATTACAAGTTAGTCACAATGGAGGAGGTTCAGGAAGGTAAATGGGATAACTTGATCAGACAAAGGCTCTTTGTTGGTTCAGTAGAATTCATGACCGAAGTGTTTAAGAGAGTTGGTATTGAGCAGCCTAGACTCCCTTTGAATAATCTGAGAGAAGAAAAGAGAATGCTTATGAGTGAGTTTCAATATGAGAAGCCCGTGTTTATAAAGCCGACCCAGATCAAACTCTTTACTGGAACTGTAATAGATGAAATGAACTACCAACAGTACCAACACCACTACCCAGATGCTGAAATCATTGTACAAGAGGTTATTCCTGATATAGTATCAGAATGGAGAGTGTATGTCTTCAGAGATAAGATTGTAGATATTAAAAACTACAGTGGTGAACTGGTTACCGACTTGGAAGGAATGTACAATTACGTTTGGAAATTACTTCAAGAAAAAGATGAGAAGCTGCCAGGATTTCCCTCTACTTTCACAGTAGATATGGCTGTTTATAGAAAATTCAGTAAGTTTAGACAAAAGACCTGCATTGAGTTCAATGATATGTGGTCTATTGGAAACTACGGAGTTAATAATGACTTGTATGTCAGAATGTTAAAAGAAAGATACTTTGATATTATAAAAAATGGAAAATAATGGAAGAACAATTTATACCTTATGAATTAGCCTTAGAACTAAAAGAACTAGGGTTTAATGAAAGATGTTTAAATGTGTGGTTTGTTAGTACTAAAGAAATGAGTTTTAAAGTAGGTTTTGTGACTTTAAAAAATTCTGAATTAGAAAGAACAAACAATATATCAGCCCCAACCTGGCAACAAACATTTGATTGGTTCATTGAAACTTATAACCTCTTCCCCGAATTTACACTTTGGGGTGATGGTATTGGCTATATCTGTCTCATAAAGGAGATAAAACAAGGGGAATTCCTAGAGGTGTATTCTTTGGAACCTGTAGATATGGGACTGGCAACTTATGATATACATAAAGTAAGACCAGTAGCTTTAAAAGCATTAATACGAATTGTAAAAGACAGAATTAAATGATACATAAACTTTCAGACAGTGGATTAAAGATCCATCACATCTCAGATACTCACAATCAACAATGGGATAAACTAAACATTCCTTCAGACACAGATATTCTGATTCACTCAGGGGATGCAACAAATAGTCGAGACAGACTATCTAACTCAGTAGAGTGGGGAGCCTTTGTGAAATGGTATGAGTCTCTTCCTATTCCTATTAAGATCTTTGTTCCAGGGAATCATGATGCTACTTGTTACTTTGAGAACAAAAGAGTTCGAGATATGTGCAAGGATGCTGGAATTGAGTATTTGAACAAAGATTCTTTTTCAGTATATGGTTTAAACTTCTGGGGAGATGCAATGACTCCTGAGTTTGGAACATGGTATTTCTCTGCACCTAGAGCAAAGATGGCTAAACATTGGGATATGATCCCTGATGATACTCATATTTTGATCACCCACGGACCAAGAAAAGGTCATCTGGATCTTTCTTCTATGAGAAATGAACTTTACTACTGTGGATGTTCAGCTCTTGGAACGAAGATAGATAAAATGGAACACTTAAAACTTCACTGTTTTGGTCACATTCATGACAATAGTACTTGCTTCAATACGGGAATCAAGGAAAGAAATGGAATTATCTATTCTAACGGAGCAGCCGTTAAGGATGGAGAGTTTGGAAAAGGAATACATTATCACGGAAATACATTTGTACTATGAAAAAACATAAACACTTAAGAACTATTGAAACCCCTACAGACATTATTGTCTTAGGTACAGGATTTACTTATCAATTAGGTAATGGTATTGAGTCAGAAGTAGAAGCTTTAATTAATGAGGTTGAACCTCATGAGATGGGAATTACTGATGATTACTCTTCTGTAGATATTGAAGATACTTGTCTTCAGACTACAGGATCAGTTATCGTTCTTACTCTAGAAGAATTTGAGAAGCTTAAGCATTTAAATGAAGACACTATCGAAGGAATGATCTACAAAGATTTTGTAGGTGATGTTATTTTAGGAGTTGTTAATGACGATACTGGAGAGTTTCTCCCACTGTATGATCCAGAAAGAGATTACTACATTTTATATGAAGTAGACTTGACTGATGAGGAAGAGAACAGTATTGACAAAGCAGCCCTTATTAAGGTTAACGGAACTTACTCCTCAAAAGAACTAATTGAAATTGAAGGAGATTAATGACAAAGAAAATTAAACCCCCAATTTTAAAGTGGTGTGGCAGATGTAATAAAACTCATGGATTGAAGTTTTTTCCTCCAGATAAAAATGGAGAGAAAGGAAGAGGACCAATTTGTAAATTTTGTATAAAAAGTGAATCTGATTCTATCAGGAAACAAAGAATACGAGAGGGTTTAATTCCTGTGGCTAAAAGAGAAGATTCTACAGTTGAAGAATTACTGGAATTATATAAACTTCAGGGTGGAGAATGTGCTATTTGTCACACTCCCTATAAAATAGAGTCTATTTCTAAACAAAGGGGATTATTTATTGATCACTGTCACACTTCTGGAAAAGTTAGAGGATTATTATGTCAAAAGTGCAACTCAGGACTAGGCATGTTCAATGACAACATTGAAACACTAAATGAAGCAATTTTTTATTTAACAAAACACAACTCAAAAACATAAAATGGGATTATTAGTATTTTTGCTTATAACAGCAATTATTCTGGAACTGAGGTACAAACCCAGACCAGAGAAAGCCAATGGTGATTTATTGATTTGGTATAACCTTCACAGGTTTACTAAGGATAGAGATTACATCAATGTTTCTCAACTATACAGAGACATTTTTAACAAAAATTAACATCTTAAAATTTGCACAGTTCAAAAAGATTTTGTATCTTTGCAACCCACTATATGAAACACTTTTTAAATGAACGATATATTAATTGAAGAGGGACAATTCGAGTTCCTATCACCAACACTTCCAAGACCATCAAGTTTCATTAGGAGATTTTCTCAAGGATTTAACAGATTCTATTATACTGTTGACAAAGATGGAATAGTTGAACTTTATTCCTCAGGAACTACTTTAATTAAAGATGGGTATGCTGAAGATACAATTGCCTTAGAAAACTGGAGAAACAGACTAAAAGCTGAAGGAAAGAATCCTGAAAGTGAGCTTAAATATCTGGCTGATAGAGGTACATTGATGCACATGCTAATTGCAGATTACATTCAAGGAATTGAGATCAACATGAACAATTTCTATGATCACTTTGGTAAACATCACCCAGAATCCATGAATCATGATTTCTTGCAGGTCCTAATTAAGGATGCAGATTGGTTGAGAAAGGCTGTTTTAGCTTTTGCACAGTTCGTAATAGAATACAATGTGAAACCACTTGCTCTGGAACTTATAATGAAATCAGACACCTACAAAGTAGCTTCTCCTGTAGATATGCTTTGTCAGATGGAAATAGAGGAATCTGGACCTTGGGGAGAACCTTTGAAATCAGGACCAAATAAAGGAGAACCAAAGGTCATCAAGAGAAAGAAAACTATTGTTGCAATTGTCGATTTTAAATCATCTCAAAATGGTTTCTATGACAAACATTATTTGCAGCTTCAATTGTACAAAAGAATTGTAAAAGAAAACTATCCAGACTTAGAAGTTGAAGGGTTATACAACTGGTCACCAAAGGATTGGAGAGGAGACACTCCAACTTACAATCTAAAAGAGCAGAGTGATGGTAAACTAAATGAATTATGTGAAACTGTCTTTGAACAAGGTAGGATTAAACATAAGTGGAAGACTCCAACAGTGACTATTTTCAAGGATTTTATTTCTATGGGAACTTTCCAGACAGAACCATTCATTGAAGTTATAACACTTAAAGACTACTTAGAGGGAGTCCACAAGAAAAAGGAAGAAGAACAGCATGGCACAACAAAAGGAGAGGAAAATACCGAACAAACCAGTTAATAGATACGTTTTAGAAAAGTATAATGGTGTAAAAAGTAGACACTACTGCAAGAATTGTGGAGGTAAACACTCTTATACTAGATTTATAGACGTAACCACTGGAGAATACTTGCCTGAGGAATTTGGAAGATGTGATAAAGTAGAAAAATGCGGTTATTTTAACCCTCCAACAGGGAAGGACCTGAAAGATAAACCAATGATGGTTAAACCAGGTGAAGCATTGAAAGAGTACCAAGAAGAAGAAAATCTTGGTATCTCTCTCATAGATTCTGCAAAAGTCTTAGAGTCCCTGACATTCAACGATCATCTTTCACAATTTCTCTTTAACAATTTTGATCCTATCAAAGTAAAAGACACCTTAGTAAGATACAAATTAGGTGAATCCAGTAAGTGGAAGGGATCAACAGTATTTTGGCAAATAGACAGAGATTTTGATGCCAGAACTGGTAAGATCATTTTATATGATCTCTCTACAGGGAAGAGACTAAAGAACCCAAGACCATTTATTAGTTGGGAGCATGTTCCAGAAAGAAGACTTCTAGATAGAAGTTATTTAGTAGACTACAACTTGAAACAATGCTTATTTGGAGAACATTTAGTAACTCCAGAAACAACAGAGATTCACATTGTAGAATCTGAAAAAACGGCTCTGTTATGTAACATCATTGATGGTAAAACATGGCTTGCAGTGGGAGGAATTGAAATGATAAATGAAGAAAGATTGCTGCCATTTAAACATTGCAAAATGACATTCTATCCTGATAAAGGACCAAAGGCTCTAGAAAAGTGGAAAAAGAAACTATCAGAATTTTCTGAGGTCTTTGATATAAAAGTAAATACAAGTCTTGAAAAGTCAAACTTACCAGAAGGATCTGACCTAGGAGACTTAATAATCGAAAAATTTGGAAAGAAACATGACTAAAAAAAGTAAAATCATTGAAGCCTGGGGTGAACTCTGGGATACAGTAAAAGATAAAGTGTCTGAGTCAGGGTGGGTGAATTCGGATGTAGTCTTATGTCTTTATTCTCCTGATACAGGATTAGACAAGAGATTTGAACAAAGTGCTCCAGATAGAAGTAATCTTAAACCTAAATATGGTGTGAGACCAATTGCTTTAAGAGGAGTTGAAAACAACAATGGCTGGCTATCTTCAGGGTATCATGCAGGTCAGGAAGTAAGAACAAATCCTTTTAAAGATGGTAAGACTTACAGATTAGGATTCTTAAACTGGAATGGTAATTTCATCAGTCAGGGGATTAAAACTTATGAAGGAGGATTTTTTGAGAATGGATATCCTATGAATCCGTTTCCAACACATTATCAGGAGATAGATCCTGAGCAAATTAAAGCACCATTATACTTATAATTATGCAATATCAACATAAAAACTATATTGATAAGTGGTTAGAGGAGCATGGAGATCCAGAAGTCATGAAAGCAGCCCAAGAAGAATTTAAAAAATTAAATAAAAAAAATATGATGACACAATCACTCTATGAAAGAGTAATCATTGAACCCTTAGCTCCATCAGACGATAACGACTCTGGAATTGAAGGGATCACAAAGGAAGATGAATTAGTTGAAGTAAAAGTTCACAGTTGGGGAACTATGGTAGACGGATCAGCATTTCCATATCCAGTAGGTGCAATTGCCTACGTAAAACAAGGTGCAGCCTTGACAGTAATCAGTAAAGAAAAAAACCTTTTCCTAATTGATAGGAGATTAATCTTAGGAATTCAGTAATAACAAAACATTTAAAACAATATTTATGTCAAAACAAGAAGAAGTAGCAGTAGAAAGACCAGTAGTAACTAACCCTCTAGATTATGGTTATGCACCAGACACTCAGATTACTATCCCTGCTGGGTTATTTATGGCTTACATGCAGTTGGCTGGAGCTATTGCTCAAGAAGAAACAAAAGAGCTTATTCTTTTGAACCAGTTTCCATTAGAAACTGGACCAGAGAGAGAAGAAAACGGAATGCCTAAGATGCAGCCAGAGCAAGTAATGATGTATGTGTCTCCAAAAGGTAAGAGAGCTGAAGAGCTTTTCAATGCTACAATCGAGATCCACATGACTATGATTGATAGCAAAGTGGCTATCCATAGAGATCAAGCACAGGCTGAGGCTGATGCACCAGATTTAACACTGTAATAATCCCTGCCCCTCTTAGGAGGGGTATTTAAAACAACCAATATGTTCGATTCAGAAGAATACAGAGTAATTAAGATGCTCATTGAGGGCAACAAAGAAAAAGTCAAAGATAATGTTGAGTTGACAGCCGTTTTAGATACCATCCTACATAAGATCGAGGGAGTTAACGAGGTTTCGTTACCGACCAGTATCAGCAGAGAGGATATGGCAACTGTAACAAGGTTAATAAATTCCATTGAAACTAACATTAAAAGATACACCAGTACTCCTGGAGGAGCCAATCTTACTTTATTAGAGACGATTAAAAAAGAGATAACTCAAGAAATGGTCTATTTGTCCACCTTCAGAGATAGGTTCATTTATGAATTAGAATTCCTCGATGAGGTTTTCAGGAAAGAGTTATTCTCACAGTTAGTCAAGGAGATATCCACCAGAGATGGAATCTCTATCACACAAGCTGAAAAAGTTGTAAACATTGAAGACAGGTACATGAAGATAAGAAGGGATTTACAAAGCTTAAAAATTATTTTAGGTAATGTTAAGACAAAATATTCGTTCTTTGAAAAATCGTTACAGCTTATAATTCAGTCAGTTTCAGTGGCTGGTAAAGAACTTCATAACTCCAAATTAGACAACTAATATTTTCTATCAACAATTTGTATGGTAGAGAGAAATTTTGTATCTTTGCATTTTATTTGGCTTCAGGATAATTCAACTCTTCCTGGAGCTTTTTTGTCTAATTAAGTTAACAACATATAAAAAATTTTATGAACATTTTAAAGAAAAGGGTAAATTATAAACCGTTTGAATACCCTGAAGTGATGACCTTTATAGAGGCTATCAACAAATCTTTCTGGGTTCACAGTGAGCTTGAATTCACTGCTGATGTCCAGGATTTCAAATCAAATTTATCTCCTATGGAGCAAGAGGTAGTTAAGAGGAGTCTCTTAGGAATTGCTCAAGTTGAGGTAGGAGTAAAAACATTCTGGGGAGATTTATACAAGTTATTCCCTAAACCAGAATTCAATGGTCTTGGTGGTACATTTGCTGAATGTGAGTTTAGACACTCTGAGGCTTATGCCAGACTACTTGAAGTTTTAGGCTTTAATGATGAGTTCAAAACTCTAGTAGAAGACAACCCAGTTTTTCAAGAGAAACTTGAAGTTATTGAAAAACACCTGAGCTCCAAAGACATTGTTGAGAAATTATTATTCTTTACAATTGTTATTGAGAACTCATCTCTGTTCAGCCAGTTTGGTAACATCCTTTCTTTCACCAAATTTAAAGGGTACATGAAAAATGTTTCAAATGTCATTGCCTGGACTTCTATTGACGAACAAGTACATGCAAATGCAGGTATCTACATATTAAACAAAATAAAAGAAGAATCAGCTTCAGACCCACTTTATCTGAAAAGATTGGAAGAGTCAACTCATGAGTTTGTTAAGGAATACATTCAATATGAGGAGAAACTTTTAGATTGGATTTATGAAAATGGAGAGCTTGACTTCTTCTCTAAAAAAGACATGGTTAATTTCATGAAGCACAGAATAGATGAGGCTTTAGTTCAAATGAAATTTGCAAAGGTATTCAACATAACTTCTGAGGAATACAAACCTATGACTTGGTTTGATGAGGAAGTTTTTGCTAATGAATTGGATGATTTCTTTGCTAAAAGACCTACAGCTTACACAAAACACGATAAGAGTATAACAGCAAACGATTTATTCTAATGGGAGTATTTGCAGGTAATCATTTCTACTGCTGGAATTGTGGTAGAGAATTAGATTGGTACGAAATTTGTAATTGTACTGAGGAAGATGAAGACTTCGATGATACAGAAGCTTAACTAAAAAATAAAAGTATGGAAATATTCAAATTTTATAAAGACACTGATAGTAAATGGTACATAGATTACCCACAGTGGGAAGGAGAAAAGTGGGAACTGGAAATGGTTTCTGGAGCTGATACTCTCTTAGATATACTAGCTCAAGGGGAAAATGAAGTAAGACTAAAAATGTCTTTAGAAGAGTTTGAAGACCCATCTTTCACCTTAAAATTCTTAAGAGAAGAATCTGAAGGAGGTTGGTATAAAATCTCCGATTCTATCTTATGTTTTGAGATCTGGTTATGTCATGTAACCAAATTTGTCTTTGGGTTTTTACCTGAAGTTATCTATTGTAAACATTAAAAAATTAAAATATGGAAGATTTAAAAATCACAGCAGCACAAGTAGCAACCTCTAGAACTGATGGAGGAACAAGAATAGTTTTCGGAAGTGTAGAAAATCTGAAACTAGGAGATTATCTAGTTACAGAATATGAAGGAGAAAGACTTAAGTTCAAAGTTTGTATTGTATCCACTCTTCAAGGAATTGAACATTATGCAGTCACAGCCGACTTTAGAGGAAACAGCTATGTAGAAAGAAGTCTGGATGTTAAGAAATTAATTGGATTACAATTGGTTGTAGCTGATGCTGATTCTCAGGCAAATTTCAAAAGATCTGAGAACTTAATTTAATAAACTAAATAAAATACATGAGAGATAAACTATGGTGGTTCAATGAAGAATCTGAGCAGGTTCTAAACAGGGGCTACCTTTTGAAAGGAGAAACAATAAATGATGCAATTGACAGGATTACTACAGCAATGTGTAAGCAATTGTATAGACCAGAGTTAAAGGACCAGTTTAAAGAAGTTATTGAGAGAGGTTGGGTTTCTCTTTCTTCTCCAGTCTGGGCTAACATGGGAACAAGAAGAGGTCTTCCCATTTCCTGCTTCAATGTACACGTTCCTGATTCAATTGAAGGGATTACAGCCAAGAGTGGTGAAGTAATCATGCAAACTAAACAAGGTGGAGGAACTTCAGGATACTTTGGAGAATTAAGAGAAAGAGGAACAGCAATTACTGACAATGGTAAGTCTTCAGGTCCTGTTTCATTCATGAGACTATTTGACACCACAATGGATGTAGTTTCTCAGGGTGGAGTAAGAAGAGGAGCTTTTGCTGCTTATCTTGACATTGATCATGGTGATATTGAAGAATTCCTGGCAATCAAAGATATTGGAAGTCCAATCCAGAATTTGTTTACTGGAGTTTGTGTTCCAGATTATTGGATGCAGGAAATGATTGAAGGAGACATGGATAAGAGAAAGATTTGGGCTAGAGTGTTAGAATCCAGACAACAAAAGGGATTACCTTATATTTTCTTTTCTGACAACATTAACAGAAATAAACCAGAGGTTTATAAAGACCTTGGTTTAAGAATCAATTCATCTAACCTGTGTTCAGAAATTGCTTTACCATCTACATTTGAGGAATCATTTGTTTGCTGCTTAGCTTCAATGAATTTGGAACTATATGATGAATGGAAAGATACCAATGCTGTGAAATTAGCTATCTGGATGCTAGATGCTGTAATGTCTGAGTTCATTGAAAAAACAAAGGATAATGCCTTTATGAAACCAGCTCACACGTTTGCCAAAAGACACAGAGCTTTAGGATTAGGTGTTATGGGATGGCATTCGTTCTTACAAAGCAAGATGCTTCCATTTACTGGAATTCCTGCAACTAGTTATACTACCATCATTTTTAAGCAACTTCAGAAGGAATCGTTAGAAGCTTCCAAAGAGCTTGCAGATATATATGGTGAACCAGAGCTTTTAAAGGGGTATGGAAGAAGAAACACAACTCTAATGGCTATTGCTCCAACAACTTCGAGTTCCTCGATTTTAGGGCAGGTTTCTCCAGGAATCGAGCCATTCACATCCAACTACTATAAAGCAGGTCTTGCTAAAGGAAACTTTATGAGAAAGAACAAGTACCTTCAGCAATTGCTACAAGAAAAAGGATTAGACAATGAAGAGACATGGAGAAAGATCATGCTTGCTCATGGTTCTGTCCAAGGACTAGATTGTCTGGATGAAGATGAAAAAGACGTGTTCAAAACATTCCAAGAAATTAATCAGTTTTCATTAATTGATCAGGCTGCTTTAAGACAGCAGTTTATTGATCAGACTCAGAGTTTAAATCTGAGTATTCCTCCAGAGATGCAGGTTAGAGATGTTAACCATCTTTATATTGATGCTTGGAAGAAGGGTGTTAAAACCTTATACTATCAAAGAAGTAAGAGTGTTGCAAAAGAACTCTTATCTAATATTGTACAACCTAAACCTGAATCATATGGTCCTACTTGTGACTCATGTGATGCTTAATTTACGTTAAAGTTTTGTTAAACTAGACCTGTGCTATTGCATAGGTCTTTTATTTTTTATATATTTGCAGAACTAAAATACAAAACTATGACAAATTTAATCCAATATTTCATCCATCTCCATGATGTAGAAGTTAACCAAAAATATGCAGATACTCTGCCTTATAGTTTTCACCTTCATGCTGTAGCAGCTCAGCATACAAAATTTCAGCACCTGTTAAAGAACAAAGCTGATAGAGAAATTACTTTTATTGGTTGCTATGCTCACGATTCAATTGAAGATGGAAGACTTTCTTATAACGACATTGTTAAAATGCATGGTAATGATCTGGCAGAAATTGTATTCCTTTGTACAGATTTTAAAGGAAGAAACAGAGCTGAGAGAAAACCTATTGAGCTTTATATTAAACTGGCTGAAAATGATCTGGCTTTATTTGTGAAACTATGTGATCTGATAGCCAATGTCAAGTACAGCCTTCTTACCAACTCTAGGATGTTCAGTGCCTATAAAATGGAATACTATGACAAGATGAAGCCTTATGCTTATGATGAGAAGTACAAAGAAATGTTTAACTATATAGAATCACTTTTACAAATAGCACAATGAAAAAAACATTTAACATAGAGGGGAAGATATCATTTAATGTGGATTTTGATATCGAAGCAGTTACAGAAGAGGAAGCAGTTGCTAAAGCCATAGAAAGACTTAAAGATTATTATCGTTTAAATGTTTCTGGGGCTGATCATAAACTTGACTCAGTTAAGTTTGATTTGGATGGATATGAGTATGATGAAGACGAACTTTAACAAAATTTTAACAGTCAAAGACTTGTATAATTCAAAAATTTGACATATATTTGCACTATCAAAATTACTAAACAATGGGATTCAAAGATTTATTTATAACAGGAGACGATGGTGATAAAAAACCTGAAGTTAAAAAAGAAGCTCCTAAAACAATGCCGTCTTCAATGCCGTCTAGTGGGACTCCTTATATCCCATCTAGTATGCCAACTGAAATGCCAACTTCATCTGTATCGGTAGATACTGGAGCTTTAGCAACAGTCTTAGCAACGGTTCAAGAGACTTACAGAAATGGGTTCAACACCCTTAACAGAGAAGGATATGATTTCTTCGAGTATTACCAGTCTATAAAATCTATCAACGGGACCAATGCTGATTCATATAAGATGGCTTACACATTAGGTAAATCAATGAATCCCAGCATTTCTCCAGAAAGTCTGTCCTCCGATTCTCAGTTCTACATTACTGAAATCAACAAAGTGTTCACTCAGTTTGAGACAGCAGGTCGAGCAAAGGCTTCTGAAATAGAGGCTCAGAAAAACCAAAGCAAAATGGGTCTTAAAGGAGAGATTGAAGCTACTCAGGCAGAGATTTCAAGGTTACAATCCGAGTTAGAAAGAAAGACAGCTCAGCTCAGCAACATAGATTCACAGTATGATCCTATGTTATCTGAAGTGAATTTGAAACTTCAAGCAAACCAAATTGCCAGAAATGAATTAGTTTCTTCATTAGAAGAAGTGGCAAATAACATTAAAAATTACTTAAAATAATATGCAACAACAAGATTTTGTACAAGAAAAAGTATTGAATTATCCTATTTTACAACACTTTAATAAGGATAATGGGGAGATTGTACTGAACCCTCAAGGTGGGGGACAGTTGAAACCAGTCGGTAAGGCTGTATTTGGAACAGTAGCTACGGCTGGTGTCATAGGAGGAGGGTATTTAGTTTGGACATATATTCTTCCCCCAGTAATGATTATGTTAGGTCAATTCTTAGCCCTGGCAGCTACAGGAGTAGCAGCAATTGGACTATTCTTCTTATTTCCTACTATCATAAAAGCATTAAAGAGGTTTGCTAAAAACTCTGAGAAAGCATTGATAAGAGAGGACCCATTTGGTGAATTAGAAGATCAGAAAGCTAAGATGCTTGCTCAAAGACTTAAGTTCAAAGAATCTAAGGCTAAAATCAAAGCTCTTAAAACTACCATGCAAAGTGAAGCTTATAAGAGTGAGGGAGATAGTAAGGATTGTCAGGATAGAATTACCTCGATTAGGAATTACTGCCTTAAACTTAGAAACAAGAGAGACGAATTACTTAAGCAGCATGGAGCAGGTTATGTAGACTCAGATGAGATCACTGAGATTGATAATGAGCTTATGAAGAAACTATCTGAAGGTCAGAGACTTGACTATCAATTAGCTCAAAGTAAATCTTTCGTTCAGAAATATGGAACCAGAGCAAACGTTATGGCTAAATTAGATAGAAATCTTTCTAAGGCTGAAACTGCTATGGATATCAAAATCCAAGATTTCGATGTAACAATTGACATGTTGAAGAAAGATTATCAGTTTGCTAAGAACTCGAAAGATGCTACAGATGCAGCTAAATCAGCCATGCAGTTCACTAAAGACTGGCAGTTAGATTATGCAATGGAAGTTGTAACTAGTACAATTTCATTAGACTTGGCTAGAACTTCTGAGAACCTTTTAGACATTGACAAGCTTACAAGTGAGTACAGCATGGATAATGATGAAATGTTCAACAAACTAGATACCTTGGCTAACAAGATTTCTGGTGGACAAGATGTTGTTCCTCAAGCTAAACAATATTCAAGTCCTAATTACAGGCTGACCGAATCTGATAAACAATCATCAGGTGGTTTCGGGAACTTATTTTAATAAACAAACAAAAGATAAAATTACAAAACAATGGGTAAAATTTTTAAATCAAAAAAACTAACAACATTTTCGGAGGCACTTATTGCCGTTGTAGGGTTAGCTATGATCTTGGGAGCCGTATACTTCTTTGCTCCAGGATTAAGAGTTCAAGATTCAGTAACAAGTGCTGGTCTTACAATTGATGGAAACAGTGTAGACAATGTGAAGACTTCTGCAAAGTTAGATCTTCCATCTACTTCTCTTTCTTCTAAGGTTGAATCTCAACCAAAGATTAGAATTGCAGGTTATGCCTGGAATGGTTGGTCAGGAGTAACGGCTGCTAATGGTGGTCCTGAGACTACAAAAGGATCACTTATGGAGCAAAATAACGTTAATCTATCTCTAGTTAGACAAGATTGGGTTAAAGAACTTATGAACATGCAGATGAAATTTGTAGAAGAGTTGAATGGTGGTAAAGCCGTTCCTACTTCTGACAAAGCAGCACTGGGTGTAATTATCATGGGTGATGGTGCTCCATATTACATCTCTACAATGAATCAGGCTTTAGATGAAAAATTCGGAAAGGATAAATATCATGTACAAGTCGTTGGTGCTGTAGGGTTGAGTTATGGTGAGGACAAGTTGATTGGTCCACTTAACTGGAAGACTGATCCAAAATCAATGAAAGGAGCTTTGATCTCTGCCGTTCTTGGAGATGGTGACTGGGTAATTGCTGTGAACTATGCTTTTGCTAACGGTCTTAAAGTAAACCCAGATAATACAACTTATGATCCTGAAGCTGTGAACTTCGTTGCTTCGGAAAATGATGACTATACTAAATCTGCTGAAGAATTAATCAAGTCTCAGTCTGCTGGATGGTCGGTTCCTTTGAAAGAGGTTAAAGATGGTAAATTGACAGGTAAAACCATCAATAAGAAAGTTGACGGATGTGCTACTTGGACTCCTGGAGACAAGATGGTATTTGATAAGTTGTCAGGATTTACTGATATCGTTTCTACAAGAGAGTTCAACAACCAGATGCCAACTACCTTGATTGTAGTGAAAGAGTTTGCTGATAAGAATCCAAACATTATCTCTGGTATTTTAAAGGCTACGTATACAGCTACAAACCAAATGAAGCAGTATGATGAGTGGAGAAAGTTTGCTTCTGAGACTACAGCTAAGACTTTCAACTTAGAAACTCCTGAGTACTGGTATAACATGTTTAAAGGTCAAACAGGATCTAAAGGTGGTATCTCTTATAACATGGGTGGAACTAGGGTATTTAATTATCAAGATGCAATGCAGTACTATGGTATTACCGATGGGGTAAACAGGTATAAGGCAGTATATACCCAGGTATCTAACTATCTTACTACTCTAAACCCATTCGATTTCAATGCTAATGTTAAAAATGTGACTCCATATGAGCAAGCCGTTAACTTATACTTCCTAAAAAACATCAATGATGTTGAAAGTGGTCAGGCTTACAAGGCAGATTATTCAAAATCAGCTTCAACTGTAATGGCTTCTGGGGAATGGAATATTAATTTTGACACTGGTAGCTCAAATATCAAATCAAGTTCTAGTGCAGATGTTGAAAAAATCTATAACTTGTTAATTCAAGCTGAAGATTCTAAGCTAGAAGTTGTTGGTCATACTGATAACACTGGTAATTCAACTGCAAATCAGTCATTATCTGAGTCCAGAGCTAATGCAGTAGTTGCAGAACTACAAAGAAGAGGAATTCCTGCTAACAGATTCCAAACTGTTTCTGGAAAAGGAGACTCTCAGCCTTTAGCTGACAATACAACAGCAGAAGGTAAGGCTAAAAATAGAAGAGTGGTAATCACTTTCTTAAAATAAAACAACAATGGGGGTGAAATTCCCCCTTTTAAATTTAAAATTATATGAAAAAACTATTACTTGCAGCATTTGCAATGGTATCAATGAGTCTTTACTCACAAGAAAAAGGAAATTTCTATGCTTCAACAGGGCTATCTGTTACAAATTCCAATGATTTCAAGAATTCTTCATTCTACTCTGTAGAAGGAGGGTACACAAAGAACAACTTCAGCTATGGGGTAGTACTGGGTACAAATGATCTTAACTTTGATAAGTTCTGGTATGAGGGAAAGATTGCCTATACCTTGAACTTCAACCAAGTTGATCCTTATGTTCTTTTAGGAGTCGGAAGTTACTTCGATAACTACAATCTATTTTTAGAGTACGGTTTCGGGGTTTCAAAATCATTCGGTCCAGTTTCACCTTATTTGCAATTTAGCAACTGGAACACCAAAAACTACATCACAGCAGGTCTAACATTCAACTTTAAATAAAATGAAAAAGCTACTAAAACCATTCAATACACCAACGAAACGACAGGAAACTTTCATCTACTTAGGATGGTTTCTATTAATTTTACTAACATGGACAGTTTACAGTGCTACTGGTACAAGCCTGTTTCCTTCAATAGCTAGTGTAGGGAGTGGTTTTGTAGCTCTGCTTCATCAAGGTTTAGTACCACATATATTCAGCTCCTTGTCACTATGCTTCTCGTCAATTGCTATTTCTATTGTCATTTCGTCAATCATAGCTTATCTATCTCCAATTCCTCTGTTGAAACCTATTTCAACTTTTTTAAGTCAGCTTAGGTTTCTACCACTTACTGGAATTACATTTTATCTAGCCATGATGATCGAGAGTGCAAGAACAATGCAAGTGTGGGTCCTGGTAATCTTTATGAGTACCTATTTAACCACTTCTCTACTTGCAATGATCAAAGATATCCCAGAGGAGGAGATAGATCATGCAAGGACCCTTAAATGCTCTCGTTGGGAAGTTCTTTGGGAAGTTGTCATTAAAGGAAGGTTGGATTACCTATTTGATGTAATCAGACAGAATTTGGCTATTGTATGGATGATGATCGTTACGGTTGAGTCTATCCTGGCAGCTTCTGGGGGTCTTGGGTTCCTTATCAAAAACTCAGATAAGTTTATGAATCACAGTAAGATCATTGCTCTTCAGTTGGTTATCCTGTTCATAGGTGTTCTATTGAATGCTGGATTGAATTTCTTAAGAAAACGTTTATTCACTTATTCAACATTTTAACTATGGAGGCACACATCAAATGGTGGAACAGTCTACCTTATCATAGAAAAAAGAAACTAGCTTATGATGAAGCCTGGACAACAGTAGAACAAATTTCTGACTATTCAATAAAATTGATTTACGACAAACTTCAAAACTATTAAACTATGGATTATAAATTAGAAAGTACAGTACTCTATGCAGAAAACGTTAGTGTACAATATGATGGAAGAGATGTGATCAAGAACATCAACATGATTGAGAAAGATGTTGTTCGGGAGGGAACTATTACAGGACAAATTATTGCCATTGTTGGTAGGTCAGGAAGAGGTAAGTCCACACTTTTTAAAGTTCTGACTGGTTTGGTAAAACCTTGTACAGGTACGATCCTTATACCAGAACATGGTGATCCTAGTAAAGCTAAGATCGTTGAAGAGGGTGATGTAGGCTTCGTTAATCAAAAGTACACACTCTTCAGAAACAAAACGGTAAAGGAGGCTTTACTATTTGCCCTGAGAAATTCAGAGCTTAGTAAAGAAGATAAACTGAAAAAGATCAACGACTCTGTAACTGAGTGGGGACTGTTAGATCATTTGAACAAATACCCAAGTCAACTGTCGGGAGGACAGAGACAAAGGGTTGCCATTCTTGAACAAATGTTCAGCTCTGAGAATTTCATCATTATGGATGAGCCTTTCAGTGGACTGGATGTCGGTAACATTGAGAGTGTTAAACATGCTTTCAAGAGAATTGCCAGTGAAAATGAATTCAACACAATCATCTTCTCTACCCATGACCTGGAACTTGCCGTAGAATTAGCTGACAGTATATATGTTGTAGGATATCCTACCATTGAGGGGCAGCTACAAAACTACGGAACCATCGTAAAGCAATACGACTTAAAGGAAATGGGTTTAGCTTGGAACAATGAAATGACAGTAATGCATTATGATTTGGTCCATAAAATTAAAGAAGATCTACTCAATTCTTAAACTTTAACAAAATTTTAACAGTGAGACTCTTGTGAGTCTCATTTTTTTTGCATACATTTGCATCATGGAAATACCAAAGATAGGGTTTACTGATGTAAACAAAGAATTACTGTCTTTCTTTCATCAACGTACAGGCTGGTCCAAAACCAATTTCTACATGAAACTGAAAGAAATAGAGGCAGGACAGATTAGATACATCTGCTGGAAATACAACAAATACTGGCTTGGAAAGAACCCTCCTTTGGTTGGATTCTATCATACAAATGAAGAACTATTACAAACAATTAAAAACAAATAAAATTATGACAAGACAAACTTATCCACTTAGCTCAATCTTACTTACTGATGCTTACAAGTTAAGCCACCACTCTCAATATCCAATTGGAACTTCTTTAGTGTTCTCAAATTTTACACCAAGAGGAAACAAGTATGCACCTGCTGCTGTTCAAGCTTTAAATGGTGTTGTGGTGTTCGGAGTTCAAATGGCAATTCAGAAATTAGTTGAGCATTTTGATGAGAATTTCTTCTTCACCAAAGAGAGAAACAAAATTGTGATTGACTCAGGAAATGGATTTGCAGATACAATGAACAAAGGTTTATTGAACCAATTGAAAGAATCTGCTATTGCACCGATCAGAGAACAACTATCAAGATTCTTTGGAGCTCCTTATAACATGGATCATTTCGAAGAGCTTTGGGATACTGGATATCTTCCTATTGAAGTTAGATCTCTGGCAGAAGGAACTCTATGTCCTATTAAAGTACCAATGCTTACCATCCACAATGATCCTGAGTTACCACAGTTCTACTGGCTGCCGAACTTCCTGGAATCAATCTTAAGTCAATATTTATGGAAACCGATGACTTCAGCTACAATTGCTTTAGCTTACAAAAAGATTCTTACCAAATGGGCAAGAAAAACCAATGTAGAAAATGGTATGGAATTTGTTAACTGGCAAGGACATGATTTCTCTATGAGAGGATTAGATTCTGTTGATGCTACAATTGCTTCAGGACTAGGACACTTGACTTCCTTCTATGGAACCGATTCTATGCCTACTTTGTGGGGTGCTGCTCACTTCTATAATGAGCCTGAGTTATTAGCTGGTTCTGTACCTGCTACTGAACACTCTGTAATGTGTGCTGGGTCTAAAGAAGATGAACTTGGTACATTTAGAAGACTTTTGAAAACGTATCCTACAGGCATTCTTTCAGTAGTGAGTGATACTTGGGATTTATGGAATGTATGTGCAAACCTTTTACCAACATTGAAAGAGGAAATCCTTGCAAGAGATGGTAAACTAGTAATTAGACCTGACTCTGGAGACCCAGTTGATATTCTTTGTGGGAGAGACTTTGATAAAGAAATAGGTCCAGAATTTATTACTGCTGTTAGAGAAAAATACTCAAAAGAAATTGTAGAAGATGGTTTTGTAGATGTCCGTTATGCACAATCTATTATTCGAGTTACACAAACTGATGCTCACCCACATGTTCAACATAAAGGAGTAATAGAGCTACTTTGGGATGTATTTGGTGGGACTGTAAATGATCAAGGGTTTAAAGTTCTTGATCCACACATCGGAGCAATTTATGGAGATTCAATCACTACTGAGAGAGCTGAAGCTATTTGTGCTCGACTTGCTGCTAAAGGTTTTGCTTCTACAAACGTTGTATTTGGTATTGGTTCTTATACTTACCAGTACAACACCAGAGATACTTTCGGGTTTGCTATGAAAGCAACTTATGTGGAAAGATCTGAGTACAAAACTCTTCCTGGAGGAATTGGAATTCCTACAACTGTAGGGTTTGAAATCTTCAAGGACCCAATTACTGATGATGGACTTAAGAAATCTGCTAAAGGTCTTCTTAAAGTAGTTGACAAAGATGGTCAGTTAGAGTTGATTGATCAAATCACTTGGGACGATGTAGATGCAGTTGATAATGAACTGAAGGTACTGTATTCAAAAGGTAAGTTCCACTCTCAGGTTAGTTTAACTGAAATTAGAGAACGAGTAAACAAATTAGTATAAATGAAAAAGAAATTAGTTAGTACAGGAGAGGCTCAGGTGTTTAAAGCACCTGAGTTAATCTCAACAACAGACAAAACAAGATTAAGCATTTTTCTTGCTGGAACCATTGATATGGGAAATAGTGATAACTGGCAGAATAAGTTGATTGAAGAGTTGAAAGGCTTTAATGTCGATATCTACTCTCCAAGAAGAGATGACTGGGATTCAAGTTGGAAACAAACTTTTGAAGATCCTCAATTCTTTCAGCAAGTTACGTGGGAATTAGATGCTTTAGAGAAAGCTGATCTTATCCTATTACATTTCTTACCTGATAGTCAAAGTCCAATTTCTCTTTTAGAGTTAGGATTATTTGCTGATTCAGGAAAGTTGATGGTAGTTTGTCCAGATGAATTCTGGAGAAGTGGAAATGTTCAAATTGTATGTAACAAGTACAAAATTCCATTGTTTAAATCTTTAGAAGAAATTGAAGGATGGGATGGATTTTAATTGTAGCTTTTATGCTACTTATATTGTCGAACGATAAAAAGAGATAAAATGACAGAGACAGAAATTAAAAAGATTTTACTTAAAGAGAAACCAGAAGCAAGGTTTTCTTACATTAGAAAGGGGAATGCTTTATATTATGCAGACACCAAGTCTCAAAGAATTTACTTTAACATTCCAGTGGATGATATGGGAGATGCTGACTTTGGGGCTGTGATGCCTGGACAATCCCTGATAAGATGGATCTATTTACCTCAAAACTAAAATTATGGCAGAAGTTGTAGGAATGGATAATTCCAAAAAGAAAAGAATAACTCATTCAGAGTGTGGTGCAATAATTGAATACTTCCCAAATGAAGTGACCTCAAAAATAGAAAATGAACCTTATGGAGGTGGAACAGACACATATTACTATTTGATGTGTCCACACTGTAAGAAAATGATTAGATGGTGTTAATATGAATCAAAACAAATTATATGGGGCTATCCTGGGAGATTTAGCAGGACAGCCCTACGAGTTCAAGTACAAAGGAGATTTTTCTGAGTTCAACATTCATGATGAGAGATCAACCTTTACTGATGATACCATTATGACTCTTGCTACTGCTCAGGCTTTAATAGAGTATGATCATCCAGATAAGGATGACTTTGAAGACATATATAAGAGGTTTGGTTTCCTTTATCAAGGGGATTACTATGGATCAAAATTTAAAGAATGGCTTCAATCTCCAGAAGGTACTACAGGGAATTCATGGGGGAATGGTGCACTTATGAGATTAGGTCCTATTTTATATGGATTTAAAGACTCTGGTTTTGCCCAATTTATTGCTCTAGAATCTGCCTTTTCCTCCCATTTTTCTCCAGAAGTATATGAGGCTGTAAAAGGGTATATGTTCTTAGGAACCCAAATGGGCATTATAAAAAGAAGGCAAAAAGGGGGAAGGTATGATGATTTAGCTGTACCTAAGTTTGAGAAGTTTGACTCCTCAGCTGAGACCAGCATTAATTTTGTTGGTAAAGTTGTAAGAAAAACTAATAGTACTCATGAAGCAATTGAACTAGCTGTAAAAGCTGGTGGTGATACTGATACAAATGCCAGTATAGCTGCTGAACTTTGTGCAAACTACTACAACGACATTACAGAAGAAGACAAAAGATATGTAGAGTCTAAACTGGACCCATTCCTTTTAGACATTTTAAAAAAGTTTAACGAAAAATATAAATAATATGAGATTTCCTTGGGATACAGAAATAAAAGTAAAAGACAATCAAGTTCTAGCCTTAACAGGTGGATCTTTAGAATTCGGATCAACCTACCTAACTTCTCCTGATCTTAAATATGAGATCAAACACTATCCAGATGGTAGCCAATATGTAATTGTTCACACTGGAACACAATTAACTTTCAGAGTTAATGATTATAATGATCTTTGGACATTGGCTCAGATAAATGATGTTTTGGTAAGACAGAAAAGAAAAATCTCTCTTTGCATTCCAAACCTTATTGATGCTCAGGCAGATAGGAGATTTGCTCCAAATCAGCCTGCTGGATTAAAAGTGGTTTGTCAATTCTTGAATTCTATGCAAGGGTTTAGTCAAATTCAGATTTTCCACCCTCATAATGCCGAAGTTGTAGAAGCCTTAATTGATAATGTAAACATTCTGGACAACTACTTCTTCATCTCTAAAGTGCTAGAAGAGCTGAAAGAAACTGATGAAAACCTGGAACAAAACCTGATCTTAATGTCTTCTGATGCTGGAGGTTTCAAACCTCTAATGAAATTAGCTGACAAGCTACAATGGGATGGAGAAACTTACTCTGCTTCTAAAGCAAGAAAGTTTGAAGAAGGGCACACTCATTTGACTCAAATAGTTGATAGAGAGGATTTTGGAGGTAAAGACGTTCTTATTGTAGATGATTTATGTATCTATGGTGGGACTTTTAAAGGACTTGCTAAATTATTGAAAGAAAAAAACTGTGGTAAAATCTACTTAGCTGTAAGTCACTTAACTGTGGAAGAACTTGGTCAGGACCCAGTAACCGACTATTTTGATAAGGTTTATACAACTAATAGTAAGTTTGATACTTACTTCGGAAGAGATAGTTTTGAACTTGAACCTAAAGATCTAACAGTTATTGAATTGTTTTAACATATATTTAACATTAAATCCCTTGCATATGTGAGGGATTTTTTCTACATTTGCATAACTAAAAAATAAAATTATGATTTTACTACAGATTTTAGTGGGAATTTCTTTCCTACTTTTACTTGCAATGGGTCTGGCTTTGGTATTTAATAAAATGGATGCTATTTCAGAATACCTAACTGAGCACCCAAGAATTTTTCCAATTGCCGTTGGAACCTTAATGATTCTTATGTTTATTGGAGCAGCCTGGGCAGGAATTGAAAAAGGATTTTAAATTATGGAAAGTTGGCAATTATTTATTGAAATTCTGCTAATACATTTCTTGGCAGATTTCGGATTACAAACCCACGAACAGGCAACTGGGAAAGGTAAGGGTTGGGCATTTATTAATAGAGACTTATTCAAGCACGTATTGACCTATTCTTTGGTCTGGTTTGTTTGGTTGATGTGTCACTATGGTTTTTGGGCTACGGTCCTTGGAACAGGCTTTATTTTCATTACTCACTATGTAACTGACTGGATTACCAGCCGACTGAGTAAACCTCTATTTGAAGCTCAGGATTTTCATAATGGGTTCGTCATTGTAGGAGCCGATCAAGTTGCTCACTACATTACATTAATTTGGTTAATACTTATGATCTCATGACATTAGATGAACTATTTAGTCTTCCTGATGGTATCTATGAAGCATACCTAGAAGATCTCCGTGATGTGTACTCCTATGGGGTGGTTATAAGAAGTAATGTTACTTTTAAAACTGGGTATACTTACGAAAAATGGATTACTATAAAACTATTCAATGCAGATAGAGTGACTGATGCAGTTAATATTTCAAAATCTGATGAGGGTTATGTCCTTTTTAGTACAGAGGCTGTCTCTGGGTTAGGGATATCTTCTAACAATGAGCCTACATGGTTCGAATACTTTAAAATAAAAGAATAACACATGGCTGCAACTTTTAGAAATTTTTAGAAACTTGTGTAAAGGCAATTTATGTTTTATCTTTGCATAAAATAATAAAAATGAATAAGATTTGTACTAAATGTAAGGTAGAAAAACCTGCTACTGAATTCTATAAAGACAAAAGAAAAACTGATGGGTTAAGATCCTGGTGTATCGAATGTCAAAAACAGGACAATAAAAAAAGAGAATCCTCATATAATGAAACAAGAAGAAATTACAGACTAACTCACAAGGAAGAGTCAAGATCTAAGAAAAGGGATTATTACAAACAAAATAAGGAAGTAATCTTAGCCAATAACTCAAAGTGGAGACAGACATTTAACGGAAGACTTTTGTCATATAAAGTTAGTGCTACTAAGAGAGGGTTTGATTGGTTACTAACAGATGAGGAGTTTGCATCCTTTTGGCAAAAAGATTGTTTCTACTGTGGAGATGAAATTAAAACCATTGGAATTGACAGAATTGATTCAACCAGAGGTTATACACTATCTAATTTAGTTCCTTGTTGTACTCAGTGTAACATTATGAAGATGGATTATTCTAATAAAGAATTTTTAAACAAAATTAAACAAATTTATGAACTACAAAGAAGTAAAGGGGGATTTAATAAAATTAGCACAAGAGGGAAACTTTAACGTAATAGTACATGGAGTGAACTGCTTCTCAAAAATGGGGGCAGGTATTGCTCCTCAAATGGCTAAAGCTTTTGGATGTGATAAGTTTCCTAGAGAACTGGAACATCCTGGAAATATTGAAAAGTTAGGTAACATTGATTATGCTTACATACTTGGTGAATACTCATCTACAGGAGAAATCCCTGATGAAGACTACTTATATGTGGTCAATGCTTATACTCAGTATAAGTATGGAAGAAATCATACTGACGGAGAACATATGCCATTTGATTATGAGGCATTCACCTTATGTATGAGAAAGATCAATCACAGGTTTAAAGGTAGACATATTGGACTGCCTCAAATTGGAGCTGGTTTAGCTGGTGGTGATTGGAACAAGATCAAAAAAATTATTCAGGAAGAGTTATCCGAATGTGATGTAACTGTGGTAATTTATGATAAGTAATGGAAACTACAAACATTTATGTTCTGATAGATCCTATTACAGATCAGGTTAGATATGTTGGTAAAGCCAATAATGTACTTGATAGGTTCAGTAACCATATGAATAGAGCTAAGAGGCACACTCCTCATAAATTAGCTTGGATAAACTCTCTGAAACAAAAAGGGTTAAAACCTATTGTAGAAGTGGTAGATGTGGTTCCAATTGACGATTGGCAGTTTTGGGAAGTTTATTGGATCTCCCAATTTAAAACCTGGGGATTTGATCTCCTTAATTATACTTGGGGGGGTGATGGAGCCACTTTTGCAAATCAAACATCATTTAAGAAAGGACGAAAGGTTCCTCAGGATACAAACACATTTATTGACTGTCAACAATGTGGGAAAAACTTCAAAATTAGTCCTAGTAGAATAGGAATAAAGAAGTATTGCTCCAAGGTATGTTATGCTAACTCTAAAAAGGGTATAAGAGCAAATCCTAATGGAGAATTTAAAAAGGGGGAAACTCCGTGGAATAAAGGTTTAACGTATAAAAATAAAAAAATAAAATGATAATAGGTTTGTCGGCTAAGAAACAGTCGGGTAAAGATGAAGTTTGTAAAATCATCCAAAGGTTAACTGCTCACAGTAGTGAAGTTACTTACTTTAATACTTGGGAAAATAAAAAATTTGCTGAGAAACTAAAGCAAATAGTAGCTCTTTTACTTGGAGTAGATAGGAGCTTACTGGAAGATGAAGATTTTAAAAATAGAATTCTTCCTCCAGTATGGGATAAATGGGAAATAACTTCTCAATTTGATACCACATATTATACAACTTATAAAGAAGCTGAGGAAAGTCATGGAGGATACTACACTCCTAAGTTAGTTAGAATGACTCCAAGAAAACTCCTTCAAGTTATTGGGACTGATTGTATGAGAGATATGATCCATCCTGAAATTTGGGTCAATAGTTTGATGTCAGATTACAAACCATTTGAAAAACCTAAAGCTCACGATCTTAAAAATTGGTCAGAGGTTTATAGACATGCTGCTTGTTCTGAATGTGGTAAACCTTTCTCTGGATATAAGAGACAATGGATGTGTAAAGAATGTGTAGAAAATGCTCCTGACAAATATCCTAACTGGATTGTAACTGATTGTAGATTCCCTAACGAAGCTAAAGCTATTAAGGAAAGAGAAGGAATTCTGATCAGAATTGAAAGACCTTGGTTCTATAGATTCCTGGAAGATACAGAAGATGGTAAGCATGAATTTTCTGATAAAGAGGATAGAACTGGTAAGGTTTATAGATTCAATGCTGGTAGATACTCTAAAGAAGAGGCAGAAGCTGCTTATAAGAAAGACATGAGACAAAATGAACCAATTTCAGAGTATGCCCTTGATAATTATCAGAATTGGGATTACACGATCATCAATGACGGAACTCTTGATGAGTTAGAACAAAAACTAATAATAATCCTTGAAAAAGAAGGAATTTTAACAAAAGATTAACTATATTGGCACTTGTAAAACTTGCAAGTGTCATTTTTTTTTCTTATATTTGCAGTATGAAAAAGATTAGAAGGTTCTTTAGAGAATTGTTTGGAAAAAATAAGCATGTCTACTCAGTTGGGGATGCAGATGTCACATTGGAAAATGTTTATAACTCTACAGTAAAAATAGAGTATAATGGAAACAAGACAGAGTTCTTAACTGACTCTGATGGAAAAGTAATTTTAAGAGTTGACCATGATAACGATAAAGTTTAATGAGCTACTGGATTTTGATCAGTCTCCTAAGAGGGGAAGACATGATTACTACGATAGTAAAGTCGTGGAGATGGAATTCGAGGTAGATGGAATACAACATTTCATCAAGGCTCACATAGATATTCACTACTCTAGATGGATTCACCCAGAAACTTCTTGGTGTCCCAAAGAAGATGAGTGTGATTTAGTTCAGTATAAAGCTGAAGCAATTAAAGGATCTAAGATAGTCAAAGGAGATGTTGTTCTCCTGTCTGACAAAGAACTTAGAAAACTATTACCTAGAATAGAAGACGAAATAATATTTGAATGAAACAGTATTTAGAGCTTGCAGAAGCAGTGAAAACAAGAGGAACCTATAAGGCTCCAGCCAGGGAAGGAATGCCTGGAACAACAAGTCTATTTGGATATCAGTTTAGACATGACCTATCTGAGGGATTCCCAATTCTGACTACAAAAAAGATTTCCTTTAAGAACGTTGTAAACGAATTACTATGGTTCTTAAGAGGAGACACAAACGTAAGAACTTTGGTAAAACAAGGTTGTGACATCTGGAATGAAGATGCTTACAGCTACTACGTTAAATTATGTTATAGAGCTGGTCTACCTACTGATGATTTATGGTCATTTGCAGAGTTTGAAGCAGCATTAAAGAATCAAGCTACTAGACTTGTAGCATTACCACCAGGTTATATACTTGGAGATTGTGGAAAACAGTATGGATGGTTATGGAGAAACTGGGAAGCAATTACAGATGATGGTCTTGGTAACTCTTACCCATTAGGAGAAAAAAATTGTGGATATATTGACCAGATTAAAGACCTTATTGATGGTTTGAAAAACAACCCATTAGGTAGAAGACACATTATCACTGCTTGGAATCCAGCAACATTAAATGATATGGCTCTAAATGCTTGTCATGCCTTAGTCCAGTTTAACTGTAGACCTTTATCTTATAAAGAAAGAGTTTTCATATTTGAGAAAAATGAAGTAAGACGGGTAGGTCCTGTGGATGAAGATAGGTTAAATAAATCAGGAGTTCCAAAGTTCAAATTAGATTGTCAGATGTATCAAAGAAGTGCTGACCTCTTCTTAGGAGTTCCATATAACATCTCTTCTTATGCATTACTTACTCATATCTTGTGTGAGATCTGTGATATGATTCCAGGAGAATTTATCCACACTTTCGGAGATGTTCATATCTATGACAACCACAAAGAACAAATTGATGAGCAGCTTACTAGGGAACCTATACCTCTTCCAGCCTTGGAAATCATAGCAAAAGGAGAAGGGTGGTCAAAATTAACTGATGTATCACTAGATCTATTGATAAACACCTTAGATTACAAAGGCTTCAAATTAAACGGGTACAAATCCCACCCAGCAATTAAGGGAGAACTTTCAACAGGAATTAAAAAATAATTATATTTAAAGATGGGAAAACAAATTTTATTTAAAGGAGATGCTCTGGAAAAATTAGCTAGAGGGGCACAACAATTCAATGATGCAGTAACGATTACAATGGGGGCTAAGGGACAGAATGTTCTTATAGAAGATGGTTTCGGGTCATCTTTACCTCATGTAACAAAAGATGGGGTTACTGTAGCAAAATCTATTGTCTTAAAAGACGTAGTAGAAAATATTGCAGCTACCATGATTAAAAACGTAGCTCTGGAGACAAATGATCAAGTGGGTGATGGTACTACTACAGCTACCAGTTTAGCTAATGCTATTATTCAGTATGGTAAAAATGCAATTCTTAAGGATGGGGTTCATCCAATTATGTTAAAAAGAGGTCTGGATACTCAGTTGCAAGAGGTTTTAAAATCTCTGGACAATTATTCAGTTTCCATAGATGACATTGAACAGACTTACAAAGTAGCTTATATCTCAGCCAATGGAGATGAGAAGATTGCAAGGATCGTAACTGATGTTTACAAAGAAGTTGGAAAAGATGGTAATGTTGCTATTGAGGTTTCAAAAGATTCCATTGAGTCATACTTTGAGAAAGTAGAAGGAATCAGTTTTAAGAATGGTTACAACAACCCTTATTACATGAACAACCCAAAAGGAACTGCCGACTTTACAGATGCTTACGTTCTAATCTGTGATTATGTTATCCATGACATGAATGAGATCCAGGAAGTTCTTAAATTGGTTGCTGCTAAAGCTCAGAACAAACCTCTTCTTATTATCTGTGAAGATATTGATATCAGAGCAGAAGAGAAGCTAATCCTAAACAAAATGAACGGTGCTCTTCAAGTAGCTGTAGTTAAGGCTCCAGAATTCGGTGACAGAAGACTTGATTACTTGGAAGATATTGCAATTGTTACAGGAGGTATCTTTGCCAGCAACTTAACAGGAATCAAATTACAAGACATCAGAGAGGAACATCTTGGAAGAGCTGCCAGAATTATTGTTGGTTCTGATGACACTTCTATCATCGGTGGTTATGGTTCTGACGAATATATTGCTGACAGAATTGACCATGTAAAACAAAGGTTGGAGAATGCCGAAGACGATGAGATTAAAAACTACCAAGAAAAAAGATATGCCAGACTAAAAGGGGGTGTAGTTGTCGTTAAAGTAGGAGGTTACTCAGACGTAGAAAAAATTGAACTTAAAGATAGGGTTGAAGATGCTGTAAATGCAGTTAAATCTTCTCTTATTGATGGAATTATTCCTGGAGGTGGAGCTCCACTTTTAAGAATTGGAGATAAAGGATTCAAAGAAACGGACCTCTCTAAAACTTCAGGAGATGTAAACAAAGGAAGACTTGTACTATTACAAGCTATTAAAGAACCTTTCAGACAGATTGTGGGTAATGCTGGTCTGGATGTTCAAGAAGTAGAAAAAGAACTCCTTAAGAAGTCTAAAAACATTGTGTATGATGTAATGTCAGAAAGCTTTAAAGATGGCTTGAAATATGGTGTCATAGATCCTGTTCTTGTAACCAAAACGGCTTTAATAAATGCTGTTTCCATTGCAGGAACTCTTCTTACTACAGGATGTACTATAAACTATGAGGCAGACAACTCTAAACCAGTTGATATTAACTTGCCTTAATTATTAATTGTTTGTTGATGGAGGGTGTGGTTTTTACTGCACCCTTTGTTTTTTTATTAAATAATGTTAAAATTTTGGTAATCTCAATTATTTTTTATATATTTGCAAAATGAATAGAGAAACATACTTATCACTAAGACGAAGAGGAATAGGGATTGAAATACTTTATGAGGCTGCTAAAGACCTATCTGGTTATACTGGGAGTCTTTATCACTTCTCAAACAGCTTTACTGCTTGGTTACAACCAGCTCAAATAAAACAGAATTTGTTAGGGAGAGTCACTGAATACTATGATAAAAAGTTTCACATCGTTCTAACTTCATACAATAATCAAAACATAAAAATTGACTAATGGCTATAGCTGAAGATGTACTGGCAGACTTACTGGAGCCAGCAAAACCACCGACACCTGTGTATATAAAAGACTCCAAAGAGCTGGTCCAGAAAGCAGCTCAGAGACTTAGAGAGTTTAAAAGTGGAAAGTTAAAGCCAATTAAGTTTAGAAAAGAATTTGTTAACCAAGCATTGTTAGGAGGACTTTTTCCTGGAACAGTTTTTGGGATAGCAGGATCATCAGGTCACGGTAAGACCACTTTGATGCAGGAATTGGAAGATGACATTTTGAATGAAGAATTAAATCCGAATGCTAAGAACTATCTTGTATTAAGAAACAACTACGAGATGTCAGTTTTCAAGCTATTCTTAAGAGCTTTAAAGAATCACTTAGGGAAAAAGATCTCAGAAATTCTTGGGACAAACCCATTTACTGAGGAAGAGGAAGCAATGTTCTCTGTAATTGAGGAAAGAGAATCTGATCCTAGGATAAAATACTTTGAGAATCCGACTGATCCTCATATTTGGTTTGAAATAACTGAAGCTTTTATTATAGCTCACCAGCATATAGAACACATTGTAATCACTATTGACCACATTGCCCTTGTTAAACAAACTATGGCAGGTAAAAAGGATGCAATTGACAACTTGATTGAGTATATCAACGTTCTAAAGAATAAATATGATAACGTTTCTTTCATAATTCTTTCTCAGTTAAACAGAAACATTGAAGAAAGAGAAAATGCTAAGAACAGTGCCCCAAAGAAAGGAGACCTTTATCAATCAGATTTCCTTTATCAATTATCTGACGTTATATTAGTCGTTCACAATCCATTTAAATTGGGAGTTCAGGAGCATATGGTTGTCCATCAAGACATGTATCCTATGTTCAATCATTATAAACTAACTCCTGAAAAGAGAACATCTCCATTTAGAACAAGAGGTTTGATCTTCTACCATTTTATTAAACTAAGGGAAGATGATGATGGTACTGTTCTAGACTTATGGATAGATGAACTGCATAAGGGTTTAACTCCAACTATGGCAACCACATATGTTGACCATGACGTTTTACCTCAGTTAGATGCTGCACCAGAGATATTTGGTAGATATGATGACTCAGAAACTAATGATCCATTTCATTAAAAATCAAAAGATATGTATATAAACTATGAACTATTATTTAAAAAGAACCTTACTCTAGGAGATTTAGATACTCTGATTAAGGTGAACCAGAAAGAGTCTGTGTTGTTAGAAGGGGTTGATTTCAGTAAGTATGTCGAGCTGGGATTAGTAACTTTCCTAAAAGCTCCCAAGGAGCCTCACTTATCTGTGAGATTAACAAAGAACGGTAAAGCTTTCCTAGATGCTCTTGGAACAAAAGATCTTACTGAAGATGTAGGAAATCTTACTAAGGAACTTATGGCTCTTTATGAGTATGATAACAAGGAAACAGGAAATGCTCTAGAAGTTCAAAAGAGACTTATCTGGTTTATCCAGGAGACAGGTTTTGGTCCTCAAGCTATAAAGTCGGTTATTGAGAACTACATATCCAGCTCTGGTGATTATACTATGAGATTGGATAATTTGATATGGAAAGGTCAGTCCTTGGCTTTCTCTATTCACTTCCATTTAAAGGAAAGTAGATTGTTTGAGCTTTTTACCAAGACTTACAACTTACCTACTCACTTCTTCATAAGCCCAACCCGAAGTTCTGAAGACCAATGGTTATGGGATTTATCACAGTTGAAGATTCCAAAGAAGGCAAACTCCGAGTTTTATTTCACTGGGAGTGCCAAGGGAGATCAAGAATTCCAAGATAAAATAAAGAAAATTCTTAAGGAAAAGATCACAAACCCATAATACTTTTTCTTATAAAGTTGTGAGTATCAGATACTATTTGTATCTTTGCAGCTTCAATTTTTGAAAAAGACAACAAAACAAGCACCTGTCGTCCAGTGACGGCTTTAAAAAGAGGATAGTGTTGGTGTCTACACATATAACTAAATCGGAAAATATGTTAAAGAAATTTTTAACAGCACTAACGATGATGTTATTCTCCTTTGCCTTTTCCCAGCAGACAGGGAAAGCAACCTTCTACCATGATAAGTACAATGGTAGAAAGGCAGCCGATGGAAGTACGTTCTATCAATCTGCCTTGACGTGTGCATCAAATGTGTACAAACTTGGTTCTCAACTGAGAATCACAAACTCGGAGAATGGAAAGAGTGTAATTGTAAAAGTTACCGACACTGGACCTTTTAGGCTTCCAAAGATCGTTGACCTTAGCAAGGCAGCTTTTTCACAAATAGCTTCTTTGAAGCAAGGCATTATCAAAGTTCTTGTAGAAGAAGTAAACTAAAAACTAGCCCATCATTAAGGTGGGCTTTTAATTTAAAAGTCTATGTTTACATTTAGAGATTATCAAAACAAAAGTCATGAGGCTAGTATGAATTTCGTAACTGGCTCTAGAAAAGGATCAAAGATTAATGTTGTTCCTACAGGTGGGGGTAAGTCCTTACTTCAGGCAAAGGTAGTTCATGATTATGGAGATAGGGCTCTTATTATTAGTCCGACAATGGAGATCTTGAAACAGAACTATCAGAAGTTTATTGACTATGGTGGTGAGGCTTCCATTTATGCAGCAAAATTGAACTCAAAAGAAATAGGTAAGGTAACATATGCCTCACTGAAAAGTATCAAAGATTTAGGGGATCTATTCAATGCAAATAAAACTAAGCTACTGATTATAGATGAATGTCATTTAAATACAGATGCTAGTGGAGGAATGCTAAAGAAGTTTATCAGTAAGATGAACCCTAAATACATTCTAGGATATACTGCTACTCCATTTAGACTCGACTCACAGACAGGACCTAACGGGTTCTCGGAGTATCTTCTTAAGATGCTGCCTTCAACATTTCCTAAAATTTTTAATGAGTTTGCTCATGTCACTCAGATTGAGGAACTTATAAAAAATAAATTCTGGGCTGATATCCAATTGGAGCAGCATGAATTTGATACTACAGGTCTTTTCTTAAATTCAACAGGAAACGATTACGATGAAAACTCAATAGCCAGTAGAAATAAAGATCAGAACATTAACAACAAGATCTACAAGAGAATCAAGCAACTTTTACCTGACAGAAAATCTATTCTGGTTTTCATGGATTCTGTTGAAAACTGTGAAATCATGAGGAATGCTCTTGGAAGCACTTGTGAAGTAATTCATGGAAAGACTAAGACTAAAGACAGGGAAAGAATCATTGAAGAGTTTAAATCTGGGATCATAAAAGTGGTTGTTTGTCACTCAACTTTAGTAGTAGGATTTGACTTTCCTGGATTAGATACCGTGATAATGGGAAGACCTACAAACTCCCTGGCAGTCTTTTACCAGATCTACGGGAGACTTGTAAGACCTTTTGAGGGAAAACTTGGTCTTTTTATTGACTTCGGAGGAAACCTAGCTAAATTTGGTGATATGCATAATATCACAATTGAGAACTATAGAGGAATAGGATACGAAGTCTTCTACAAAGATAGAATGGTTTCTGGAACTCCATTAAAAGCTGAAGAGGTAACTAAGAGACATCTTGATGAGTTAGTGGAAAGAAAGATGAGGATTGAAGCTGCAATAGAGCCTAATGTAGACCATATCTTGACCATAGGTAAACACAAGGGTAATCCTTTATCAGAAGTGCCTAAATACTACTTAGAATGGCTCCTAACGTCCAACTTACCTTTAGATACAGTAACGAAAGTTACAATACATCACATATTAAAAAAGCCTACCAGTTTATACTAGTAGGCTTTAATTTTATCTCATCCCTGCTCTATCAGGGCTTCCACCAAATGTTTTGGCTAACTCTTCTTCGTATTTAGCTTGCTCATCTTTTTCTTTCTTAGACTGCTTACTCATTCCCATCAAGGTCCATTCGTTATTAAGTCTGAAGAAGTCTGATTTCTGAGTCACTCCATGTATTGTGTCGAAATAGTGTCTTGCAAAGGTTTGTTTAGCTATCAGTTTAAATAGTTTACTATGACCTTCATAAGATCCTCTCTCTACTTCATCAAAAGAGTAGTTAGATGGTTTCATTAACTCCTTCATTGAGTTTACTGCAACAAACGGAGCTTCAATAACATCTTTCGATTGTGGGATACCAGTTATACCTACTGACATTTGTTCAGAAGCTAGTCTGAAATACATGTACCCAGCATACTGAATAGCCCAGTTATCTTTATTCTCTTCATCATCCACAATAGGAGCAATTGCCATAGCACCAACCATGATTAGAAGAGCTGAAATAGCTGCATCTACAAGAACTCTTTGTATATTCTTTTGCTGATGTGAATCAAGCTGATCATATATATTCTTAAATTCCTTATAGTTACTTACTCCTTTCTTAAACTCAAAAGCTTTGAATGTATCTTTAAGATACGTTGAAAGTGAAATATAAGATCCTTCCTCATACTTGTGAGTATTTAGGTTGTAATGCTGACTCTTCCATCTGTTTTGCATGTTGATAGTAAACCACTCTCTGTGTCTTAAAGCAAATCTAAGCAATGCATTTCTAGAAGCTGTAGACTTGTCATACATTGGCATCTTAGCATCTATCTTAGCAACCAGGTTTTCAGTTCCTGAAGTGATCTCATTTTCCATGTACTCTAATTCATTGTCAATCTTGCTTTGATCATCTCCATACATTTCATTCCATAACCCCTTGAATTTGTCAGAATATGAAATCACTCCATTTTCTGTACTCACGTTTTTAGCAACTGAGTTATCTTCAAAAGATTTCCAAGCAGCATCCAGCTCTTTCGGTGTGTCGAATTCTTTTGAATTTAATCTTTTGAAATCACTGAAGTTCATCAACTGGTGAGAACCATCTTTATTAGTCACATATCTGAAATCATGAAGTACACCATACATAGCACTAGGTGCATAAGGGTGGGTCATAAGTTCTGTCAATGTGTGAGCTGCCCCATGAAGACCATCTTTAAACAAAGTTCTTAGAGCCTGATTATATTGTGAACCATTTAATCTCTCAGTCAATCTGAATAAACCAAACTTTTCTCCAAGTAAGTAGATCTCACTTGTTTTTTCAACTTTACCAGTTTCAGTCATAAAGGCTGGCTGGTTTGCCATATATCTTTTAGATCCCCACTTATAAGAGTCTGAAGGTATATAATCTCCAAGAATTCCTTCAGTTAAACTGAATGTAAATGCTGAAGTACCTGATGTGATAGATACGGCAGGGTTTAAACCTACGTTGATCAAACCTTGGTAAGAGTCAAATGATCTTAAAAAGTTTGTCAAATTCACTGACTTCCCAAATAGAGGAACCTCTACCTTATTAAGTTCAGCTACACCCAGTAGGTTGACCTTTCTATAATCCTGGAACCATTTATAAGCTCTGGAATTCTTAGCCTCTTTTCCTATGAATTTCTGCTTATTTAACATAAGCTGCTCCAACTGATTTGATTTAGCAAGAACTTTCTGTCTCTCGGTATAGAGGTGAGCATTATGAGTGTGGGTCATTAACCCATACATTACATCTTCAGTAACGTCTTCCAGATTCTCAATGTTTCTTACATTTAAAACAGGAACGGTAAGATTAGATAGCTCTCTACCATTTGAGTTGATATCTCCATCAACTGTTTCCCCATACATCATTTTATCTACTGTGTTACTCCAACCATCTCTCAATGCATTCTTGGCTGTAGTGATTACGTTTCCTTTAGCTACTTTAGCTGCTTTTTCTAGTGTAGTCTTTCTTACTTGGAATCTCTTAAAGGAATTTTCAGTATTTTGTAATCCTTGATTTTTTAAAGCTTCAAACTTACTTTCAACAATTAAATTAAGAGCCTCAAGTTCATTTGCTTTCTCTGTAGTAGTTCCAGCAGATGAAATTTTACCTGTTCTTTTATAAGCATCCATATCAACATTAAATTCGTTAATGAAATCCTGATTGCTGTAAGTAGATAACTTAGGCTGTCTAGATCCTCCCATATACTGACTCCCTGGGGAATTTTTCACATAGTTTGGATTATCTGTAAATGGATTCTGGTCCTCCATCCATTCAACCTCTGCATTAACACTTAAGTATTGAGATAGGTTAATATTTACTCCATCCTTATTGGTAAAAGTAAATTGAGGTGTTCCTCCATTTCTTCCTTTCTCTATATCTTCAAGAACAGCAGATAAAGTAACAATGTTTCCATTACTATCTACGATCTCTCCTGTTTTAAGCATATCATAGAATTCAGAGAATCCCTTTGGTGCAAACCTTTTGAAATAACCTAAAAGTTTTGATTTAGCAAATCTTGAATCAAGTGCTTCACCTCCTCTAGCTTCATACTCAGTAATAGCTCTCTGAATCTCAGAGTTTGTTGCCTTAGGATCAAGTCCTAATAGTCTGGTAGTTACATATTTAAAGTTTCCAGTAATAGGGATGATTCCAGTTCTCTTGAAATCTCTAAACTGCTGATTGAACAATGTTACTTTGTTTTTGTTCAAAGCTGTCATATGTCCCATCATAAATTCCATCTCAGTAAGAGAAGGTTGCAGCTTAACTGCTTCTGCCAAAGCTTTAATGTAAGCTTCGTTAGCTGTAGATTCTGTTTCTAAAACTGGTGTTAGACCATCCTCAGATTCCATCTTACTATTTAGCTCAGAATAAAGTGATTCTATATCCTGCTCCAAATCTTTAAATGACGTAAGCATTGCTGTAGACATAGACTCAACATCAATCTCTGAAGGGTTGGCTGGATTACTAAACTGCTTTAAGAAAGCAGATCTATTGGAAAGAAGTTTTTCTAGCCTGGCAGCCTGAGCCATCATAATGTCAGCCTCTTCTCCAACTATATCATTTGAAGCTATATAGTTCTCAACTTTTTGAGAAGCTTTCAAGTTATTTGTTTTAATAGCATCCCAGAATTTCTCATTGAATGCAAGTCCTGAGTTCTTGTTAAAGAATTCAAAAGCCATTCTGTTAGCCTCAGCCAACTGTGGTCCTTGCTTTCCCTCAGTCATGTTACTCAAAGCTTCAAAGAAACTACCTGAAATACTTCTCTTGTTTTGATCCTTACTTTGGTTCATATAATAAGCATTCATTGCTTGATATGATCTTGCAATTTCAAGCTCAGTTCCTGTCTTCTCTTCCTGAGTAAGTGGATCAATTAAAGATGAAGCTTCTTTTCTTTCCTTCTTGATTGTGTTTAACTGTTGTCTCTCAGTCTCAGACATTTGAGAATAATCCACAATTCCGTTCACATTATATGGCTCCTTGATCTCTCTTCTTCTTCTAGCCCACTCAGCCATTTGTTGTTTAACAACATCTGGAATAACCATTGCAATCTTTGTTCCGTCTGGAAGAGTTACTCCGTTCTCAATAGCTTTGAACATATCATCTCTTAACTTGGTGAATGAACCATTGTAAGGAGTTTCAGTATTATCTTCTAGCCATTGTTTGAATTGCTCGTTGTAATTTCTTCTCACTTCATCAGAAAGGTCAATTTCTTTTGGATACCCATCTGAACCAATTTGATCAGTACTTGTAACAGGTGTTAGAGAAGATGTTGCTGGATCATTAGCTAAAGCCTCATTATACAACCTTACTTTCTCTTGCTCGAAAGCTGCATCAAATTTGGCATAGTCTACAACTGATCTGAAATAGTTAGTCAACTTTCCATTAGAGTCTCTCTGCATCAGTCTATCTAACTTATCATACATTCCAATGTCTTTCAGTTTTTGAGATAAAGCATTGAAAACTTTCAAGTCTTTATTTCTCACTGTTGTGTACATTCTATTCATCATCTTACTTAAAAGAAGTAAGATTGGGTTGCTGGCATTCTGCATGTTTCCAAAGTTAGCCATTAGCATGTTTACATCATGGATCTTTGAATTTAGCTGCATCTGAAAATCATCTCTTACCTTTTCTGGCAATCTGAATTCTGTCATAAGCTGCTCAACCATTTCTTCTCCTCTTTGTGTGGTTAAGTTTTTCAGTTCTCCACTTAAAGCCTGAATATCGGAAGAGTATGAATTGATCTTGTCAATCAAACTGGTTGCTGTCTTTTTATCGGCTGCATCCAGGAAATTATAGTTTAACAGGTTGTCTCTTAATGTAGATAGATGAGCAAGGTTCTCTGTAGTAAGGATATCAGCAGATACTGCCTGTGGTCCCATAAGGATAGGACTTACTTTCTGCCCCTTTCTCTCTAGTTCCATAGCCTTCTTAACCTTTCTATTTACATCTGAGTATATAGTATCTACCATGTCTAAGTATGTGGATACTGATTTTAAGGTATCAGATGCTTCAATTTGACTCCTAAGAGTATCCATTCTCATCTGAAGACCTCTACCTGTACCCTCTTTTTGTAATACAGCAAGTTGTTTCTGCATTAAAGTAACAGCAGCATTCAGATTATTACTTAAAGTAGATGGTTTTGCACTATAAAATATGTCGAAATTACTACTATTTAGATTACCTGCATCAAAATTGTTTGCAAATTTCTCTTCTTCAAGAGCACTTTCAGTAATTCTATTGACTAGATTGTTTAAAGTTGTCTTGGTTCCTTGAGAAAAATAGTTTTTTATGGTGTTAATGAAGTTATTTACTAATCTCAAAGCTCTGTCATACATAGATGACTGTTGATTATTCAAGATAGAATTGGAAATAATCTTTCCTAATACCTCTCTTCTTACTTTATTTGTAAGTTCAGCACCATTTAAACCTTCATTTTGGTATAAATTAAAGTAAAAATTAGATTCATCTACCCACTCTGGAGAGTTTTCTACTAATGGTAGTACAGAATTGATCTCATCCTGGTTATTATATGCCTCCACTAGGAAGTGAGATACCTCCTCAGAAAGATTTTCTAAGGTATTACCTGTTTCTGCTAGGGCTACTACTCTTTGTGTAAGGTCAGATAATGCCTCTACTGATGGATCTACACCATTCTTCTGCTTATAATTGGCTAAATAGTTAGATAAAGAAGTTACTTTTACCCCTAAGTTATTAAGGATTTTTAATAAACTCTTTTGTATACCCTCCTTATCAGTATTACTAAGTATCTTATCGACATCCACTGTAGAGGTAGAATCGTATTCATTATCAATAAGGTTGTTAAGGGCTCTATCAAGTAATAGGTTAGGTCCTGTTTGAGAGTCTATATGTTGGTCTAGTTCCAGGTTATTGATGACTTGGAATTGGTTATTGTTATCCAGAATTACAGTTTCGTATTGCTCATTGTGTACTGGGTACTCGTTTGAGTCCACAACTGTGTAGTCCTCCTGAATATAATCAGTTAGAACATTATCAGTAAGTTTATCTCTTAATGTATTTTTCTCAATAGAGAATCTGTCCTCAGCTTGGTTTAGTTGCTGAAGAGCCTCCACATTGTTGAAACTAATAGTTGTGATGTTATCTCCCTTCCCTTGTAGTCTATACTCATTTTCTATCTTAGATCTTGATGGAGAAAGAACACCACTTAAAATAAGGTTGTTTACTTTACCAGCAAGTGTATCAGGAGAAAGTTCAGAACTAAAAGAATGTAATGGAACCAAGTCCCCATTTACTTCAAATCCTGCTGTTATAATTTCTCCAGCACCTTGAGATAAGGCATCATAGTAATTTCCTACAATGTCTCCGTTACCAAGTTGAAATTTAAGAACAGGTTCTGTAGAAGAGTATCTATCAGCAGCAGCAGCTACTGATGTTTGAAAATCTTCTGCTTGAGTTTTTAGGTAAATATCTAAAGCCTCCCTAACGTTATTTACATACGGAAGAGAGGCAATTTGTTTAAATAATTCTGACTCAACTCCGTTGAAATCTAAAACTTTTTGTAAGATTCCTGTAGGAGTTATAGTTATTGTACAGCTCATTAAAAATAATTTTATGCAAATATAAGAAAAAATTTTGACATATCAAAACAGATAACAAAAAATGTTACTGCTAACATACTCTGTTTTCTAGCATTTTATTAGTCGTTGCTTCACTTATCTTTGACTTGTTTGTAAGACTTGAATCGGTATTGCTTGACTCATAAGTCTCAATTTTTATTTCTGTGTTCACCATCGGTTTAGATGTATTCATCACATAGTAACTTGGATCTGAGACACTATTTAAGAGAGAATAAATCCCCACTCCATCTCTGGCATCAGTAAGTTCGTAAATCCCATCATTAAGCTTTATAAACTCTTCTACGGCATTTTTTACAATTGCTGTAGTAGTATCTACCTTAGTATATGGTTTAGTGAACTTTTGAAGGGTTTCTGGGCTATTTACCACATAGTCTCTCCTATCCTGAATATCAATCAAAGCTTCATCCAATTGCTCTGGCATCAGGAATGCTAATGAGTCATCTTTACTCACAGCACTATAAGCTTGAAGTGTAGGGAAGATTCCTTCTTCAGAAAGCAAGGTAAGTACTTGATTCTTAATCAGTGGGTTTGTTGTGGTAAACGTCAATCCCCTGTTTGTAATATCGAAATACTTATAAGCTGCATCAAATAAAGGAGATTCCATGATCTTCTCTTGCAATTGTTTAGTATAGAAATCTGATATGAAGTCTGAAGTTAAATAGTCCAGGCTTTCGATATCAATATCCAGAATTGCTTTCCTTGACATAAAATCCATTATATCTTGGTTTCTAATGGTGTTCTCTGGCATCTTTAACAGAATTTTGTATAGAGTTAACTGCTTAGCTGAATCAAAATCTGCATTGCTATTTATAGAGAAATTGGGGTCCATTTGTCTTGAAACTATTTGGCTTAAACTTCCTTTTATTCCATTCTCATTATTCAAATTAAATAGTCTGGTAAAGTTATACCCTGAATCTGTCTTAAGTCTCATCTCTTCCAAAATTGGATCTGGTAGGATTGTGATATCCTGTTGAAGGCTGGTATAGGTATCATCTAACATATCAGCAAATGAATTATAGATTGCTGCCTTCTGATAAAGATTATCTCTAAATTTAACATAACCTCCTGATTGGAACATTTCTATTTCTCCTAGTCCTGTATCTATCATAGAAAGGTTTCTCCCTTTATCAGTTCCAGAGATAGGAATGGTCATTTCTGATGGAGTTATATCTTGTCCAAAGAAATCGGCTATATCACTGCTGATGTCATAGATATCAGTGTTGGATACATCATTCATTTCTGCCTTAAATAAAAAGTCATCAACAACATCCAGAATACCTAAAATCTCTTCTCTACTCTTTGAGTTGTAAGAGTTGGCTAATCCATATAAATCAATGTGATTAAAGGCTGCCTGTAGCTCCAGATTTTTAAGAATGGACTCTACAGCTTCATTCCCATACCAATCATCCAAAGGAATATTTCTAAGAACATCTACTGAATTGGTAAAACTCTCCTTAGACTCTCCTACTCTCAAAGTATTTAGTAGAGCTGGAGCCAAGTCATTATTTAGTTTAGGAACAATCATTCCATCCATCTCTGAGAATACAGGTACAATCTTAGAGTTCCTCACTATGTCTTTAGCATAGTTGTAGGCTTGTGGATTGTCTAATATATAATCCTTGATATCTATGTTATCCATAGCTTGAATCCTTGTCTTGAAGTCAGCATCTGTAGTGTAATTTCTGACATTAGATAGAATATAGTCTCTGACATCTTCTGGAAGATAATTCTTGAACTTTCCTATTCCTGTAGTCTGAGTTGAATCTTGAACTACAAAATCTTTATACGAAGAATTATCTGTGAACAAATTTGGAAGAGAGTTACCTTTTCTCAAAGAATTTCTCAACCTATTAATAAACTCTTTTATATTAGCTCTGAAAGATGGAAAAGTCATTAGATTATTGATCTCAGGGTCTGTGTACAATCCTGATTCTCTTAACTTACTTCTCGAAACTTGGAATAAACCTTGTCCAGTAAAGAATGTTCTTTGTAGCTTTCCTAATAGAGTATCTGCATTCTGTATGTTTAGAGTCTGAAGATTGTTTGATAAGTCAGTTATGTCTTGGCTTGATAATGTCTCAGTAGTATTCAAATTGTTGATGTACTTTAACACATCTGATAAAGCAGGTTCTTTTTCTCCAAGGTTTAAATCCTTAGTATACTCCTGGAACTTATATGTATTGGCAACAGCCCATATATCAAGAGCCTCCTCCTGATCATTAGTGTGGGCATAAGCCTCTCTATACAGAGAGGACTCATTACCCAGGTTATTTAATACTCTGATTACATTATCTGTATCGAAGTCTCTAAAAATTCTACACTTGTTCATTAGTCTAATTCAATATTACATTCATTTTCTTCAGTATTTTCCTCCACACTATTTTTAATAGGGGAATTATCACTGATTACTTTATCATTACTTAATTCTGAAGTAAATTCAGGCACTTGATTTAGTGCATACTTTATTTTTGGACCAATAAATGGTTCGTTATTAAGGTCAATATCAATCAATGCATTGTCAATTAAAGTTTGTGCCATGTTTCTAGAGTTTAAAAACTCTTCCACAGATGGATAATACTCTGAATCAGCTATGATATCTCTAATTTGGCTTACATAATCATCTGAATAATTCAATGAAGTAAGTCTATATTTAGGTGAGACCTTGTTATCAGATAAGAATTCATTGATATCATTAATGTATTGACTGAAATCTTTACTCTTATTGTTAGCTAGATCATCAAATTGAGATACTATAACTCCACTGTCTAAAGATTCCTTCAATGAAATAGGGTAAATTATCTCTTTTCCATTGTGTTTAAAGATAACTACTGGTACTTTTCTACCTGTATACCCCTTATCTCTCATTATACTCTGTGCATAATTGTATGGAGTATTGTATCTAGCCCCTGAATTAAAGGTTAACTCGTTGAAACTAACATACCCTATATCCATTATCTTACTAGGGTTAATACTATTATCAGAAGAATCCCTAGAGAATTCATATAATACCTTACCTGTATCTGTTGATGAAATATTAGGAACACCCATATAAACAATTTGGACAGGTATAGTGAATGGAGATCTAGCACTTGTGTATCCACTTTGTTCAAACCTATCAAACATGTTACTTCTTAAGTAATCCATATTCACAGCATTTGTTCCATTTGAATTACTGAAAGCTTTTACAACTCCAATAATATTGCCACTTTTATCTTTTGATACAATAACCATGTTGTCCTTGAACTCTTTTCTTAGTGCATCATATTCTTTCTGTTGTGCATCAGAAAGTTTTGATTTACCAAGTTTCTTTTCAAGATTTCTTACAATCTTGTCATAAGGAGTTTTATTAAAATCTACATTTAAGGTGATTCTTATTTCCTTATTTCTTGCCTGTAAGGTAGATATCTCATTCTCAAATTCCTGGATATTTCTATCCTCTACAGTTGCTCTATCAGTAAGTGGGTAAACCACATCCCTATTATAAGCTGCTCTATCTTGTACTACTGCATCATTTGCCTCTTCAATTTGTTTATTTAGTGCATCAAGAAGAGTTTGTGAAGATTGAATGTTTGCTTTTAAAACATTAATCCTAGTTGTATTATCTACAGCTTCTGTAGCCATTACTAGAAGAGGTTCATACTTAGCTCTGTCTTCTTCTGAAACTGAAGATAAGAATGGTCTCATTCTCTCTAAAAGTCTCTGATTATATTCAGAGTTTAATTCGACTTCAAAAGATAATGCATCTCCTGGAGATAATCTTTGAGCAGCATTACTATCAATAAGTTGAGCTAGATCATAATCTGATCTCACTGGGACCTGAGTTCCATTTACATCCATAGTTAAGGTATAATATCCTGAACTCCCGATGATGTTATCTGGGTTAAATCTTAATAAAGAATTTTCCTCAATAGTTTGAAGATCTCCTTGAGGAAGAATTATTCTTCTGGATTTATCTAGTTGAAAAGAAATTCTTCTTACTTCTCCTTCAGGACTGTTGAAAGTGACTCTTACAACCTGTCCTTCATTAATAAGATCATTAGCTTGAGATAAATCTACTTCGTTGTTATCAACATCTATAGTTGCTGCATCTTTATCTCTTAGTACTTGTTCAATTAGTAAAGCTGGGGTTATGTTTGAAATTGATACTTCATTATTTTGATTTGCTCCTGTGAAGGTTGCAAAATCATAATTGTTAAGTACAGTTGGATCTCCTCCCCTTGTTCCTCTGCTAAACTCATCAGTAGGTGCTTCTGTTGTTACAATTGTTGTCTCACTATCAGTAAGAGGACTCAATTCAGTTTCAGTATTGAAGTGCTCATTTTCTAGGAAGTTTCTCTGTTCTAAGACATCTGATAATCTGACAGGTGTTCCATTATAATCTAAAACTCTTCCTTCAACTAATCCATACTTATTAATAAGGCTTTTCATTTGAGCTAGTTTAGCCTCATCTTCATTTGTTTTGTCTTCCTTGCTGAATAGTTCTTGATAATCATTAAATAGCTTGGAAACCTTTTTCGGATTTAAATCAAAGTTATCAACCGTTTCGACATTTAATTCTCTCGAAGCATTTTTCAACTCATCAATAACACTCTCAATGAAATTGTTTAATCTATCAAGTTCTGTATTAATTTGGATAGTTCTTGATTCAGTAGGCTTTTTGGTCTCTTCTAGGATTCTATCAACCTCATCAAGTTCTGCCTGTCTTTGTGCTTCAAGCTCTCCTACCTTACTCTCCATTTGGGCTAATCCTTCCTCTAAAGTAATGGAATCATCCAGGGCATCAATATCTTCGGCAACTGAGTTTGTCTGATTAATAAGAGTGTCATATCTCTCGTTGATCTCAGCCTTTCTATCCTCAGCAATTTTGTTTATTCTTTGTTCTTGAGCAAGTTGTGAATTTCTTAATGGATCTCCAATGGTAGAAGGAGTTATTTCAATTTCAGCTCTTATCTCTTCTATTCTATCATTGAGTTTTTGTCGTTCTTCCTCGTTTGTTTGAATAGCATCATAAACTAATTGTTGGTTAGGTGAAAGGGTATTCCCACCAGCCAGGTCTTGAGCAATATCTTCGAATATTCTTTGATATGTTGGAGAAGAAGTATCTAAAGTCATATTTCCCTCCTCATCCTGATTTACAATATCTTGAAGGTCTTCTTTAGAAATAACATCGGGCTCAACTTCATTCAAAGTATTATCATCCTGAATAGATTTACCCATTCTAAGTATTTCAAAATTAGTAGTATACGTGTGTAAATCATACTTTGAAATAACTCCAGAATCAAGATTTTCCTTTAATTGTTTTAGACCCTCCTTAGAAAGTTCATCGAATCCTGATTCATTATTGTTGATCCAATCCATGTTGTCAAAGATTGCATCATATTTATTTCTATTGAATAATCCTTTACCTATGTTATTGATGTAAGCTGGATCAGCAACCATTTGAGCAGCCTTAGCAAAACTTCTCATTAGCCCCATCTGTGTCTTATAAGCTCCAACTAAACTCTGAATCATATCAGCTTTATTTCTGTCAGTTGCAACCTCTTCTTCTGTTTTTTCAGTAGTATCTAATAGATGTTCAATGTATCTGTCTAAACTCTTTAGATTAGCCAAAACATCTGAAGATTCACTATCAGCTATGTTTAGGTTAACTGCATCAAAGAACTTACTTGCTGGATTACCAAATGGTAATGAAGGGATTGATTCCTTTGAATTTAAGATGTTGGTTAGAGTTGTAATTCTGTTGTTAACAGAATCCATTTCACTCTGAACAGCAGCTAGCTTATTATTGGTTCTATCCAGTTCTGAAACAACTGCTTCATTTTCTCCCTGTCTTTGTGGTTTAACCACTTCAGTAGAAAAGTCATTTAATAGTTCATTGTGTCTACTTTCCAGTTCTTCTAATTGTTTTTGAAGATCTTCAAGCTCTGACATTCTTCTCTGTTGAACACCTGACAAATTGGCATAATAGTTCATCGAGTCAGCAATACCATTAATTCCAACTGTCTGCTCAATTGATTGAGCCAGGTTGTTAGCATTGTCGGCTGAGTGCATACCTTGGAAAAAGTTTAAAGCAGCCATCTCAGTAATCTGAGTAGGGGAGAAATAACTCTGGTTTGATCCAAGATTAAGAGATTCTGCCATGTCATAGGCTGCATCAAAAGCCTCAACCATGTTATTCAGATTATCCTGAGTCTGTGTTTTGAAATCATTGATTTGATCCTGACTTCTAAAGTTGTATAAGTTGGTTAATGCATCCTCTGGAATATTCTCAATCATGGTATCCATATCGAACTTATTAGATTCAGATAATCCTGCTCTTCTTTCTGCTGAAAGTTTTGCAAAGATTGCATTCTGATAAGCTAACTGAGCCTGCTCCAGATTTCCACTTGCTACATACTTCTTACTTAAATCAGAGTTTATAACTTGCTGGTTTAAAGCACCTATTCTGTCTCCCATTCTAGCTGTAGAAACATTTGCAAGGTTGTTATAAATGGCTTGCTTGTTTAAATAGTCTTCCTGAGCTTCAACAAATTGTCTTTGAGTTTCATTTAAGTTCTGAACATTTCTGTTGATGTTAGAAACTTCTCTGGAAACTGCTCTTTGATTTAAAACATCAAATCCCCCTCTTGCTCTTACAGTTCCTCCTGCACCAACGATCATACCAATCATGATGTCATTCCACCCTGCCTCAGTTGTATAGGTATTTACAAATGATTCTCCAAAAGCATTTAAAAGAGATTTGTTGATTTCTGTAGCTTGAGGGTTAAATCTAGATTCTAGATAACTTTTATGTGTATCAGAAATTACGTGCTGGATACCTTCTTCCCAAAGACCTTCAGTAGCTGGTGCTTCCAAAGCTTTAAGAGCTCTATATCCTAACTTCTGTATTTTAGTTCTTTGTACAGCTTCCCAAACGGCTGATTGAATTCCTTTCTCAGAAACTTCACCAATAGTTTGTTTAACTCCCATTCCAAAAACTCTGTTGATAGAATCTTCTAAAAGTCCTTTTTTAACAACCCTATTTAATCCCATTGCATCCCCAAACTGTAACCAGTTAGATAATCCTACAACAGCAAGGTTAGCAGCAAACACTCCGTTACCAGAGTCTCTGTTTGCTTTATCAAAGTTAGCAATTTCTTCTGAAGATGGTAGTCTACCAAAAGCATTATTATAAGCTTTGATATAATTTTCCTGGGCTTCATTCATGGCTCCTCTAGCTTCTAATCCTGATTCTGGGGAAGCACTCGTTAATAGGGTTACCATGTTTCCAGCCATAGATTTAAATGTTTGTGCTTTAAGTTCTGCTCTAGCAGCATTCTTAAACCCATTTAGTAAAGCTTGTCTACCTAATGCTTGGGTTTCTCCTTTAGCAGCAGCACCTATAGTCTCAGCTAAAAATGCTCTGGAAGCAGCTCCTGTAGTAGCCCCTCCTAAACCTACAGCACCTAACCCAAGTCCTGTAGCTCTACCAATACCAATAGCTCCAACCATAAAACCTACAGCAGGAGCAACTTGTTCGAACCAAAGCTCACTATGAGCTAGTTTTCCTATTAAAGATGAATTATCATATTCTGAAGAGTGGTAAATTCTATTAGAACTTTGTGAACTCTTATCATAATCATCCAATAATTTAGTGAATTCATTGTTGAAAAGAACATTTAAACTTCTCTCAGAAATAGCTTGAGGTAAATATGCAATCGTTCCCAGTGTTCCTAGAGTTAAACTATCTGCTGAGTGAACTAAATTCATCAAACCAGCACCAGCTCTACCACCAAAACCTTGTTGAGCATACTTCATGTCCTGATCAGAACCAAATTTGTTTCTTACATATCCATAACCTATGTTTTTTGAAACCTGGTTTCCTTCTATTCCACCTAAAATTCCTCCAACTACACCTCCAATAGCTGCACCAATTGGACCACCAAGAGACCCAACAGCTGCACCTGTAGCTGCACCTGCAAGAATACCTCCACCAATACCAATAGCTCCTGCATTACTTTTATCTAAATTAGCCCAGCCCTCACCCATCTGAGTATAGTACTCATCTACGTTAATTCTGTCACCAATCCAGGACTCAGAGTTATCTTGGTATGAGCCAAACGGATCAACCTTCCCACCCCCAGGAACTCCTCCACCATTAAGTGAAAAACTTGCAGCATTTAAAGTAGGTTTGTATATAGAATTAAAATCGGGAGTCTTCAGCTCTGAAACTCTTTTTAGAGAGGCTGATAAAGACTCATTCCCAAAGTCATAAGAGACAGGGTTACTTAGCACTTGGTTTGCTAAATTAACACTCTCACTCACTCCATTAGAAGTTATTCCCATTACTGGGTCAAATCCTGATGGTGAAGCATTATATAGGTCTTGTGGTGTATTAGCCATTTAATAATTTTTGTATTTCTGGAGTAAGTTCCAATTTTCCTGTAGTCTGATAATTTGTTAAAATCTTTCTTAATTCATTTCCTATAACTTTAGAATAAGAAACTTGTGGAACCCACTCATTAAGACTGGCTTCTTTATCCAGACTTCTTCTTTCTCCTAAATTTAGGGTGGCAACTTTTTCTCCTTTTTTGTTAACGATACTTACGTATCCCTTTCCATCTCTGGAAGCAGCAGAATGGTTAAAATATACAGATGTTTTGAAATTACCCATAACTTCTTCAGATAGTAAAGTATCTACTAAAGAATTCATAGTGTCTCTTTCTTCTGCATTTTTCATACCAATTATTCCTAACTGCTGTTTTATAGTTTTTTTGGCAGTCTCTCCATCTAAATAAGATGTATCAAATGGATTAGTTGCCATTCTTTTTACTGTATCTACATAAGCATCATAGTTTCTAGATCCTGGATCAATAAACTTAACAGTTGGAGAGTATAATGGTTTTGTTCCAATGTTAGCCAATGTCATTTTGTCAGGGGAATTTCTCACTGATCCTAATGAAGGAATCACACTGTATAAATTTTGTTGTGTAACAGTAACTGTATTTGGAGTGATAATATTATTCTTATCTGCATCTTTGGACTTTGAGAAATATGTAATTTGATACTTACCATTCTTCAGATCCTTAATTTTGAAAGCAGAGTCAGATTCAAGGATAGGAACTTCCTCAGATCCTTTAGCTTCATCAGACATTGAAATAAGAGTCTGAAGATTTCCTTTATTTTTATTAGTCACTACTATATTAGCTAGTCTATCAGAATAGATTCCTGGAGCAAGTTTCTTAGCTTCTTCAATGAATTGCTCATTTTCAGCAAATCCTCTTTTCATTCCTCTAGCCTCAGCCTGTTGAGCCCTAGCCTTAGCTCCTCTATACCCAGCAGATGCTTGGCTCCAATCATTAAACAAATCTGTATAAGTTTGTTTAACTTGGACCAATCTACCATTATCAACTGGTAAAAAATCAAGTGCAGAAAAGGCATCAGCTCTTGATAATAGTTTCATAAAGTTTTGTGCTTGTTGAGCACTAACTGTATCTAGTCTACCACCATTTTGTTTAAATTGTGATATGGCAGCCACAGCAGCTTGCTTTTGATCAGCATCAACATTTCTATTTCTACCTGAAGCAATATCATCTACAGCAATCATAACCTGTCTTGCAAAGTTATTCTGTGCTTGATACTTGTTACTTAAGTCAGCTTTCCAAGAGTTATGAGCCGATTCTAATTGCTCTGGTAATGCTTCTGAAGGGTTAACATCCTCAAACACTACACTATTTAAATCTCCTGTTCCCTTTTCTTTGGAATCAGAACTTCCGTCAGCCTTGGCAGCTTTAAGCCCTATCTCCATTTCTTTAAGCTCCAGTTCCCTTGACTTAATAGAAAGATCATTTTGATACTTTTGATTCTCGAAAGCTTCCTTTCTACTTTCTCTTGCTTCATTAAGAACAGAGAAGTAGTAATCGTCTTTTTTATATTCTACAGATTGTGTTTGTAACATACCAAGTGCCATACCTGATCTGTTTGCAATCTTTTGTTTTTCAAGATAAACTAAAGCTCCAACTGGATCTCTTTGTATATTATCTCTCATTGTAGAGGCAGACAGAACATCATTCTCTAAAGCTTTAACCTGATCTTGAAGTTTAGTCCTTTCGGCTGCTGTAATATTACCAGTAAGTTGTGACTTTACATTAGCCAATTCCTTTGATCTTTGGTTGATCACATTAGAGTATCCAGTAATTGTTGGCTCTAGGGAATTTTGAATATCTCTGAATCCATTTGTGCTTCCCCATGAGTTAATCTTTAACTGGTTGTCAAATTTATTTCCTAAGTATCCCATAGCAATCTGTCTTAACTCGTTGGCACTTTTACCATTAAGTGTGACTTGAATCATTTGTCCTGGATTATTTGGGTCTGGGATCATAGTAACTCCATCTCTGGAATTCTTTTGAATATCAGATAAAAATTTATTTACGTCCCCTTCAACATCTTGATAGGGACTATATGTTAAGCTCCCCTGCATTCTTGCCCCAAGTTCAGTACTTTGCATATACTGCTGTGCTGGGGACATGCCATAAGCCTCGTTTAGTGGATTGTATAGTTCAGGGTGTTTCTCCTTTAGTTGTGAGACTTCATCTTGATAAGCTCTAATTTTAGCAGTCTCTTGAACTGCTGTCATAACGTTATTATCCAAGACTTGACCAATGTGGTTAGTGATGGAGGTTACTACAGAATTTTGTGATAAATCCTGAGGTCCCAAAGCATTAGCCGTATCAACCAGGTTTCTCAATTTTCCATTTAAATAATCCCTGTCAACTCCTCTTGCAAGTTGTAGTGATTGATATTTATCTATAATTGATTGAACCTTAGCTTGATTGGCATCATACTTCTGTTGTTTGAACATAAGAGCCTTCAATGTAAAGTCTTGATCTGTAGGGTCTATCCACCCTTGTCTTGCTCTAAAAACTGAAAATGCATTAGCCATTTAAAAATATTCTAAAAATAATTATTAACTACAATAAAAAATGCAGCCTTGAATAAGACTGCAAATATAAGAAAAAATTTTGACTTATCAAAATCTATGATAAAAATTATTATGGTTTCTTAGTGACAGTTGTTGAACCTGAAACTACATTTCCATTTTTGTCTGTTTTAGTAGTTTTCACTACTTTAGTTCTACCATTAACATCCTGCATGATTGTATCTCCTGTAGCCGTTAGTCCAATAGGTGTGGCAGTGGATGCATCGAACTGAATACTACCATCAGCTCCCACTTTGAAATTCTCAATCATGTCATTAATTTGTCTATCTTTTTGAAGATATCTAAATCTACCTAATTGGTTTCTTTGAAGAGCTTCTTGATAATCTCTCATATCAGCCTCCTGGTTAGCTTCTGTCTTCATCCAAAGTTCATCAGAATACCTTGCATTATTTAGTCTTGCTTGTTCTTCTGCATTCGATTGTCCAAGGTTAGCCTGTTGAGTCTGGAATTGATTCATAGCATTTTGAACTGAAACATTATTAATTACATCAGCAATACTTTTTTGAGTGTTTGCTGAAATATTTGTTTGAGCAGCAGCTCTTTGAGTATCTGTTAATCCATCCAATTGAGTACTAGCAGTACTAGCCTGTCTATTGATCTCAGCCAACTGTTGGTCATATCCTAATCTCACTGGGTCCAATCTATCTAATCTTGTTTGATATAGAGGAATTGGTGAGGCTGGAGTCGGAGCTACAGGTCTTTGAGAAGGTAAATAAGGTGGAACATAAGTTTTCTTAGCTGGAGCTTGATAAGGAGTTACGTTATTAGGTGCTGGAGCTTTTTCTTCTGGTACTTTATTACCTGTCTGAGGATAGTAGAAAACAATTTTACCATCTTTAGTTTTTTGAATAGTTCCATCATCATTGTACTGAGCATAAATCTTTCTACCATCAGCATCTGTCAGTTTATCATATTGTCCTGTCAGATTGTTGTAGTCCTCTTCATTTAAATCCCCAGGAAGCACTGTTACACCTCTGTGTCCTGCTAAACCATCCTCATAACCTTGAGTGATAAAGTCTTGAACATTTGACAATTTCTTTTTATCAGCATCAGACAATTGTTTGAAGGAAGTTTTATTTCCAGCATCTTTTACACCTGCCTCTTTCAATAAAGCTCTATGTTTATTTGTAAGTCCCATTTCTCCATTCTCAATTAGTTTGTTTAACTGAGGATTAAGTAGGTTTACTACATCTTTTTGATAATCTAAGTGAGTTTGTCTATTAGTAGGAGTTTGTCCTAAATATTGCTGCCACTTATTCATTGGCTGGTAGTATAAAGCATCCCAAAGATTACCACCAATTGATGGATCTTTTGAATTTGTACCTACAGCATTGTTTAAAGCAATTAATTCCTCTAGAGTCATAGGTCCATCTGGTCCAGGTACTTGATCTCCTAGTGCATGATTTGAAAGACCACCATCTTCCATAATAGCACCTTGATCTCTTGTAGGTTTTGAGCCCTCTTGCAGTTGGTAAATAAACTGAGTGAACTCACTTCTATATTGTTCTGCAAGTGCTTTTTGCTGCTCCAAATCGTTTATCTTGTCTGATAAGAATGAGTTGTTAATTTCAGCAGTTTGAGACTCTTTTTCGTTTCCAGCTCCAGCTTCAGCTTGATCAGAAACTTTCTTAAGCTTGTCAAAGTATCCTTCTTGATCATCATTTAATTTAGATAATCCTATTTTCTTAGTATACTTTTCAACCACTTTTGCATAAGTGTCTCCAGCTTTAATTCCAAGGTCATACTCTTTATTAATTAGTTTAGCATTCTTTGCTCCAAGCTTAACTTTATCTGAAACAACCATTGTTCCTGGTTCTAAAGCAAGTCTTTCACCTCCTTGTCCGTGAGTTCTACCAACTACCTGTTGAACTTCTCCATCAGTATGTTGCACAAACTCATTTCTTTCTAGTTCAGCATTAGGTTCCACCACTGCTTGAGGAGGAGCTTGTTGAATGTATTCTCCTGTTAATAAAGCAGATTCAGATAGGTCTGGTCTATCATCCTGTTTTCCGAAAGCAGCAGCTAGATCTTTAGGGTTTTGTCCTCCCTCAGCAAACATTGCTAAAAGTTGATTCACAACTTCACCACCATCAGCATATCTTAGTTGCTGATTTTCCAATCTTCTTCTTTGACCTCTATAGAAAGCATCTTCAGTATTTTGTTGTCTTTGTTGGTAGGCATATCCTGAGTAAAGTTCTCTGGCTCCTCCAACTAGTGCATCTAATCCAGCAGCTACACCTCTGGTAACGTTTAATCCTGTTGCAATACCTCTGTCAACATCATTCGTGTATTTAGAATTTTTGTTAGCATTAAAAGCTAAAGATTGACCTAACATTCTTAAGTCTTCTGGAACATCATAAGACTGCTGATTCTGAAGCATTCCTAACATTGCCATTTGCTGGTTATATGCTTTATCACTATTAGCATTAACAGTGTTTTGTACTCCTTGTGAGTTATACAAAGCATCTAATCCCAGATCATAATTTTGACCTTGCTTAATGGTTATTGGTCTTGGCTGCCCTGTTTTTGGGTCAACATAATATCTTTCAATATCACTTTGAGCAGTTCCAATATTTAAGTTCCTGTCGGCATCGGTTTGAATTCTCATCTGTCCGTTATCTCCAATAAAACTTTGAAACTGATTCTGTCCAGATGCCTGTAATCTAGCATCCATCTCTGGAGTTAGTTGTAACTGTCCTTGATTAGGTTGATTAGTATTAGAACTCACCACTTGCCCTGTTGTAGGATCAACTAAAGATGACATGGCATCCTGAAGTCCTGGGAAAGTAGAAGTTCTATTTAATGGTAAAGGAAGGGGTCCTCCTATAGCCATACTAGGAATTTCTCCCCCTAAGGCTTTCTTTGGAAGAGCATTCTTAATTTTGTTGTATTTATCATAACCACTACCATAGTTACCTCTACCGAATAATGGTAGTTCTCCTAGTAGTCCAGTTAATTTATCTTGTTCTGATTTGTTATTCACATTGTATCTTTTACCGTTGTAGATAATTGACTGAGAAGCTGAATCAAATCTCATGTCATTTATCTTCTGCTCATTTTTATAATTTTGAGCATCTTCCATTAACTCTTTATTTCTGTTAATGATTTGTTGGGTTCTATAAATTTTAGGGAACCCATGTTTAGATTCTCCACCCTCTATAGACTTAGCTAACTGGGCATTTACAGCATTTAATCTTGCTCTGGTATATGATGTACCATTAATAGTAAATGTATCGTTTTTTGGGTTGTATCCGTCTGCTGGTTTTCCAGGATTGGTTGAAGCTGGTTTTTGAGCAACATCTCTTTTCTTAGGTAAACCAATATCAGATAACTTATTGATGTCAGACTGATTAATAACAGAAGCTGAGCTTGGAGTTGAGGTCCCATTAAGAGCCTGTCTAACTAGTTGCTGAGCCTCACCAGAACCGACATTATCTGAAAGAATTTGTCTAAGTGCTTGTGGGCTATAATTTTTAAGAGCAGCTATATTAGGGGTTCCTTCAACTAAGTTGACCAAATTGTTATAATCAACCTGTTCTCCTGATAAACCACTTGAAGATCTTGAAGGAATTCTTGCTCCAGATCCAACAGAAACTTTTGCTCCAGAATCTGTAGCAGCTAAAGTATTATATCTTTTACCTTTGTATGTGAATGTTCCATTTGGTCCTACTGAACTTCTAGCCTGTTTCCAAGCATCAGCAAAAGATCCACTATCATAGTTTCTAACATCATGGTTGGTAGGAGCTACTGGTGCAGGTCTTTGACCAGGAGTTGGAACCATAGAATTATTGGTAGGAACACTTATACCTAAAGAAGCCTTAAGCTCATCAGCTAGTGTACCTATCTCATGTGGAGTCGTACCTACCCTTTGAAAAACAGAACTGGTATTACCTTGTGATAAATCAATATTAGGAATCATTACACCTGGAGCATCACTTTGATCAATAGGTTGTAAATCTGGATCTCCTGTGTAGTTTAAAGCATAGTCTATGTCCCTTTGACTAGGAACAGGAAAAGGGATTGATAAAGTATCATTCCCTAAGTACTGACTCTCTAGAACTCCATCAGGAGTATCTGTATAAGGGTCATATGGTCCTCCATCCTCGAAAAAGTCTAGGTTGGATTCTTGAAGTTTTTTGTATAGTTTTGATATATCAATCACAATAAAATTTTTACAAATTTACAAAAAAAATAACAAAATATAAAAAGTATAAAGAAAACTATTAACTTATACTGTTTAAGAAATTTTGTGCAAAATTTATTCTTCTACCTAAGGAACCTCTAATTTCTTGTTCACTTGGTCTCTCATATTTTCTAGTCCATGTCTCAGTTGCTTCTGAAAGATTCTTAGTCTTAAGAATACTGTTTAGTGTTCCTTTCTCACTTCCTTTCAACTCACTGATAAGAAACTTCACTTGAGCTTCGGGAGAGTTAAAATCAAGTCCCTGTTCATTAGAGAACTTAACTAAATTTCTATATCTTGGTCCTAACCACTGTGCAATACCAAAAGCTCCTGAAGAACTATTTCTAGCTGTATGGGATATCTTCTCATGGGATTCCCCTCCTAGAGATCCTATCACACCTGCAACTTGAAAGTTATTTAATCCTAAATTTTTTAATTCAGAATAGAGCATTCCTTTTGTTGAAGAAAGACTGGAAACCTTTTCAGGGTTTGCTTCTACTTGTGGTTGAGGGGCTGCAACAGGAAGTGCACCATATGTTTCATTGTTGATGATAGTAGGCTGACTCATTTGATATTGAGAATAAGCTTTATCGTATAGCTCCATATTTTTAGAAAGTCTATTTTGTGTAGCTTGATTCTCCTGAACTAAAGCCAAATACTCTGGACTTTCAAAGTTAGGAACATCCTGTTTAAGATTTTGAATCATAAAGTTTATGTCCTCATCTAATCCCTCAACTATTCCCCCATCAGCAAATTGTTGATTGGGCTTATAATTTCTACCTTCAAACTCCAAGTTGTTATTACCTATGGCATCCAGTATGGCATTTCTTTCTTGAAATCTTTGGGCTGCTATCTGTTGTCTTTCTTGTTCTTGAGCTATAAGCTGCTTCTGTTGAGCATCAACTTGAGAGTCAAATCTTATCTGATCTTGTAAGCCTTTTAAAAACTCATCCCTTTTACTAGTGTCATTCATAATGATCTGAGTATTGGTTGTTCCAACTAAAGTTGGATTAGGATTTTTAACCTCAGTTGGCTGCATCCCAATTATATCCCTTGCCTCTGGAGAATAAGGGTTCATCCAAACATCTTTCTTGTTTTCACTACCATCTCCATGACTCAAATGGATATGCTTTGCAGACCCATGATCAGGGTCTAACAAAGTCAATCCGTATTTTAATCTGTTTGGGTCTTTTGCCACATATTGCCAGATAACATCATCATATCTTAAGTCAATTGCATTGTCAGCATAGTGTCTACTGGTTTTTGCATGTCCAGAATCATTGCCAGATGTTGCCAGAATCCTACTTTGAATCTCCTGAGGGAGTGTATCAAAGTACTGAATAATATTTGGGTTCAAATTGGCAACATTCACACTGGAAGCTTTTTTATTCCACTTCCAGGCTGGTGTTCCGTCTTTATCTTTTAATCTTGGCATTATGATACTACTATTTGTTCGTTGTTATAATTCCACTTGAAAATTTGCTTATATCTTGTATCACTACCTCCTTCAAATCTTACCATAAAGTAATCTCCTCTTAATCTATCCAACCAGGTTCTCTTGAATGAGATAGCTCTTGGATTGATTACTTTGTCGATAGCATTGATATCGTAATTCCAAATTGGAACATTATTATTTTCATTTATGGTTCTGTTGAAGAAGTCATTAAATCTCCAACTTCCTTCATCATAAGATGCCAGAATATCTGAGCTTCCATCTGTATTATAGATAGGATACTTAGTGTACTGGAATCTATTATTTTCCTGTCTTCTAATTAAATTCAGTTTACCTGAATTGTTAGTATTATTATAGATAATAGCTGAATCTAAACCTAAGTTTGTATTCTGAGCATAGTCATAATCATTGTGGTACACTAGGGAATCTAGCCAGTAGTTGACATCGGACATGATCTTCTGATTAAATTGTTCTTTTGAAACAATCTCTACACCCCATAAATGTTTCTTACCATAGAATACACCATAAGACTTATTAGTCAATAGGTGAGACCATATACCTGTTTTAACCATACCATCATTACTTTTACCTACTACATTATTTGACTCGTTTAATCCTGTTCTAAAGTAGTTATCATATGAAATGTAATAATTTGGAGAGAATGCATAGTACGATATCCAAGTTTTAAACAATGGGTTGTATGCAATAGTAAAGTGAGCAGGTGTAAAAACATTTCTGTTAGAGAATTTTACTTCCTGCCCTGTTACTTTATCTACAATTACCTTTGTTACAATCAGAGAATTACCATCTGTTATCTCTCTATATTCTAATTTACCTTTGTATTCAGGTTTAACTACGTAATCTAATTTAGTTAAAAATACTCTTTTATATCTAGAATCCCATCCTAGAGTAATACCTATTCCTTTAAAGTTGTTATCTAGATCTAGATCAGTTAATCCATCAATATTAGCTCTTAATATTTTAAATGGTAGATGTTCTTTAAACCAGTTTCTAACTCCTGTAGTAATTTCAGTCATGTTTTCCCCATTTGGATCAACTTGAAACACCTGGCCCCTTCTTGCATCTACATAGAAGTGACCAAATTCATTACTTAAAATGTCAGAGTGTTGAGATCCTCCATAACCATTATCTGTACTATGAAACTCAATTGGTCTGGTATTAAATATACCCTGTCCAAGATCTACATTCTCTGGAGTAGTTCTCTCTCTGATAACATCAATCTTATTTAAAAGAACTAACTTGTGCTCAAATAGAGCTAGTAATTGTTCTGATTCAATTGATTTTAATGAGATGAACTTACCATAAGCAGCTTTAAAGTTATCAAAATCTAATGCTTTGTAAATTAACCAAGGATCAACTTTTCTTTTTTCTGATCTATCTACTTGAGATCTTATGATTCCACTTGGTGAGTTATTAATACAATTATAGAATTTTGGCTCGTAACTGTCTGGTAGAAATCTACCTACATATCTAACTCCCTCATTACTATAAACATTGTTATACAAGAAGGATTCTCTTTCTCTAATGCTTAAATAAGTCTCTTGAGTGAACTTCATAAAGTCTGGGAAGTTCGGGAAGAAATTATCCTTAGCTTGTGGGAGTGCTACTCTTGTCCAACAGTTAATCTCTGATTCTACTAATTGATCATGGAATCCATATTCATAATGGTAGAATCTACCCCCATCTACATACTTACCATGTTCTTGTTTAAACTGAAGTCTATAAGCTGAATCAGCAAATGGTAATCCATAACTTCCAATATCAGTAACCTCAGAATCATAATCAATAAAATACTTATTCTTACCTACATTATCATATCTGGAATACTTTATAGGAGTATAATTCTTCTGCCAAAGTTCTGTAACTAAATAGAAGTTATATTTCTTCTTATAAGAAAACCTAGAAATATATGTGTCACCTCCAAAAAAAATGTTGATATCATCATTCTTTAAATAGAAACATCCAGGAACTGGAACCCAAGTAATATTGTGTATTCTTCCATATTGAGCTGGATTATATATTTTAAGACCTCCGTAGAGATTGGCTATATTTAATGATTCATTCTTCTTAATTACATCTTCAGTTGGTTCCTTATTTGAATTGTCTTTCCCAATGTAATCGTCAGGATAGGTGAATCCATTTGTTTGATAATTTGGTCCCATGTAAAGATACATAGATTTTTCCCTATCAATATTGTTAATATCAACAACTGTACCAAAGTCATGATTAATTTGATAATTTCCATCTTCTAGTACCTTAGATATTCTAAGACTTCTAAGCTGCTCCTGAGACATTCTATCCAAAGGAGAGAAATTATTATAGTAGCCTGAACTGGCAAGATAATAAGCAAAGTTTGCTCCTTTACCTGCTTCTTTAAAAGCTTCCATCCACTTATAGGCATAACTGTAAAGTTTTCTGTTGAACTCTGACGATTCAAAAGCAATCAAAGTTCCCATACCTAAAGTAAAATTAATCATACCACCAATATTGATACCAACCCCAGTCCATCCATAGAACATATCAAATGCCTCAACACTATTGAGTAATCCATTAGCAATATTCATGGCAAGCTCAAAAGATGCTTCAGCTTTACCTAACTTTATAGCTAGGTCTTTAGCATTCTGAGTTAATACAGTCATTAAAGCATGTTCTTTAACTTCGTCAGCCTGTCTCACTCCTCCACCATAAACATATCCATCTAGTTTAAATTCAGTAGGAGTTACTGAAACTCCACTCATAACTTCTGGAGAAATGAAAGAGAATCTACTATTTCCTTTCTTACCATTTTGATGAGAGATTGGACTCGTTCCATTTGCATATATTAACTCTTTGTTATTTAGTGAGTTATATGGAAAATTTGAATAATAATTCTCAGGGCCGTCTGTATCAGAATACTTAATCATATCTGACAAGAAACCTTTAGATAGAACTGTTCTGTTAATTCCTCTAGTACCTCTGTTAACTTTGAAATACACAATAGAGTCTCTTTGCTCTTGTGTAATCTGACCTGTTTTTACAGCCAGGTTTAAGAATACGTTTACAACATTTGAATCAATACTCACACCTAGAGGGTGAATAAAGGTCTCATTAAAGTCAAACACTTCATTAGTATAAATGAATGGACTTATGGTATTATCTGGAAATTTAAAGTGTCTAATAGGCTTACAAGTGAAGTCTATTTTGGCATCCTCTACAAACTTAGAATTGGACCCAAAGTTCAATCTAAATAGGTCCTTAAATTTAACTCCTTCAAAAATATCAAAGTCATTTATTCCACTTCCTAGTGTTTCTGAAATTGATGAGTTTACTAATTGCTCAGTAATCTTTGTAGGTAATTTACTTGCATCAAACAGGTAAGGATTATCTGGATAAGTTTCTGTAGATTCTGTGTAGGCAAAAATACCATTTTCATAGTTTTCATAATCACAAACCTGTCCTGTAATATCCTTATAGTAACAATCTTTTTGAAACTCTTGAGTTTTAGCTATTAAAGCATTAGATAATGTCAAATCATAGTAATCAACCTCCTCACCTCTCTGAGTTACCATAAAGGAATTCTCTAGAGAAGTAGTCGTCCAAATAAAGCCATCGGCTACTGGGGCTGGAGGTGGTACAAATAATGATTCAATTGGTCCAGTACAGACTCCAAGTTCGGTATAGTTACCAGAGCTTGACCATGCTATTGGGTTCATTTGAATTAAAGGATCAATACATGTAGTTGCTGGTTGATCATTTTGGTTAAAGTTTCTAGCTCTATAGTATGTATTTTGACCCATACCCATTTTTTCCATGTGTAAGTATGCACCTTGTGGAATCTGGTTTTCTTGCATAGGAGTATCAGAATGGTATCTTCTAGTGAAGTTTATAATCTGTTTTTCTACTCTTTGTATAGGACAATCAAAAGAAATTATATACGATTTATTAGTTATTAATCCTAAATTATTAATAATGGTTTTAACATCAATTAATGGATTGTCTGTCAAGTTGAAAAATTGTGAATGAATAGCAGTTTTATTACCTGAAGTAGCACACCCATCAAAGATTGACATTCTAACTTTACCCAATCTATTCATTGTAACATCAGTTTCTCCTGTTACTACATAGTAAACATTCAAATCTGAATCACTAATAGGAACTGAACTTAAAGATTTAAAGTTAATTTGCAGGTATGGATATGTATCTAAGCTATTTAGTTTAAACCATTGGGCATTTTTTGCTACATTGGTACTAAATTGTTGCTTAACTTTTAAGAATTTCCATACTTCATTCGATGATTTAAACTTAGAACCTAATGGAGCATCATTCATTTTAATTCCACTACCACTTACATACAAAGGTCTCAATGAATATTCATAGGTATCTGGCATAGATCCTGTGATATATTCTGAGAAAACTAAGTCTGGAGTGTAATTATCAATAGTAGTACCTAAATTTTTAAAAATAAAACCATCAGTATCTACTGGGGTGATGTTATTTAGTGAATATGCAGCAATAGATGTAGCACATGTATACCCTAATTGAGTGTCAATTCTTAATTGAATCTGTGGATACCCTTTCAACCCAAGAGCTGTACTCATGGTAGTATCTACTACCCTGTTACCATTAGTAAACTGAGTCTCTACATAATCTAACTGCATATAAGTGTAGTTAGAGAAAGGCAACATAGTTGGTGTAAGAGTAACAAAATCAGCTTGAGAGAAGTTAACATTCTCTGATTCCAAAATGAAATTATTACAATTACTACTAGTTCCACTTAATGTGTAGAAACATCCTAAACCATTATATCTAGTTAACTTCAAAAATTCATGAAGATAAGATGAATAGAATGGATATCCAGGATTTGTAAAGTCTGCATAGTGAGAATTCAGATACTCTGCTGGTGTTCCATTAAAGAACTGGTAGTCTCCATCTATTCTGATGTTCGTATCTGGAATTATGTTCAATCCATTCAAGTCAACTGATGAACAGGTAGAATGAATTACCCTTTTAATTAATCCTGTGGTATTAGATAAATCAATATCTGTGTCCACTAAACTTGCTAGGGACATACCTTTATTTAAAGCAGTGTTATAGTACTGCCATCTGTAAATTCTATTTGTATCAAAGCAAGCTAAATTACTATTAAGCATAGCTGCTACGTTTTTGTCATTACCAATTGGTACTGGAACATCTCCAGAGTTATTTACTACCACTGTTAAGTCTCCAGGCATAGTTTGTCCTAGAGCTTGGTAATCAGCAGCCGTATAAGGTCCTCTGTTAATCAAAATGAAATCACTTGATTCAGTACCATCTGAATAACCGAAAGTCAATGAGAAAGTGTAAGATTCATCTCTCATATAACTTCTAAACTTCTGTGAGAAGGCTGCATTCTTATACAACTTCTCATTTGCTATTAAAGTGTTCCATCTAGCAAATGGTCCCATTAAAGCTACAATAGGTTGTAAATTTAGTGGAGTTTTAGCTGTTAATCCTCCCATGAATAGGAATCCATTAGCTTCTGACATTTTGTCAACTACAGCTACTTCCTGCTTCTTAGTGATGATTTTAGATAAAGTGATATCTTTAGAGTTACCCATTGTAGAAATGGCAACAACAGTTTGTGAAATAGGAAAAACTCCTAAATCATAATACCTTTCAGTTTGGCCTTGGGCACTTTTGAAAACACACACTATTTTGTAGTATGAGAAACTTGTATCTAAATAAGACATTTCTATGTTAATCCCATAGGTTGTCTGTCTTGACATATCCCATGAATCAACCACAACATTTTCGAAGTTAAAAATAGGAGTAGGGAATGTATGTGAGTAATAGTTAGAGATCTCGTTTCCTTCTTCATCACAAAATGCAATGTAAAACTCATAAGTTCCTTCAAAAAGATTACCTCCTGCTACTACTGTCTTGATATCAATACATGGAATAGAAAAATCAGGAAAAATCTTTAAAGCCTCACAGTTTAAACAAGTCTGAACTAAATCAATTTCTTGTTTACAAACTAAAGCTCCATTATGATAATACCTGTTAGTCTTCCATTTGTCTCCTGCAAACCCTTCTTCTAATTCTTCTAAGTGAATATATCTAGGTGGATTGTAACCATCAGTCCAATATAATCTTTTACCACACTGTTCATTTTTAAAAACTATGTTATTTGGTTTTACTGGGTGATTTATTGAGAAGTTTAAGCATTTGTTTGCCTGAGTACATCCATCAGAGATAAGCATGGTATACTCACAATTCTCTGTATATTCTATCAGATCTTCTAAAGGTGTTCCAAGCTCTATACTTGGCTCACAATTACAATCTTGGATTTCTCCTTCCTGGTTGTATGTATAGTTATCATGACTAATATAACCTACTTCTGAAACATTGGTAATGGTGTTAGTAATAAATAAGAACGTCTTTCTTAAAGAAGGTTCATACTTAAACCCTATTACGTTTCTTCCACCCTTGATTTCTTGACATAAAATATTAGAAGGCTCATTTTGAACGATTGGAATACCGTTACCTGATGAATCTTCTATTGAAATGTTTTTTGCAAAAGTATAAGATCCGTCCTTTAGTCTTATAGGGTGAGAATCTCTATCCATTCCCATTGTTGGAATGTAGATACTATTTTGGTTATTTTGCATGTTTAGTGAATTCTATTTTCGAATACTTGCCTTTCTAAGTAAGGTCTTAATTTTAATTTGTACATTGATCTAGGAGTTAAGCTGCTGAACTTGGCATCCGTTAAAGCTAACCCTAATTGTGATTGTACTTGTTGGTTATAGTATTGGAATATTGTAATTATGTTTGTGTCTTCTCCATTAGCTAGAATATACTCTAAGATGTTTCTCTTAACAAAAACCATCACATAAGTAGATACTTCCCCCTTTGGAGTTTCAGGAATAATTGCAAGCCCTTCATCATCCAGCTCTAGTCCTTTATACTTCAAATAAACTTCTCCATCTTTAAAGTTGGTTTGAAGAGTTGTTCCCACAATGTTAATCTCATTTGCAGCTCTTGAAGTATATTTGTTTAGGCAATCTGGTGCACAATAGCTTGATTTGAATGATTTTCCTAATCTTAGCGGCATTGGGCTCTTATAAACCTTTGTAATTGCACACTCATTCATATAAGTCTTTTCTCTGATGGTAAATTCTTCTACTGCATTCTCACAACAGTCATCAGTACAGATGTCCCAGGATTTCTGTTTCCTAACTACATCAGTCCAAAAGAAAGAGTTTAAAAGAACTTTTTCATCTTCTTTTCTACATTGGATAAAATCAGGTTCACAGAGAATGGCTGACTTCAACTGGAAAAATCCCTCAGGTAATTTACCTTGGTTATTCTCCACAGAAACCATATAGTCTTGTTCAACCATTATAGTTGCACCAAACTTCTTTAAAGCCTGATTGACCCACTTATAAACAAGCAGGTCATCAATTAGATTGGCATCGTAATATTGTCTAAATTCTACCTTTAAATCAGATAGGAACTCGGTAAATGTCATTATAGGTTTGTTCTATTTTTTAGATACTCCTTCAGTAAGAAGTAATTAAGTGTATATCTTCTACCCTCCTTAAGGTTCTTGTAAAGATCCTGGGTCATTCTGTGAGGGAAGGTCTCATTGAAATTAAAGCCAAAGAAATCATCTGATTTTCTAAGTGTAGTGAAATGACTAGGAATGTACATATAACCATCTGTTATAAGTCTGTCAACATAAGAAAATCTATTCTTGTGAGAGACTGTCTTATGGGGGGTTCTATACACTGCAAAATAACCCATATTTCTCATATAAATTCCTCCAGTAGTTGTTACCCACCTTTCTCTAAGTACTCTTAAAACTGTATCAATAATTTTTCTGTATGTTGCTTCCTCTCTTACTTTATGGTACTTTGGTCTGTTCTTAGTCTTTTCCTTATACTTCAACCAAGATTTACTTCTGTCATAATAATTTACCTCCCTGTTGTCTTCGGTTAAAAACTTCATTATCTTGTAGTTGAACTTACTATGTTATTATCTCCATTAGGATTCTCGTCTTTGGTATTTCTGTTTCCAGTAAATACTTCATTCACAGTTTCAGATATTACCTGTTCTCCAAGTTTATCAGGAACAATAAATTCCCTGTCCCACATTGACTCACATGGATTAGCTTCACTACATTCAGAAACTTTATCTAATTCAGATTCATCGTATGGAATGTAAACTATGTTTACCATCTCAATCTCTGAGTTAGGTAAATAAAGGTATCCATCCTTGATATAAAAAAACTTAGTTCTATCTTTGAATTTATTAGCATTAGATCTGTCTTGAAATAACCCATAATTAGACAGGGTTGTAGGGACAAATTTAGTTAGTCCATCAATCGAAGTAATGGAAATTATAGAAGCCCCATATCTACTATAAACAAGTCCAGGAATCTTCTTTGCTGATTTCATTAGAGATTCACATCTTGCAAACTCGTAGATTCCACATTTAATCCTGTCTTCATCAAATAACCTAAAACAGTTCAGAGATCTAAATAAGTTATCCTCCTTGAAAAGAGATTTATCAAGTAGTTTTTGTGAGATATAGAATTTTGATTTATTTCTTCCTATTTCTAAGATGTGTCTTTTACTAATGTGGGCATCTACATTCAGAGCCTTCAAGCCGTTAACTACCCTAGAAACAAATTTTGCATTTGTCACAGTAAAATATTTTTTTATGAAATGCAAATATAAGAAAATTTTATCAAATTACAAAAAACATAAAATTTAATCAAAACAAAAAAGAGAGCCTAAAGCTCTCTCTTGAAGGTTGTAAATTCTCCTTTTATGAATATAATGTGTTGGGCTGTCCCGTTACTGTGGATGATGACATGTGAGTTCATCCAATCTGATGCTCCTTTGTTGTACCCCTCTCTCAAATGGGTAGAAGTCCCAACTGCCAGAACTTTATCTAATCTCATAGGTTTGTGGTAATGTCCAATGATCATCTTCATCGACATCTTTCTAAACTGCTCAATTGATCCTTTAGAACCATTTGAACCAATGTGCCCATGATGTGCTATCTCAAACCCTCCTAAGATATATGAGTCGTCATAGTCTAAGCACAATATTTCTTTGTCAGAGAATTGTTCCTCCAGGAAGAATGCAAGAATCCCTTTATCAGCTTTACCTTGTAGAGTAGCTAATCCATACTTCATAAATGGAATAGCATTTGGAATATCCTTTCTCCAGTCTTGGTTGATTATCCATCTATCGTATCTATCATTGTGATTAGATTGAACTATGATTTTGAAAGTGTCAGGTCTTCTTCTCAAGAAGTTAGCTGTTCTGTGGAGTTCAACCTCAACACTATCTAAACCTTTCATAAACCTTTTATGCTGCTCAACTGGATTATTGGTAATGTGATTGTTTACCGAAATACCATCACTTAGATCGTGATGAATTTCTACTTTAATTCCAAGGTCTCTTATAAGATTTTCTGTAGGTTCAAGAATCTCTGGGTTTAAGGAGTTTACGTGTGTATCTCCCCAGACAATTCCTTCAGCTTTTGGAACCTGTTTTACCTTTCCATTTTTAACCTCATGATAAAGATCAATAAAGTTTCCAGATTCATCTGCTTCTACTTGCCTGATAAAGAATATTTCCTCATCCTTTATCTCAACAATAGTGAATCCAAGTTTATGATGGAATTCACCTCTTTTACCTGATTTAGAGTCTGTGTAGTTTGGGAGTGTAATAGCTCCTGTTGTAAGCAATATCTTTTTTGGGTGACCCTCCAATACTGGAACAGGTTTTAAATGCATTTTTGGGTGTCCTATGATGGTTGTAGTCTCTCCTGAGATAGACTCTAAACCTGTCAATGGATTAGCAGCCGTTGGCTGAATCTTAACATCTCCCAAAATTGTAAGGTATTTATGGATGTCGTGCCTATTGGTATCCCAGTATGGCTTAGTAGCAGGATTCCAACTTTCATGTTGTACATCTCTAAACACAGATGTTGGGTTTTGATACCTACCAAGAATAACACTCAGCTCCGCTCCTAAGAAGTCTTTATAGGCTAAGATGTTTCTCCAAAGCTTGGAATGTAAAGGAGTCTCATTTTGCTCCCATGTTATGATGTAATATTTAGACTCTGGAAGTACCCTTTCTTTAGCAATTAAGTAGTCTTTGTCTAATACTGAAATATCTTTTACCTCTTCGTCAGTTTCAGGAAAATATCCCGCTGAATGAAGAAGACTGGAAACTCTTTTTCTACTAGAGTCTGTAAATACAATTTCTAGTTTCTCACAGAACTCTTTTGTAGCCCTGGTAATATTGTCATGATGCTTTTGCATCAGTTCTTTTATCAATTCAATATCTGAATCTGTTACTTTATAGCCAACCATATAATTTATTTAAACGTTGCAAATATAGGAATTATTTTTGACATATGCAAATAAAAAGCCCCTTAATTTACACTAAGGGGCATAATTTACCTAAAACCACAAAAAGGTAAATTTAAAAGTATTATTGTTAATCAGTTATTTTTAAGTAAATTTTATTACCATCAAGATCATAAATGAACGGGTAATAAATGATATCACTCTTATGTAGTAGTCTTCCCACCCAAGATCTATTCTTAGGTTCGAATTGAATTATTTGACCTTGTACCTGAATTATAGTATCTTTAGCCTTCAACCCAAATGTATCTGATGGTACTACCTTCTCAATATTAACAGGAACTTTTGAAGCTTTCTTATCAGGAGAAGACTTCTTAAGTTCATTAATTTTAGTCTTAATCTGTTTCATGAGAGAAATTTGTTTTTTCATCTCTTTACTAATCTGTTCAGTAGCCTCTTGAGACTCTTTAGAATTGATTACTATTTCTTCAACCACAGGTTTAACTGTTGGAGGGATTTCTGTACTTACAGCTTTACTACTATCTGTAGGTGTAGGAGTAGGCTGAGCTAGTATCAAACTTGATACAATTAATAAACATACTATTTTAATGTGATTTATCATATAATGATTTATTTAAAGATTCTAATTCTTCGGTTTTCTTCTTTTCCAATTCAAGTCTCTTTTTGACTTCCTCTTTGTTTTGGCTTGTTTGAATCTGTAAGGTTTGTATTAGGTTTACATATTTTTGAACTTCATCGGTACAGTCCTTATTCATAAGCCTGTTTGATAGAGTATCAATCTTTTTCTCTAGTAAAATTATTCTATTTTCGTCTGCATTCATTTTTTCTTTGTTTGCAGCAGTTCCTAGTGCTCTTTGTTCATTACCATAATAAACTCCTGAAAGAATCAGTACAATTGACCAGGTGGCTATACCTAAGGGTTTTGCCAAGAAATCAACGAACCAATTGAAAAACTTTATTACTTTATCAATAAAATTTAGCTTCATTTTGAATTTGTTGTATGAGTTTTTGTTTTTAGGTGTTTTGAGATGAAATAAAAAATAAAGTAAGTGACAAAAATACTACACAGGACAGTCATAGCTATCAAATCAAATTTGATGACGAAAAAGAATCCAAGTACTTTTAATATAAGGGCTAGAATATTTATAATCAGATTAAATAGAAAAGCCAAATTCTGCCACCCACAAAAGTTCAACCTGGACATTACGTATCCTACGAAAACTTGACTGGATAAATTAAATCCAAACAGAGCCACTAAAACCTGAAATATGGTTTTGTAAAACTCAAATTTGAATAAAAATATATAACATCCAATCGTGTAAACTATTAAAAAAATTAAGTTGTAGTACTTAATGAAAGTTAGAACATATTTATTATTAAATAACCTTTTCCAAGATTCCATTAGTCTAGTTTATCTAGTTCCTCCTTTGTAGGACACTCACTGTTAGTTGGAGGCAATCCTTTCATGAATGAAATAAAACTAACTTTTTCATCAATATCTTTTTCTGATCTAATGAAGTAGTTATATAGTTTATCGAATTTTCTAGTGACTTGATGGATTCTGTGTGTTAATAATCCGATTAGTGCTACCAGGATTAATCCGAAAAAAATAATAAGAAAGGTAAGTGTCATGTAATTGTGTATTAATTTGTTTTTGTTATTTTAAAAATATCATTTGCTCTATTCATCCATCCTTTATAGAATTTCTGAAATTTAGATTGTTTGTTAAGGGCATTATAATAAGCCACTCTTTTCTGTTGTAAACAGTCTGGGGTAACAGTTCCCATTTTAGCTCTAGTGTTTGGTCCTATTTTGCCATCTGCTACAACTCCAGCACACTCTTGGATATACTGAATTGCTTTAGCTACACCCATGTTATAAGCAATATCAAAAGCTAATAGTTTAACATTTGATTTAAGATAACTTGGGGATAGTTTCAGATAGTAGTTGGCAAAGGCAAACATGGCAGCATGCTCTTGAGAGATATTCTTAAAGTCATCAAAGTCTTTAAAATATTCTTTGTTAAAATTCCAGGCAATTCCATAAATGGTCCATCCTCCTGAATCTCCTGCAACATTATGCAGCTTTCCTCCTCCTTCCCATTTCATAGTAATAGGAAATACTTTTTCTAAGAAGAACTTAAATTCTTCTGGATTTGCTTCAGCAATATCAATATATTTTTGCATATTATTTTTCTGTTATTACTATATCTACTATAGGGCTCTTAACATAATTGTTAAGGTTTTTTTATCCAATTAAATCCATCATTAAATATGGTTATAGGAGATCCTACTGTTAAAACACTAGTTGGGGATGCTACCCCTCCATCTATTATTACATTTCCATCAGCTACATTTCCTGTAATAGTAACACCTCCTGTACCTCCATTATATAATAATATAATTGTTCCTACATTAGGTGCAACCAAAGGTAAATTAAAAGTTGTTGTGGTTCCTGTAAAAGTAACTAGAATAGTTTTTTTTGTTGGGACTAAATTATAACTTGATACATTTGTTCTTATTATTTGAGGTCCTGTATCAACAGGTATATCACTTACTAAAGCAAAAGTCCCTGATATATTTGGTAGTTCATATGTTCTATTGTTAGTTAAATTATCTGCTTTTATTGTTCCTTGGGCTGTTGTACCACTAGTAATAAACTCAGAAGCTATGATGCTTGAATCAGATTGAATTATTCTATCCGTTGTAAATCCCTGTTCTGTTACTTGTTGTAAGTTAGGAACTGTAGGGGTTGTGTTCCATGTATCTATATTTGTTTGAGTGATAGAAAAAGCAGGGGAATCAGAAAATATTGGATCAGTTTCCACAGTACTCCCAGAATTATTCTTGACATAGCAGTATAAATCATGAAGTTTTTTCTCCATCATCAATACTCTATTATTTAAAGTATATATTGTCATTTTAATTTACTATTTAAATTGTTAAGTATTATTCAATAGCTAATTTACTGAGGAGTATTCATGTAGTCAGCAATTTTAAGAGGTCCTACTGCACCATTAGAATCTAATATTCTATAAGATAATTGCCTTACCCTTCTACCTGTGTAATTTACAGTATCAGAAGGACATATTAATTCTGTCCCAATATTCTCCACTCCTAATTGACTTAAATTAGCTATAGATATTTCATAAGGAAATGTAGTAATAACTGTATTTGTTGTCAAATTTTTTAATCTTCTTGGAACAAACCCTGGAGCTGGAGATTGATTACCTGATGAATTTTCAATAAAAAAATTATCATCTGTAAAATTAATAATTCTTAAGGTCTGTGCAGGTAATCCTTGAGCATGGCTATAGTTTTTCCCTACTACAAAGTCACCTAAAATATCATTAAATTTAACATTTCTTTGTGATGCAGCACTATTACATATTGTAGCTTGTCCCACACTATAGCCATCATAACTCATTGGACTTATAGGTTCCTCTTGAACACTTATATTTATTAAACCTCCCATTTTAAATTATATTATTATTAAACATTATGATGAAATATTACCTTGAGAATCTTTGGCGAACCATGGATTAGATTTAGTATAAGCATCATTCTGATCTAATGCTACATATCTTAATCTTGTTATATTACTCACAGGAATCCATGTACCTGCTGTGTATGCTACCCAGTTATTTGTACCATTAATATCATATTGATACCCAGTTACATCTCCTGTAGCCATTATTGCTGACAAAGCATCAGAATCATAATCAGTATAACTATTTACGAATTCTGTAGTTGTAAAACTATGAGTTCCTCTGTTCTCTAATGAAATGTTAACATTAGAAGTTACTGGTTTTGAATTATAAACTAGATTTATAGTAATATTTGATTGATCAAAAACAGGTGTTATAGTTTGATTTGTTTGAGTTGCTGTTGGATAAGAGTTCACTACTATGTTAATAGTACCAGAACCATTTAACGTAACTGAACTTTGAACAACAACTTCAATAAATCCTAGAGTTCCTGATGTACCTACTGAGTATAAAACTTGTCCAGCAGTCATAGTTTGCCCTGTTCCATTACTATAGTTTAGAGTAGTAGGAACTGAATTAGTTTGTTCTCTTATTAAGGTTACAGTTACTGGAGAGAAGTTAATAAATTGCTTAACTGCTACATTAAAAATTATATTAGACATATTATGTTATTATTATGGATGAATTTGGTATAATAAATTGTTTAGAGCAAGTAGTTCCATTATCAATTGTAAATAAAACTCTAAAATTTACTGTATCAAAATTAATTATATCATCTATTAAAAAACTATTTGCATTTGCTGGTATAGTTTGATTAGTATATTCTACTTCTGGTTGACCATCTCCTGAATAAAATAATTTAATATTTGTATTTAAACCTAAAGATGTATATAAATCCCACTGAGACGTCCAATTAAATCTCCACTCTCCTCCTTGTCTAAATGTATCACCCATTACAGGTGATACACATTGAAATTCTGCTATATTATATATTATATTTGCCATAGTATTTATGTATAGTCTATAGGAATAATGAACGAAGTTGATTCATTACATGCTATAACTGAAGTTAAACTAAGTGTTAATGTTATCTGATATTTATCTGAAAAAGTAGGATAATAATCATAAGCATCAAACTGGTATCCTGTAGTTATAAATGGTACTGATGAATCAATAACACCAGAAAATACAGTGGTACTAGTTGCAACTTCAACTATAGTCATACTTAGTTCCAAATTAGTTGTCGGATCAATACTATGATATTCATTTCCATTAGAGGTCCAATCCACATCAAAAACATATCTTATACCAGTCCAGGAAGTATTTGTTATATTTGGTGGAATACACTGTAACTCAGACACATTAAAAATTATTTTTCCTCCCATTTTATTTTAAAAGTATTAAGGTGCTTGTTGCCCCGATGTTCTTTCAGCCGCCATGTGTGCATTTAATTGAGTCTTATTACTGTTAGCTAAAGTAGAAGTTGTATTATACTTAGATTTAATATCGTTTGACATTGTTACTCCTAGATTTATCTTAGCTTTTTCATCATTAGTTAATGTAACATTTAAATTAGCTTTAGCTTTTAATTCAATCACAAAACTAGTTAAAACATTTACTTTTGCTTTCAGTTCATTAATTAATGCTTGTTCAGCAGTAGTATAAGTAGACCCTGCATCTGTAGTTGATATAGTCGTAGGATCAGCAGTAGACATTGTTACCAAGTCTGCTATTGATATAGATGTTAAATCTGCTATAGAAACCTGAGAACTATTTGTGGCTGTGACATCTGTAACGGCTGCTGATTGCTTCATTAATTTAACAGTCTGCCATACCCCTGAAACTAATGTGTAGTAAGTATCTCCAAGTAATGAATCCTTAACAATATCACCATTTGCAAAGTTACCCACAGATGTTGGTATTGAAGGGAAATGTGGGATATACGTTTTTTCAAAGCTATTTGGAATATAGTTTCCTTCTACAATAGTTAAGTATCTGAAATCAAAAGAATCTCCTGTAACAGTACATGCTAAATCAAGATTGGTTCCCATTGCTTTGAATGGTATATATCTCATTTCAAAATTATCCGTAAGTTCTTGTATTGGAAGAACTTGGTAATCAGCACCATGATGTATTCTTAGAGTTCCTGTAACAGCTCTTTTATTAATCATGTAGACTAAAGTATAATAGTTTCCTGATACTAATGAGTTAGTTAACCTTACTCCAGTGTTAGCGGGACCATTCATCTGAATAGTTTTAAAACCTTTGTTTACAGTTCTAATACTAATTGCTCCTCCACCAAAGTTTGTGAAATTCCATTCTTGATTACCATCAAATTTAAATAACGTATTATTAACAGATGTCTGCCCATTATCTAAATATATTTCTCTTACATAGTTTGTTGGTGCAATATCATTAGCAGCATTCTCTAATACATATATATCCTTACCGTTTTTATTGTTAAGACCTTTAAGAGATATTTTTGTATCATTTCCATTAATTTTTACTCTAACATTATCATCAGTAGTTTTTCCTCCTAGGATATTTAAAGATGATTTATTTACTTCTGAACTACCACCCACTGCAAGAACAGCACTTGATACAAGTTCAAAATAAGGATTAATTATTGTAACATTACTCTGAAATAAAGACATAAAGCTCTGCGTGGCATCTACATCTCCTGCTAAATTAAAGTTGGCTATATTACAAGTTGTGTATGTAATACCCTCACAATTTGTATGTTTAATTGCTTTCTTGTATGATACAAAAGAGCATCTTATAAAGTCAAGTTGATTAGATTGAGAGTTTAATACTAATGGTTCAATACATCCATTGAATCTTACATTCAAGAAAGTATTACACCACATATAATTAGATTGTAATCCTGTATTAAATCCTTCTATTCTAAGGTTAGTAAAAATAGAATCAGTTAAAGAGAAGTTAATATTATTGTTTTGATTGATTCTAATAAAATTTACTGTAGGGGCTCCAATTACTCTTAGACCCTCTATTTCTAACCCATTAATTGCGGCTGTAGTGTTTGTTCTAATTGCATAATCTGCTGGTGTTAATCCTGTAAAATCAAATATACTACTTCTGACAACTCCTCTAATTTTAATCTTATTATTTATAATAATAGATTTTGTAAATTTCAAATTTAGTGTTCCTATGGAAATTTCTTTCCCAGACTGTTTTTGAATAATGGTATTAAGTATTGTAGAGTTATCAGGTAATGATTCAGAACATCCATAATCTCTAACATCAATTACGTTACCAAATTGAGCTATCCATGATCCTCTATCTGTTTTAATAACTCCTCCTCCATCATCAACCAAAGTTGAGTAATTAGCTACTGTAAATTTATATCTTACTGTATCTTTATCCCCTGCAACATAGTATCCTAATAGATCAACTACCTGACCTTCAAAATAACCATTATATAGTCTTAAATCAGCTATTGTATCTACCTTTGGCATTAAGTCAGAAGCAATAGTTTTCTTATAGTATATATTATTTAATTTTCTAAACTTATCTTGGTCTAACCTAGTATCATTTAATAGAGTACCATCATACCATGTACCAGTAACTCTATAGTTAACATCAGCTCCTGATGCTACATCAATAGTTTTTTTTATATCGTTAGCTATACTCATATATTAAATATCAAAAATATCATTATACTCTAAAATAAAAGTTCCATCAGCTCCTGTATCTCCCTTTTTAGCACTTAATTGCCAAGCAGTTGTGTCTGTTAAAGGAAAGTTATTATTATCTATTTTTGAAATGTAAGAACTCCCATCAAATGTTACTATATCTAATCTCTCATACACATTAGAGGGATTAAAGTCTCCCTCCAATGTTGTAGTTATTTTTCCTAAATCTGCTGCCATTTTAAATAAATTTATTAATTGCTGGTTGCATGCTTCTTGCCAAAATCTTATACCCCTCATTATTTGGATGTAATCCATCTGATGTATATTGAGTTATATTTCTCATATTTATTACTCCATTCTTAAATGAATCAACTAAAGGTATGCTTTCATATTCAGCTACTTCTCTAATGGCATTTACAAAATCAGATAATGTTCTTCCTACTGGATTTACTGACCATGATGTATAACCTGCATTATCTCTTTGTAATGGGGTAATGAATATAATTTTTGCTTTGGGATTTAATTCATAACATCTTAAAACAAAAGCTTTTAGTGCTTGATAAAAATTAAGTGATGTTACACTACCTACAGCACCATAAGATGTTAAATTTTTATAATCATTTAAAGTACCTATTTCCCCGTTTCTCATATTATTCCTAAAGTCATTTGTACCTGCTAATAGTGTAAAAACATCATGAGAAACCGCATTATTTATAAATTGTTCAATAATACTATTAGTATCTGGAGTTATAAATGTAGATAATGCTCTACCACTATACCCATATGAGGTATATGTTGTAAAATCATAAAAATCTTTTAAATACCACTGATATCCTTTTAATGGTGATCCTGCTGCTCCATTAGCTGTAATACTATCACCTACTGATGCAATTGATAATCCTGTTTTTACTCTAGAAACATTATTATTATTTATATCTGTAACATTTCCAAGTAAATCTTTGGCTACCGATACAAAAACATAATTTACAGTCTTTTTTTGTATACTATAATATTGTGTAGTTGGAACATTATAATTAGCTGCTATTTGAATTATATCAGTAGGGATTGTGAACTCTACATATGCTGCATTAGCATCAACTACATTAACTAATATAACTATAGAATTATCTGCCTTATATCCATATACCCCTCTAACACTTAATCCTGCATAAGGTTTACCTCTGTATCTCCAAATTTCTCCTGCTGTAACAGGAATTTTTGGAGTACATTTATAATCTGTATTAGATGTGAAAACCCCTGAAGCATTATAGAAACCATTTAATGCTGTTCCTGAGTTATAAAATTCAGTATAAGCATTTTCTGGAACTGAGTTAGCTGTTACTACTGTCCTTAAATATTCATCTTTACTTATTAATTTCCAAATCGTACTTGTCAAACTAGGTATATCTGAAGAACTGGCAGACATACCTTGATTAACTTCCCATACAGCATCATTATAAGTTGCCTGTGTGCCTGATGCAGCAGGAAATGTTAAATTTTGAAACTTAATTATATTTTGAGAGACTTGAGGTAATTTGCTTTCTGATTTTACCCACGTTGTACCACTATAATAAAATAGTGTATCATATCCTTCAATAGATTTTAAATTCCCTGCATTAGGATAATTAGTACCAGGTGTTACAGATGATTGTTGAGGCTTATACCATCCTACAACCGTTGGTGTTGGATCAGTTGGTAAAAGTGGATAAGGATCTATTGTTTTATATCCTGTATCCCCTTTTATACCTGGAGCACCTGGGTCTCCTTTTGCTGCATTTATTTGCCAGGATAAAGTGTCTGTCAAAGGGCTTAAATTATTATCTTTCAAAGATATATATGATGAACCATTTGACACCACAATATCAAGTCTTTCATATGCTTGACTACTTACGTATACTCCTTTTGGAGTTACTGAGACCTTTCCTAAATTTATTGCCATATTAATTTATTAATATTAAATGTCCTGTACTATCAATAACAAAATTTAAATTACTGTTTGTACTTAATTCCATTATTAAATCCATATCATTATTTATGTTAAATGATATAGTAGATACATTCCCTGTATCGCCTTTTTGAGCACTCAATTGCCAGCTTGTTACATCTGTTATTGGTGCTGTATTATTATCTTTTTTAGAAGTGTAAGAACTACCATTAAACGTAACCATATCTAACTTAGAATAAACTATAGAGGCATTATATTCCCCTTCTAAAGTTATAGATATCTTCCCTAAATCTGTTGACATTTTAATTAATTAATTAATATTAGTTTTATTGTATGTTATTATTTGTTCCAATATATTTTGGTTTCTAAATCTGTATAGTTTAAATTATCAGAAGGTAATATTTTAATAGCTGATAACATCCCTAAATTAATTTGACCTGTAGTATTCAAATGTATATTATCCCCATTAAAATTATTTGTATATGGTACTAATATTGAATTTTTATTAGATGCTACAAATTGACTTTTTGCATTAAATACACCTGCTCCATAATTCCCTGATCCAACTGGAATTTGAGTAATAATTAATTTAGTCTTAGAATCAATAAAACCATCAGTTAATCTATCATTAATTAACATATCTAACTGAGATTTATAATATGTATCTGTTTGAGACATATCTGCTTCTCCTTGAACCCATATAAATCCTACTTCTGATACAGAAAATCCTCTGTCCTTTAACCATAGATCAGCTTTTGTTTTCCTATTTATTTTTTCAGTATAATAAGCTGTACCTTTTTGAAAGTAAGAGATAGGTCTTCCATCGCCAACATTCTTATCAATATATAGATTTCCTGATTTATGTGTTTGTAACCAAATTAAAGCAACTCCTATTTCTGGACCAAATGTTGATTGAGGTGTAGGAGCACCTATAGTATAATATGAATCCCAAGAGGCCATATTATTAACTCCTATTTGTATATTTTCATACTTATCTGTTTTAGGATTCCAAATAAAAACTCTTGAGAACTCAAGTGTCCAATCAAATAAAGATGTATTATAAGGAGGTACTGTTAACCCAGAAGCAAAACCAACACCTAAAGCATTAGATTGTCCTTCTATTGTAATTCTTGAATGTATTGATGAACTTGTATCTGAACCCTCTAATATCTTATCAAAATCAGTAGTACTTATTGTGACTACTTTTTTTAAATTATCTAAAGGATATTGTACTGATCCTTGAACAGATGTTTCAAAATAATAAGCAATATAACCTGAATTTATATTTAATATAGTAGCTGGTGAAGCATCAAAATATTGATGAGTTCCTCCATCTGTATAACCAATAGATCCTGATAGGTTTTTAATTGCAATCATATCTCCTGCTACTCCAGGAATTGAAGTATCTATTACATTAATACCTACTGTCAAAGCTACTGTAGTTATATAAGTTTTAGTTAAAGCATTACCTATAGTAGGAGTTACACCACCATTAACTTTATATATTTCAAAATTACCAGATACTGGTGCATTAATAGTTACTCTACCTATAGTAGCAGACCCTGTTAAATAAGCCATATTACAAACCATTGTAGTAGTACCAGCTATTCCTACATAATTTGTATCCCATCCATATTTTGCATAAACACTTCCTGGACTTTCTAGTGCTTTTTTAACTAAATCTTCTGAGGCATCATAAATATTTTTACCACTTTCTGCTTTAGTTGTATTTGTTTTATCAAATGTAGTAGTTAAACTCAATACACCTACAGGTAATCCTTGTCCATTAGAAGGAAAACTAGTACCATTATATATGTACCACAAATTATCTGCTCTATTAAAATAAGCATCATTAATAATGTTACCTGTTGCAGGTAACCCTGCATAATTTACTACTTCTCCTTTATAGTTAAAAGATTGAGCATTAGTACCATTGATACCATCTATTCCGTCTTCCCCCTTATCTCCTTTCTCACCAATAGGACCAGGGATACCATCATTACCATCTTGACCTTTCTTAGCAATTAATTGCCAACTTGTTGTATCTGTTATAGGTGCATTATTGTTATCTACACTAGATGTATATGAGCTACCATTAAATGTAACAGTGTCTAATTTATTATATGTTATAGAACTATCATAAGATCCTTCTAATGTCATAGCTATTTTACCTAAGTCTATTGCCATATTAATTTGTCAATATTAAATGTCCGTCACTATCTAAAATGAAATCTAAATTTGTATTTGTTTCTAATTGCATTATTAAATGCATATCATCGTTTACTTCAAAATTTATTGCAGATATATCTCCTGCCTCTCCTGGGTCACCCTTTCCTCCTTGGGGTATTCCAAACTCTAAAATAGCATGAGTATCTGTTCCTATATTATTTACTGTAGGAAACCCATCTGGTGGTAATTTTTCTACACTTCCAATTTCTATTGTTGCATTTTCTCCTGGTTGTCCAGTACTAAATATTGTTCTTCTATTTCCATCCTCGTCTGCTACTACTATTCTAAATGTAGTATTATCGACAGGGATCATATATAAGGCACTAGTTTTAGTTATCTGAGATTCATCTTCGATAATTTCAGCCCATTTAAAATTCTTATATTCTATCATTATTTAATATATTAAAGTGATGAAATATTACCTTGAGAATCTTTGGCTTGCCAAGGAGTTATTTGTTGGTATGCTGCATTTTGATTAGCCCCAGTAAATGATAATTGAGTAGCATTATTAATAGGAATCCAAGTACCTGCAATATAATCAAGTCCATTTAATTTCATTCCTGCTACAGGAACCATTGCTCTGAATTCAGTAAGGGAATCCCCATCGTAATCAAAGTAAGCATTAAGGAATTCTTGTGAAGTAAATACATGTTCTCCTCTATTAGGTATATTAATTACAATATCTTGCGTTACAGGATTTGAGTTATATATTAAATTAATGCTTCCATTAGAACCATCAAAAACGTAATTAACAGTTTGATTTGATTGTGTAGAGGTTGGTATTGATACTACTTGAATAGGAATATTACCTGTACCATTTAAAGTTACTTGCGAAGTTGAAGTTATTCTTAAATATCCTGGCTGTCCCGAAGTACCTTGAGATACGAATATATATCCATTTGGCATAATCTGACCATTACCATTACTAAATGCTATACTAGATGTTTTTGTATTAGATACTTCTCTTATAAGAGACAGAGTAGGAGTACTAAAGGATAAAAATTGTTTAGCAGCTACTGTTATTATAATATCAGCTATGTTTGACCAATTATTTTGAGAATCTTTAGCTTGGTATGGAGTATCATAAGTATATAATGAGTCTATATTTTCTCCAGTATATGTTAGTGCCCCTGATGCTAAATTAGCTGCTGTAACTTCAGTATTGGATACATAAGCTACTCCGTTTAATTTATATCCTGTTATATTACCAATTAATCTAATTGATGTTAATGGGTCTCCCTGAGGGTCAACATAATGTGATGTAAAGTCTGATAATGTAAAGGTCTTTGTACCTCTGTTAGCTAATGATATAGGAATATTTGTAACTGTTGGGTTTTGTATTTCTTGTCCACAATTAGCTACTAAAGGACACAAGTCAATAGTTAATATCCACTGATTAAGGAAATTAGTTAACCAAGTTTCATCTATTTTAACATTAATATAATCCCCCTTTTCATTACAATCATTTGGAGTGGCTTGTGCATTCTCAACAATAACTCCTCCATTGGGTTGTCCTTGAATAGATTTAATTTGATGAATAAATCCATCGGATAAACCCTTATATATAGGAATTTTACCTCCAATACTTTCTATTACTGTTGGGTCCATTTGTATTTGAGATATCTCAGAATCAATATACTCAACTATCATTCTAACAACAGTGTTTCCATCCATCCCTGGCTCAATACCAATTGGATTTAATGGATTACCACTATAGAAAGAACAAAGTAAATCATATTTATTTGAACACCCACAAATCAGTGGTTCCTCACAACCACATGGAACTTTTTTATCCTTGCATCCACAAGGTTTTTTATAATTATTCATTCTTATTCTTTAAGTTGTTGGAAAAACTCCAATTCCATCTGGAAGAGTCATACCTTGTTGTAAAATTTCAACGGTCTTTGTTAGTTGAAATATTTGGTTGTTCATTTTGTTTAATCTATCATCCAATAGCTTTAAGTAATCATTTAAGCTGCCTCCAACTTTATTTTTAACAAAACTTGATTTGTAAGTGACCATAATACATTCAGTATTAAGAAAAATATCACAATTACTTAAAGTCTCATCTACTTCAGGTATGTTTACCTGTCCACATATTCTCTTAGCCATTTGAACAAATTTTATCAATTAAAAGTTGAAAGAATTGGAAAAGATTTTTAGGTTTAGCGTTACAAGGTAATACTAAACACTTATAATCTAGATTATTTAAAATCCATTCTATGTTCTGCTGATCAGAACCATTTGAAGAGTCAGCACATGCTTTATCTTTTAATGCAGTAAGAATATCCTTTATAAGATATTTATCTTTTTTATCATAAGGATCTTTTACTTTATCTATGTTTAAACACCCTTTATCAAAATCATCTAAATCAATTGAAAGTTTAATCGACTTAATGAGTTCATAAAGGTCATGTGTTGTTTCTTCAATCACTATACAAGACTCTCCATTCAAGTTAGAAAACTCTGGAATAGTCTCTTCTAAGCTATAAAAAACACAAGTTGAAGGAACTTTGTTCCCACATGTGTATTTAATTTTTTTATTACAATTCATTATTTATATTTTAGTAGTAATTTGTTTACTTTCTCTAAGGTGCACTCATCGTTTAAAATCAAGTAGCAATTGGTGTCCTTATTGATAAGCTCATATAAATAATTAAATAAAAATGTATCTGTAGAAGTCATAGAGAATTTGAATCCAAACTTAGATTCCAGCAACATCTTGTTGGATAGACAAGCAAAGTGCTCATCTAATCTAGACTTAACGTCTTCTAAATCATTCTGGAAAATACTTTGGGTACTCATTTCTTATAAATTCTCTAACTACGTTTAATTCATCACTTGGAGGACACTCCCTATTTAAGGCCGTGATCCAAGATCTTAAAGTTTTATTAACTCCTAATAGATTTGCATCTTTATTAATTTTATACAAATCTAAAACCTGTAGATCCAAATTAGTTAATTCGGTAAAAAGATATCCACATTCGGATTTCTTTCTCATAGGTGTAGATGCTGTTGATTTCTGACAGGCTAAACACATGATTTACAATTTTTTAATTTGTTGATTTCTTTTTCTGCTCTAAACATTAGTTCTTGAGCTTCACATTGATGTCCTAATCTTACATTAGATTCTGCTGCCTTTATTAGGAAGTCAATCTTTTGAAGTTTTTCCAGTAATGTTTTATCGAATTCATTACAACCTAAATTGAATTTCATGAAAGCCATATCTAGCTTTAATCTAAGACTATCATTCTTTAAGAAGTATCTTGTGTTCTGAAAGTTTGAAGGAGATCCTTTAACAGTTATTTGGTATATACCATCAGGAAGATCATTAAAATCCTGTTCCTTTATACCACACTCTTTACAGTTTAATCCTAAGTTAACTGAGTTAAATACATTAACTTGCCCCTGAGAGAAGTAGTGTACAATAGGATCACTAAATCCTGGAAGAGTAATCTCTATAATAGAGGGTTTTCCTTTTATATTTTGCCAATCAGATGTGTCAACAACAACTAAATATTTTGGATTGTAATTGGTAAGTACCTGAAAATCTATATTTATTTGTGACATATACTATGGGATTAAAAAAAGGGAAGGTTTGAATTAACCCTCCCCTTTATATTTAAAGTGTTTTTAAACTTATTTTATTATGCATTTCCAAAAGCTTGTACACCTGGAAGTCCTGCACCAGCAGCTAAAGCATTAACAAGGTCTTCTACATCTTGGTGTCTACCTAACTCTACGTTAATATGGTAGTCGATGTATTCATCCTTAACAGATGAAAGTCCTTGACTGAAGTTTCTTCTTCTAATGGTGATTGCATAATCTACAAACTGTGCATCTAAGTCAAGTATGTTAGATTCATTCCCAGTAAGAATTCTACCCATGTAGTTGTAGTCAATATGCATACCTGAGAAGAATGCTCTTGATACTTTTTCTTCGTCTAACATGTTACCTAGAACGTGAGTTCTTGGTTTCCATTGAGTTAGATATTCTACATTGAAAGGAGTATCCTTAATATTTCTTGCAAAGTTAACACCTAGATTAAAATCTCTAATGTAACCTCCTGAAGCTTGGATCTTAACTGAATCTTCAGTGTATCCAATCATATCTCTAAGACATTCTCCAGAAGCAAGCTTGAACTTCTTACCTTTTAGTCTGATTCCGTAGAACCCTCCAACTCCACTAACTTGAGTGAAATCCTCTTTCCATTTATGACCATCAAATGAAGCTGGAGCTTCACTTCTGTATAAGTCCACAAAAATTTCTGAACATTCAGTTCCCAAGAAATTAGTTGGAACAACTGTTCTATATCTTCTTTGACATCCTCCTGTAACTGGAATAGCAGTAATAGTTCCTACAGTTCCTGCTAAGTTTGTAGTTACGTTAGCAACACTTAAAGTTGGAAAACCTACTGTAGTATCAGTAAATGTAATTACACCGTTAGATGCTGTTACTGTAGCTCCTGTGGCTGTATTAATTGCTGCACCATGTGTAGATACAAAGTTGTTAGCTGTAGTAGTTAAATTAGTTGCAAAAGTAGCTAAGTAGTTTACTCCACCAACCACAATATTAGCTGTTCCACTTGTCCCTGTTAAGGTAACTGTTCTGGTTGATTTAGTTGAATCAGCTAATGTGATAACTAAATTAGGAAAAGCAACTTGTAGTTCTGCAAGTCTTGATTGACCACACTCATTATCTGGTAAATCAATAGTATATGATTGAGTAGATGCTGTTACTGTTGATCCTGTAGCCCATGTTGCTGTTGTTACAGTTCCATTTTCACAGATTGGAAGAATATCATTTACAAATTCTACAATTGCTGTAGGGTTTGCAGTCATGAAAGTAGTGATCTCTGCATCAGTTAATGCATTGTCAGTTACAACAGTATAGAAACCTACACCGAATTCTTGTCCATCAGCTTTTTTAGCTGTACCTGCAACTGCTCCTGGTAAAGCCTGAATAACAGATGTTTTATCTACGCCATCATCTTCTAATGCAACTGCATATAAAAGTCCTCCTGGAAGCTCAGTATATCCTGCTGGACAACTCTCACATCCTTTCATAATTGAAGGAATAGTTTGAGTAAATGCTGCTGGAGCTGTAGCTGGAGTAGTTGTAGTACCAGTTTTAGCTACTTGATAAGTAGAAATAGGTCCTTTTCTAGATACTCTAATTACTTGTAAATCTCCGTACTGTTGTTGAACTAGTGCTAATGCACCAGCATCTCCAGTATCACAAACTTGTAATGTAAACAACGTTGAAGTTGTAGTCCCTGTTCTAGTTAATCCAGACAGTTCAATAATTGGAGTAACATCTGCAAATGTTTCAAATGGAACTCCCATTACATCATAATCTCTAATGTAATCAACAGCACCTAAAATAATAGGTAACATATCAACTGGAGCACAAAGATCTTGAACTGGAGAACATTGATCTGGTAATAAAGCTGGAGCTGATAATGGAACTGTTAATCCAAGAATTCCTTCTGGAGCACCAATATATTCTAAAGCTTTACCTGATAATTCAACGTAAAGCTCTTTCTCATCTCCAGGAATAAGCTGAATTGAAGTTGTAGGATCTATACCATTATATCCAATAATAAGCTCATCTACAGATTGATCTTTTCTTTTTGGTACGGAAACTCTTACATCCAATACATCCTTAATATGGAATGGGAATGAACTGTATTTTTTGTCAGAAACACTTCTTACACCTGGAATACTTCCTGGTCCGTTGTGTCCTAATTTTAATTCGTATGAAGCTTCTCCTCTAGGAAACTGGTTAATAGGACCCCCTTTGAAAGATTCAACAGCTACAGAACCTCTTTGAGTCTGTTTTGTCACATCGAAAATACCAAATTGTCCTTCAGCAAGGTTCAACGAGAAACCATTTTTCATAACAGAACCTCCTAATACAAAGAAAGGTCTGTCCCAAGGTTTGTGTATTGCCATTTTTAAAAATTAATTATTAATTGTTTGTTGTTTAAAGTTTTGAAATTACCCTGTTAACATCAACTTGAACTTTGTTTAAATTTTCATTATTTATGTCAAATGATGTTGCTACCATTGATATGATTCTATTAACGATCTTATCATCAAATTCTGGTTCAGAATTAAAAGATTGTCTATCTTCCTCATCAATATAACCTTCCAGATCAAATTTCTTGGGATATCTATAGTAAATTAAATCTACATTATCTACCTTGAAATCTTTCTTAAAGACTACAATTGAATTATCTCTAATAGTATAAGGTGTTTCTCTGTATGGAAAAGAGGGTTCATTATTCACATCGAATAGAACTTCCTCTATGTTTTCTGATTTAATACCTACAGGAAGTAGGTAATCAGAGCAGCCTCCAGATGAGGCTTTAATTTTTACATTGGAAAATGCAAAGAATTTATCTTTATTAGGTAAACTAAAAGAGGAATAGTTTAGTGTATCCTCCTTTAGTTTTAATTTTTCAGTTGTTAGTAAGATTTGAATATCCTGAATATCAAAAGTATTTCTCTTTTGAAGACAGTACTCAATAAACTTACCTTCTTCTTCTCTATAAATCGAAACTGCTCTGGCTCTATCTAAAGCAATAGAACCATTATTCAGGTTCTTGTTTGTTTTCTCCAACATTCTTTGATAGACTAGCTCAGGATGCATTATTCAATTTCTTTATAGATTTGTGTTTTTATTTCTTTTAACGTTGGTCTAGTTGCTAAGTTCTTAGCTGCTGTTTTAAGGTCAGCACCTAGTGGATTTTCTTTGAAAGAATATTCCCCTCCGATCTTAACTACCTTGTTAGAACTCACTAAATCAAGTAAATGACTGAAGATAATTACTTCTTCTAAACCTGGTTTTTTAGTGATCATGTCTGTTGCTCTTAAGAAGTCATCTACATTCTTAACATCTGCATTAACCCAGTCGTGGAAGAATGCTTGGAAAGTTGAATCTTGTGTATTAACATCAAGATTATCTGAACCATTCATTCTGGCAAATCTTAAACAAGCAATTAGTTTATTTTTCTCAGAAGTCAACATAAGTGCAAATGCTGTCATTGCTCTCATGTAATTATGAGTTCTTTCATTTCTCTTCTTAGAAGTAACTTCTTTATCTTCTACACAGAATTGTGACTCATTAAATGCTGGATTACCTAGTGCTTCTTTTGGAGTTAATTCATAACCTAAAATAGCAATATAAAGAGCTAATAGATCATCAATATTTTCTGTGTTAAAAACTCTACCTTCAAATAAATCATAGGTATAATTTTCCCAAAAGTCATGATTTTTGTTGTCAAGAATATTTTCACCATGAACTAATTCATATGGTTCAATGATGTGCTCTCTAAGAGATCTTATTTTCTGTTCTCTAACTGATTTCTCTAAGTTAGAATAACATGGTGATTGGGTATAGAAACCTGTATCAAAAACGTTCTTTGCTTTATCGAATCTACATCCTGCTGTATTATACATATACTCCACAGGAACTTTAGTAGAACCATGTTCTCTAAGTCCAGCTACTGCATTGGCATCTGGCTTGTCGATTACTTTATAAAGTGAGTTTTCTTTAATCTTAAGTCCGTTAACCTCTATGATTATCTTATCTGACATAAATTGTGATTTTATTTTCTTGCAAAAATAAGAAAAATTTATGACTTAGACAAAAAGATAAAAGTTATTATTAACTTATCTCTATGGTTAACTTTCTAAATACAAAGATACAACAATAAAATGCTAAATACAAGTACCTAAAATAATATTAAAAATATAAAAATTTTTATTAAAAACAAAAGATTCCCTAAGTTGCCCTAGGGAATCTAATATGAATATTTATTATCTTTTTAACTCGATGATAACAAATCTACTGATATCTTTTACCCATCCTGCTGAAACAGAGTGACACCAGAATTCTCTAGCCATGTGTTTCAATGATGAAGCAATGTCAGTTGCTTTATTTGGAGACCATCTACCTTCAGAGTATCCCATGAAGTATCCTTCTCCTTCTGGCTTAACATAGTAAATGTTAGCTCTAGAATTACCACCTGCCATAAGTCTAGCATCTCCACCGATAGTTTTGCTTACATCTGCATACTCTTGATCTAGGACATCCCAGATAACTGCTGAGTAAGAAGAATCTGCATAACCTTCCTCTCCGAAGAATCCTCTAGACATTCTGTCTGTTAGAGGTTGGAAGTCTAATGATGGGTCGTGCTCTACCTCGATCCAACCAATTCCTGGGAATAAAGCTTCAACGAATCTAACAGGGTTAACTCTTAGGTCTGTTAAACTTGATCCAGTTACTGGGTTTGATGGTAATGTTCTTTCGTAACCGTTGAACATTGCTAGGTTTCCTACTTGTCTTAAAGCTTCTTCCTGGATAAGTCTCATGATATTATCATAAGCCATAGATCCAGCTTTGAATCTAATTCTTCTTTGATCAAGTGGTACATTTCTTCTGAATCTGTAAAGGAATGCCATAGCTTGTCTTAGATGACTGATTGAGATAGCCCCTGGCTTAGCATACTTGATAATTCTACCTCTTCTGATTTGGTGATAGATACCTTCATTTAATCTCTTAGTACCATTGATGTTATTGATCAATGCACCTTTTTGGAAGATTAATGAATATGCTTCTAATCTCATCAATTCTAAAACAGCTAGTCTTTCAAGAACAGCTCCGATTCTAACGGTTCTCATATCTAGTTTTCCTTCTCTAAGTCTACCAACGTAGAACATATCTAAAGGCTTACCATTCTCATCTTTTTCAATAGTTTCGGCTTCTCTCATCCATTGGTCGATGTAGTCTCTACTTGTTAAAGTAGCACCGTTGAAGTCTCTACTATTTGCATAGTAAGTATAGTAAGTCTCAACACCTCTGTGGTTACCTAATCTGAACTCACACTTAATGGTTCCGTTTGTATCAGGTGACTGAATGTTTGAGAAGTCTGTAGAATACTCTCCTAAAGAGTGACCAATTTTGAAGTACTGGATACCAGCTTTCAATTTGTCAATAGGGAACCAAGCTGCTGAATTGTTATCTACTAAAGTAACCCAATGTACCCAAGAATCACCTTCTTGTGTAACGTGTCTATCTTCAGATACAATTACTTGTGATCCGTGGAAAGCATCATATGTTAAAATGTCTCCTTTTGTATAAGGCTGATCTAATTTGATTGGGAATAAAGTTCCATCAATACCTGGAGCTTCAGAGTAATCAGAAGTATCTTCAGTAGTATAAACTCCTGATTTTTTCTTCGTTACTGGAAGATCATAAGTAAATGAACCATTAACACCATTTACCTCTAGAATAGCTTTATCTTTAAAGAAATTCTTATACATTGGTAATGGTTTAGCTCCCATATTTTCATATAGGTTGATCAATCCTAAGTGTCTCTCATTAGGGTCCTCCTGATACCACTTACTCATTGAAGAGATATCTTCCCAACCCATGTGTTTAATTCTCTTTCCATTCGTATATCCGATAACATAGTCACCGTTTATTACTCTAGGAACACCACTAGCTTGTAAACTCATTTGTTACTTAAATTATTAATTGTTTGTTGTTTGTTTTATTGCAGCTTACTTAAGTCAAGTAAGTAAGGATCTTGTTTTGTATTGGTTTGTTCTGGAACAGTAAGGCTAGAAGATTTTCCTTTAGGAATAAGGGCAACTCTTTGAAGGGTTTTTTTCCTTTCTTCCTTCATCATTTCCTCAGCTTTCTTCTTAATAAATTCCTCTTTGTTTGTAACGAACATCAACAAATCAACCGCATCAATAGGATTTTTTCTAAAATTCTCAATGTATTCATCAAGTTCAAAATCTCCTTGAGCAGTCTGTTTAGTTGCTATATCAAGTAACTTTCTTCTGTGGGTATCTGAAATTTGTTGATCTTTCAATACACTATCTAAAGTTCCTCTATAAGTTTTAAGGGCAGCTTTGAATTCCTGCTCTTGTTTAATAGCCAACTCTTCTTGTTGGATCATACTCTGCTTAAATGCTTCATCTAGTTGTTCTTTAGATTCAGCAGCCTTTTCTTCAAGTACTCCTTTAATTTCATAAGCATTAATCAAGTCTCTAGCCATAGAATCTTCTATTCCATTAGCTTTGAATCTTAGATAACACATAGCTTTTTGTCCTACTGGATCATTTAAGTCAATTGACTCAATTGGATGTTTAACCTGTTGGTAAGTTTCAAGTGCTTGTTGAACATTACCTCCGTGTTTCTCAATACTGATTAATTTCTTTGTGAATTCAGAAACCCCATTAACATCAATAGATGAAGATTTTAGCTCTTCTTTAATCTTGTCTTGGTGGTCTTTAATAAGGAATAATAAGGCATCTTTGTCAATAGCCATGTCATCAAAACTGACATCGCCATCTTCTGTTTCAAAAGATCCTATTTCAGGCAGAACTCCCTCAGCAATCAAATCCTTAAGAATGGATTTGTAATCAGTTTCTCCTGTTGGGATAATAACTTCTACATCTTCTGTAGGAATCCCTTCATCTAAGGCATTTAAACCTTCTAACCCAGTTACTTCTTCTGTAGTTGGAGTAGCTTCTGCTGTAACAGCTCCTTCTGTAGGTTTAGTAGTATCTTCTTCCTCGTCTTCTTTTGTTATGTTAACATTATCAAGAGGAATATAATCTTCATTTTCAGATCCTGGCTTAAGTCCTAAATCTTCAAGACTTAAAAAAGTTCCTAAGTTTTCTACTATTTGACTATTGCCTAAACTCTCTAATCCAGAAAAATCGTCTGTGATGTGGTTTTCTTCCATTTATATTTGCAAATTTAAGATTAATTAACGTAATTTCAAAATATGTAATAAATTATCATAATTTTAAAATTAAATATTAGGGGTAAAATTTTTTATTATCTACCCCTTAAGATTTTTTATTATATTAGTTTTTATTCATTCTAGCAATCTGAACGTTGTCTTTTGAGATAGCTCTTCTGTTTGCTAGTTCGGCAATTTTCAATTGAATCTCTTTCATAGCAATCTCTTTGTCTGATTGTACTTTTTCTCTCTTGATCTCTGTTTCCAATTGTTTATTAGTAGCATCAGACTGCATCTTAGTTTGCTGTAGAGATAAATTAGTAAGGTTGGTGATATAATCAAATCCTTCCTGATCAGACTGTTTGTCTGAAGCTCTACCAGCAGCATTAATAGCAGCAACTCTGATATCAGTTTCTCTGTCTTTATCTTTAGACATTTCTTCCAACTGCCATTTTTGTTGTTCTGTCTTTCTAAGCTCTTCCTGTTGAGTTTGAATCTCTTGCATTCTTTGCTCTGAAGCAGCTTGCTCTTGTTGTTGTCTAGCAACTCTAGCTCCTCTGGCAGCTTCAATAACTTCTGACATTGCATCAGATGAAATTAGTTCAGCTAAAGAAAGCTCATCTGTTCCTAAGGTGTTTGTATTAAGTAAGTACTGTTTAAACACTTCAAGTTCTTTTCTTTTCTTAGAGTTTGATATCGGAGTGATACCTAAATTTCTAAGGTGGAAGTCAGGATCTGACTCTCTTAAGAAAGCCTGGGTAGCATCAATCTGAGTATAAAATACTTGTAAATCAATTCCCTCTTTCTGGCAGTACTGAGCTACACTTAACTGAAGTTCTAAAGCATTCTTCTTAAATGAAGAGAACTTAGAGAAATATTGTTCTGTTTGAGAATAAGAAGCATCCTGAGATTGTCTAACTCCCTCAGCAGTTTCATATTTAGTCGGGCTTCCCAATCTCTGAGGAGTCATTCCAACTTGCTCAAAGGCTTTATTCTTAATAAACTCAGCTAGATTAACTCTATCCTGAATTTGTGAAGAGAAAGATAAATTCTGAGCAGCAAACTGGTTAAAGTTAGCTCCTCCTACAAGGTTCTGCTTAGATGAATCTACAGGAACAATTCCTATATCCTTTGCAATATCTCTCATGTAAAGCAAGGTGTCCTCTGTATCTCCCCAATCTCTAAACTCTGAAGGTAAAAAGTTGATATCAAAAATAAAGAATAACCCAATCTCTTTTTCCAGTAAGTTGAAGATCTGATTCATTACCAGATTATATGTTACTTGGTATGGCTCAATCTTAGGTGCTAAACCTACATCAATCATACCTGCTACTGGAAGAAGCACATCGAACATATTTCCATCACCCTTAATCTGGAACTCACAAGGTTTAATATCAAGATAATAGGTTTCTGGAGTACCACCCTGAGATGGACCATTTAAAACACCTGTAATCTTGGTTCCTTGCCATACCTCAGGCATGTAGTCCCAAACTATTGTGTTTGCTTCTTGTTTTTTCTCTAAATCCATTAGAGAAATATTTTTAAGCTTCTTAATTTCGTTTTCAGAAAGAAATTCTGGTAGAATATCTTCTGTAACTAAAGCAGAAGTTAAATTATTATTTTCATCATAATAACTAAGGTAACCTATCTTTTTAAAAGACTTCCAGTAAACCTCCGTTACTGTCATTAAATCATTTCTAATTGAGATGTCATTTCTTAACATCTGGAAATTAGTGTGTCCTCTGTATCCTAGATCTCCTGTAACATCTGCAAGTTTTGGCAGCATTACTGGAACGGTTTCATATTCACCGTGTCTGTTCATAATCTTCTGCTCTCCTAAAGGAACTCCTAGGGCATCTTGCATATCTAGATTAAACTGATACTCAGGATAATTTTCAAAAGGAACAATTTGTAGATTATGGAAATGACTTTCAAACATTTTCTTGTAAGAAACATTGTTATCTCTGTCGAAGTTATAATCATTGTCGTTATAAAACATATTATTAACTCCTGCCATATCTTCCTTCTGCTTAGCAGTTAGTTTATGACCATATCTTGTAAGAACTTGGGATCTTGAAAACTGATGAACTCTCCCAACATAATCTCCTTTTTCAGCTCTCTTAGTTTCTAAATCCTCTGAAAAAAAGGTATTCATCATACTCCATTTCTCAGGTTTATAATAATCATAGGATACAAACATATGTCTGAAACATCTTCCTGTAGCTAGATACTCAATGAAGTTTTCATAGTCCATCATGTCCATGTCATGATTTATTCTATCCTCTTCTAGTTTAAGGGATGCCCATTTAGCTGCAACTGTTTTCCAGTCTGCATCCATATAAGTTTGAATTGCAGCAGGAGTCATCTCAGCTTTCTTACTTTGTATTTGCTGAAGATATTGCTGATATTGTTGTGGGTCCTGGAAAGCTTCCTGTGGAACATTAGGATTAATACCTAGATTAAGTAGCCTAGTTTCAAGTTCTCTTTCTAAATCAGTTTGTATGGTTTCCCATAATTTATCTGTCTTAGTTCTAAGATACTCATTACTAGATACATCATCATTTGTATTAATAGAAAATTTATCACTATTAGACATTAGCTCTCCAGCCAATGCATTTATAATGATGCCTATGATATCATAGTGTCTTAAGAAAGTTGGGATCTCAACGTCATTCAAAACTCTTTCTAGTTCTCTATACTGAGGCATTGCTTCAGACATCTCAGAGAATGACATTTTTCCATTGATCATTCTGAAGATGTCCGTATATTTTAAATTCTTTTTAAACTGTCTTAAACCAATACTTTCAAAAGCATCAAGGCATCTCTCCCTCCATTTATCATTTTTCTTTGACAATGGAATAGCTTGGGGTGGTATAAAATTATCTCTGCTGCCTTGCAGAGCAGAACCATACCAATATCCTAAATCACTCATTAAATATTTTTTGCAAAGATAAAAAAAATCATTAAATTATACAAAATGATAAAAGAAACTATTAGTTAGAAGCCATATCTTCCAGGTCTTCTAGGACTTGACTGTCTTCCTTTACCATATGAATTTCTTCTAACAACATCTTTAATTCTTGTTACCTTGTCTTCTCTTTTTAACCTTTCTGTATCTGTAGGTTTCTTTGCCTTAATTCTTGGAAGTACTCTGATATCGTCAAGGTATCTAGCCCAAACAAGTGCATGAGCAAAAGCAATAATTCTATCCACGTTCTTACCAGGTTTGTACCCAATTATCTCATCTAACAATTGGACATCATTAATCCTCTCAATACCTAGTACTGAGACTTCATTTCCATCGTGATCAATATATGAATCAACAATTTCCCAACAATAATTAATTATAACTTTTAGTAAGTATTCTTTATTCTTTTGAGTTGGAGTAAGTCCATATTTATTAGTCTGTCTAGCCGTACCAGAAATCATTCTTTGAGCAATAACTTCCCCATTAGCAAGTAACTTAATATCCTTACCTTTTGCCTCAAGATACTGCTGGAAAGAGATATCGGCATTTTCTTGTAAACATTCTGCTCCATACCCTTCAAGAAGCATCTCACATGTTCTATTGAAAGTGTTCATCGAAGCTGGTCTTGAAACAAAAGAACAAACTATTCTATTTGCAAATTTATCATTAATGTTGACAAACCTCTTGAAGATATATAAAGCTCCAATAGAGTCTCCTGTAGATTCAATATGCTTATAGTGGTCAAGACCAGCAACATATGTATAGTCAAAGTCATTCTCTTCTGGTGGATCTTCAAATACCTGAATCCCACAATCTAAAATTCCACCTTCAAATGGAAACTCTGCAATAGGTTTGTGAGAGAAATCAAACTGAATTTGAGTATCGTTCTGACCATGTTTCTTGAATACATCCATAACTCTACCTACATTTCCATCTTCTAGAATTCTACTTCTATGTCTTGTAGCTTCAGCCATAGGGAAAGGATTTGAGCCTCCATCTAAGAAGCAGTCCTCAGGGTCTAATGGCATAAACATCAGTTCATCCTCATATGCCTTCTTATCAGTCCTTTCTAGGAGCTTTCTTCTTTCTAGCATAACTTTAGATGACTCTGCCCATTGAGTCTCATAAAAGTCTATTTCTGCAAGTTCTGGGTCCTCTAATTCCAAGTATTCACCTAAGCTGATTTTCTTCTTTGGAACTCCTGCATCCAATGACATCTGTCCTGGAAAGAATACTCCCCAAGATTGTTTTCTAACCCATGTAGTTTTTCTATTTCTTCTCTCTAACCATTCCCAATCCATTGTAATCATTTTATAAACCTCTGGATTGTTAACCATTTTCTGAGCATCTCCTGCTTCAGACATTTCTCCTGAAGTCCCAAATAGAATAGGAATTGTTCTCCAACCGTGCTCAGTAGCAATGGAATATTTAGCTGTGTTAAACGTTTTTAGGAAAGAATATTTTCCAATTTCGTCAAATACAATAGAGTTTGGAGTAGATCCAGCAGCCTTCTGTGTAGACTTTTTAGTACCCATGTTAACGTTGGTAATGGTCATCTTAGAAAAGATTTCCTTACTGTTATCTGAGTTTCTAGTTCCTAAGGTTACACCTGTTCCCCAATCCTTACCAACTTTGTCCATTCTAAAGAAAGGATGAATGTTGTCAAGTCCATAATCCACATAATCTGCAATGTTATCTAAGTCTTTTTGTGTACCTCCAATAACTGAATTAACCCTTAATTCCCCTCCATATTTAGTAGTGGCATTAAACCCTAACCAGGAAGAAATAAACACAGATTTAGTGATCCTTCTGGCTCCTACCCCTACAATACCTTTATTCTCTTCTTGAGCTCTAAATAAAGCTTGCTGTAGCATCCATTCATTATCCCTTAAATCTGGGTTTGCTTTAACCGATTTAAAGTTACCATCTTTATCTGGTGGTAAATCTTTTAGGAACTTCCAAAAATTAATGTGCCAATATAACCATGGGTGAATTTTAACTCCTCCAATAGTAATACCTGTTTGTAATTTTTTAGCTTCCTCTATATAGAATTGCTGTACAATTCTTTTTTGCTCTTCAAAAGATTTATCTTTAGCCCAAATAGGCTTATCTTTCATGTTAATATATAACTGACTGCTATACTTCATATACAATAAAACCCACTACTTTTGTAGTGGGAGTAATTTTTTAATAATCATCATCGTCATCATCATTCTGCTGCTCACCCAACTCTCCAGCCTTAAGCATATCTGCATAAGCACTTTTGTTAGATCCTTTTCTTACTTCCTTCACATCTCCTGTGTTGGTAAGCTCTTTTAATTCTGATACCATACCAGAAAGGTCGGCATACTGAGAAATCCATGTAATATAGTTGTTCATAAGACCAGCCTGAAACTTGAATTCCTTCTCTCTTTCATCTTCTGTGTTCTTCTCAGTCCATTTGACTGTAGCCATGTAGTCATTACATTCATCTAGTCTATCTCTAAGTAGGTCCAGACAATGCTCAACGTAATCAATATGGGGTGTTAGATTCTTAGCTTTTGCCATCCTCCTTAAAGTTTCTTATTTTTTCAATATACTCATCATCCCTAGAATCAGGTTGATTCATCTTTTCCATAACAAAATCTTCAGCTTCTTTACTGAAAAAAACAACTTCTCCTTTATCAAGAATGAAAGTTGGTTTTATGTTTGCCAGGTTAAACTCTAAAACTTCAATATCTTCTGGAGCAAGGTTAGGTTCATGATCAATGAATTTCATAAATGCATAAATTTCATTCATGATTCTTACATTGATTCCTACCTCGTTAGATTTTACAAAGGAAAAAGAGTTTATCTTTTTCATTTCAGTGACTAATCTTCTGTTGTTGTCTCTGTCTGTATTTGAAGTTCCAGATGATTTAATCTCCTTAATAATTTCGGCTGTCCTGAATTTATGGTCAGAAGATTGTGCTGACAGAGTTTTGGTAACCGTCATTAACTCCTGTAATCTTTTTTCTAGTAGATCTTTAATCTCCATTACTTAATATCTTCTGTGTTTAAAGGTTCGTCTTGTTCGTACTTAATTGATTTTTCTATTGACTGGTATATTTCCTCATCTGATAAAGCTCTAATTTCTTGTAGAGTCTTACCTGATAAATCATTTTGCCTTAAGAAAGAATACATTATCTCACCAAAACTCATGTTAGGAAATGTAGTCTGAAAGTCCTTTAATGAGGATATAATCAGTGTTCCGTAGTTAGTTCTATCACTCATAATCTTATTGTCTAAAACCTGTTAATGATATTACTACTGTATGTGGCTGGTTACCAACTACATACTCAACACTTACTTCTTTTGAAAACTTTCCTATAGCTACTGCTCCCAGGTCCAATCTAAAGTAAATTGTTCCCCTATTTTCAATAGTGTGATATTTTGTTACTGTGCATCCACAGCTCGGTTGTACTGAATGAATCTTGAAGTTGTCGGGACTGTTTATATCCAGTAACAATTCTAGCTCGGTATTATCTCCGAAATGTAGAACTCCATAGTCTACCACAAATTTGTTACCAACTAAACTTAAATCTACCTTAACATCAGATACATTGGTTATATTTAAATCTTCGTTTTTCATTGTTTCTAATCTGGTCTTAAACCATTTTTTTTCTTTTCCTGCCATGTAAGCTGCACACTCCTCAAAAGGAGATTGTGTCTTTTCTTTAATTTGACACTTGCATAGAGTACAAAAAGCAGATGTTACATTACTTCTGAGATAGTCTATAGGACTTAGCTTTTCTGATGGTGTATTAACACTGTTGTACTCACAGGCTCCACAAAGAGATCTTCTCTCTTCCATCACCTTATCGGATACCGTCTCATCAGGAAAAAAGCCTTTGAAGATCTTTCTTGCTTTATTTATTTCCTTCATTAATGGTTGATTGGCTTACCCTGCTTTTTATACCAGTTGTAAGCATAATTGTTTTGTTCTTTCTCTGCTTCTTTTAGTCTTACTTTGTCAGTATAGTAACTAGATTCAAACTTAGAAGGTTTAAACATGGCATTTCTTGTTTTATCTAAAAATACTTTTGATATCAAATCAGGATAGATGACCTTAAATTTTTCTTGTTCTACTCTCATCCTTTTCTCTCTCACCTTGAAATTTTCCAGATATTGTTTGAGCTCTTGTTTTTTCTCCTCATCAGTCTCTTTGTAATGCTTATTAGATAATTTTTTGATATTTTTATCCAAATCTTTTTTGTTTATTGACAATATTCCAAGAGGAGTAAGTCCATAAAATAAACCATCTGTATCTAGAATATACTGCTTGAAGTCTTTAATGAAATCATTGAAAACTTCTTTTACCAATGGCTCTTGCACTGAAATCCTTTTAGAGACCTCTCGGAAGATATCATTTGTAAAGTAAATTTCTTTTTTAATTTCACCTTTTTTCATTATTCAAAATAAACTAATATAGCTTTCTTGCTGTCTATTACTGGGGAAGCCAAAGTGTCTTTCAGTCTCAAAATATCTGGATGCAAATATTTTTTTCTAAAGTTATTCTTATCTCTGATTAGATAACCATTTCTGGTCAGCTCTGCATTGATCTGTGTCAAATTGTCAGAAGAAATACCTAGAGTTTGAGTTATCATTTGCTTAGCTTCAGTATTGTATCCCTGAAGGGCATAAAATGCAAGCACTTGTTCCAGTTTTCTTCTAATTTTTACTCTCCCCGTTCTCACTCGTTCCAGAGTAGCAAATATTGCTACTGCCTTTTTCATTAGATCCAGTCTACTATCAGTCTTAACTGGGTAGGCATAGATACTATCTATTTTCTTTTCTTCACTCATACTTTTAAGTTAAATAAAAACAAAGGCCATCTATTTCTGACTTTTGCATAGTGGTTATTATAGTTATACTAAATTATTAGGTAAACTATTACTGAAATAAACCAATAGTATAACTAAAAACTAAAGGTTAAACTAAACCTTAAAGGTTAACGTTTGAACACACCTTCCCCTTATAGGGCTATGATGTTTTCATTCCCTACTCTTTGGGGCTCGGTTGTGTAACTCTTGTTTAGATTGAGATTACTTTTGCTTGATTAATTTAACTTTTACAAATTCCGAACTTGTCTTATATTTGAGGTATTTCCTCTCCCAGGCATTAAGACTGTCACCTTGCCTACTCACTTTAGGGACCCTCATGGTAGTGAGTTTTTAATCTATGTTGCCACCGTATTCAACCGACCAACATAGAAAGTGTCACATTTGACTTTGCAAATATAATACTTTTTTTTAACATGACCAAATACCTAACAAAAAATTTTATGTTTTTGGTAGAATTTTCAATCGTTTTGCAAATGTACGAAATTATTTTGAATTATGCAAGTATTATTTTAAAAATATTTTTTGTTATAAATTTGGTGATCTCAAAATTTTTGCATACCTTTGCACAAAACCACACACACAATGATAGTAAGTTACGATGAATTCTTCAATGATGTTTGGGATTATGTATCCGAACACATTGTGGATGACGAATTATGGCAAAGGCATGAGGATGAATTCTATGCTATGACCTTCGACCTTTATGACTTGTATTCGAAGGCAAGCATCACCTTTCCCAATGGAGAAAGGCAGGAACTCCTAACACCAAAGGTATGTGCAAGGATTATTGAATCCTTCATAAAAAATTTCAAGTCAAGTATTAATTGTTAGTTAATTTGGGAAAGTATAAATTTTTTTGTACTTTCTCATTTTTTTGTTGCATATGTCAGAAATTTTTCTTATATTTGCAAAAAAGTAAATTATGTTTTCAACAATAGATTTTGAGACAACAGGATTAAACCTAACTCTAGACGAGATTTGTGAGGTAGCTGTTGTCAATTATGACAAAGATTTTAAAATAGAAAAAGAATTCAGAACTCTTTGTAAGACCTTCAAGCCAATACCAGAAGATGTATCTGCAATTCATGGAATAACAAATGAAATGGTTGAACATATGCCTTATTTTCATGAGGTTATACCAACTGTTTTACAACTCATTAAAGGAAAAATTATCTGTGGACAGAATATCAGACGGTTTGATTTACCTTTACTTGCGGAGAAATGTTTGTTAAGTGATTTTCCTTTTGATATTAGTGAATATAGGACATTGGATACTCTTGTAATTGAGTCCGTCCTCAAGCCTAGAAATCTATCATATCTATACAAACAATATACTGGAAAAGACTTAGATGATGCACACTCAGCATTAGCCGATTGTAAAGCTTCTATGGAGGTTTTAAAAGCACAAATAGAAACACATAACCTAGACATCCATTCAGCAGATTTTAATTTTGCATTTGGTATTAAGGATGATCTTGTAGATCCTCTAGGTAAACTAAAATACATTGATGGAGAAATATGTTGGGCTATGGGTAAATGTAAAGATCAACCTGTTATTAAAGACCCTTCATATGCAAGGTGGGCTTTAACTGCTGACTTCCCAAAATCCACAAAGTTTTACATACAAAAAGAATTAGATAAAATAGACAAAGTAAAATAATATGGCAGAAAAGAAATTAAGTTTAGATGAGTTCCTAACATCTATGAATAAAAGCTTTGGAGAAGGAAGTTTAATAGTTCTAGGAAATGCAAACACTCAACAAGTAGAATGTAATCCAGTTGGAGTTTACTCTATTGATGATTGTATGGGAGGAGGTTTTGCTAAAGGTAGAATTATTGAGATTTATGGTCCAGAGTCTTCTGGGAAAACTTCATTAACTCTTATGGCTATTGCAGAAGCTCAGAAGGAAGGAAAAATTTGTGCTTTCGTGGATGTTGAGCAGGCTTTTGATGCAAGTTATGCTAAGAAATTAGGAGTTGATTTAGATAAGCTAGTTGTAAACCAACCAGGATTTGGAGAAGAAGCATTACAAATTTTAGATAAAATGATTGAGTCAGGATTGTTTGACATCATTGTTTTTGACTCCATTGCTGCTGTGACTCCTAAATCAGAACTTGAAGATGAAATGGGAACTAAGAAAATGGGTGAGGTTGCAAGACTTATGGCTCAAGCACTTAGAAAAATTACAGCAAAAACAAATGAAACTCACACTACTGTGATTTTCATTAACCAGTTAAGGGAAAAGATTGGAATTATGTTTGGTAATCCTGAGACTACAACTGGTGGTAATGCAATGAAGTTTTATGCTTCTCAGAGAATTGATGTAAGAAAAGGACAATTAATAAAGGATGGAGATCTTGTTATTGGTTACTTGATGAAAATTAAAGTGATCAAGAATAAAATTGCTGCTCCTTTTAAAGAAACAGTTGTTAGTGTATACTACAACGAAGGAGTTGACAAGATGCAAGATTTCCTAGAATTTGCTATCAAAAAAGGTGTCGTTCAAAAGAATGGATCTTGGATTAGCTATGATGGAACAAACATTGCACAAGGGGCTCCAAAGGCTGCTCAAATGCTTAAGGATAATCCTGAGTTAGTTGAGGAGATTACTCAAAAATTAAAATAACACAAAATGAATTGGACTCTTAAAGGAAGGGAAGTCAAACACATTAAAGACTTCCCTGAAGGAGCCATAGGGTTTATTTACATGTTACACTTCTCAAATGGGAAGAAATACATTGGAAGAAAATCTATGTACTCTTATACTAAAAGAAATTTTACTAAAAAGGAGTTGGCTCTAATTACAGACAAAAGATTAAAAACCTATGAAATAGTCCAGAAGGAAGTCAGGTGGCAGACCTATGCAGGGTCATCTGGAAGAGAAATGAAAGGATCAATGGATGATGGAGCTCATTTAGTTAAGAAAGAAATTCTAAAAGTGTGTTTCACTAAGAAACAAATCACTTATTATGAATCTCAATGTTTATTCTCTTATGGTGTTCTTGAGTCAGATGACTTTTATAATGACAATATTTTAGGTAAATTTTATAGAAGAGATTTAGATTATGATAAGGAGATTTTATTGGAATGATGAATTGAACGAGGATGTGTTTGAAACATTTCTTCAGTTTCAGAACGAGTTACCAGAAGGGATGAAGTTTGAAGTATGGCTTGATTCCCCAGGAGGTAAATGTATAATTGCAGAAATGCTTAGAGAGCTTTTCGAATCATATGACCCAGAACAATTTCAGTTAGTTGCATGTGGCAGTATCTTTAGTGCAGCGTTCGACTTATTTGTTACTGTTAAATGCCCAAAGTATCTTGTTCCTGGAACTACAGGAATGGTACACACGACATCAAGAAGAGTATCCGTAAGACCTGGAACAGGTAAAATTAAATTGGATTTCACAGAAGATAAGTTACTTTATAAAGTAAAGTACCCTTTAGTGGAAGCAGTTGAAGCTAGATTACCAAGTATTTTAACTAAAGAAGAGTGGGAGGCTTACGAGAATGACGAAGACATATTTTTAACTACAGAAGAAATACAAAAATTTTTAACATAAAATTAACTTTTATGTATTTGCATATGTCAAAATAAAGTTGTACATTTGCAATCTAATAAATAACTAATTAATAAAAAGTTTACAACATGGCAAAAGAATTCGGAACAGGGAGAAATTTTACATTTCTAAGAATCAACTCTAAAGGGGAACTATATGAGAGCTCAAAAGAGCCTAAAGAAGGATTTAATGAGATCGTTCTAGATGCAGGTACTGCAAACGAAAGAAAGACTTATCAAAAGCCTTATAAGAGTACAGACTACGGTAAGGTTTCATACCTTGCAATTACTGAGAAAACATTCCCAAAAGGAAAAGTTAGCTACGTAGAATTGTCAGTACAATCTGATGAAGATCCTTCGGGAGTTGATGTAATTCAGCTACCACTTAAAAGTATAAAAGGTGGATTAAATGATGAAGTTAAGAAACTAATTGCTATCCTTCCTAGCTTAGATTACTCTAAGTCGATTATCATCTCTTCAAACAGGGATAAAAATCAAAGAGGATATGTTGACAAGATTCTTTACTTCAGATATAAGCAAGAGGAAGGACAAGACAAAGATCAACCAATCAAATTCTCATTAAAGTTCGGAGAGAAAGGAAACGTTCCTATGTTCATAGTTGAACAGGACCCAATCAATCCAAGCCAAAAAACAATGGACTACAAAGCTCAGGATACTTTCCTGTCTAAAGTTCTAATGTATGAGTTAAAGAGATACGAAGATTTCAAAGCTGGTAATGTATACCAATCTGAGTTTTACAAAGAATGGGCAGAAGCTGCTCCTGAAGAAACTCAACCAACTACAACACCAGTGGCTACACAAACTCCAGTTACAGCAACTACAACAGGTGAAAATCCTTTTGCAGCCAATGCAGTAGCAGAAGATGATGATAGTCCATTCTAAAAATTTGAAGTATGAAAGGCTTATATGATATGGCTTTCCATAATCATTGGCTAAATGTAATAAGAAAAATGAAGGGGGTTAAAAGTGTATTGCACGTAAAAACTGCTACCAAACCCCCTAAATTCTTAGTCAAAACAGTCCTTGATAATGGAAGTGGGAAAGAAGTGATAAATTATAGATTAGATGAGGAACCTTCTACTAAAATGGAAGATGAGTATCTATTTATAATTAATGATTTAAAAAAGAAAGGTTATGGAGAACAACCCAAAACTTAGAGATCTGTATGATACATTCCTGGACTCAGGTGAACTGGAATCAGTTTTACCAGAAGCTACTGGAATTTGGGATAAGGATAAAACCTTGTTCAGTAGTATTTACTCAAACTTAGATGAGTCTCTACTACACCTTATTGATGAGGAGGAAGATGAAGAGGATTTCTTCATTGATGAAGAATACTTTTAATAAAAAGTTTTATGTATTTGCTTTTTTGGATTTTATTTCCTATCTTTGCATTACTAAAAATTTAACAAAAATTTAACCAATTAAATTTGCATATGTGAAATTAATTTCATATCTTTGCAAAGTAAAAAATATACAATGAAAAACTCTTATAACTTTTATTCGTTTGCCTTTAACCCTAGTGTACTGGGGGCAGATAAGTTATGGGATAATAGCTCTACAATAGTAGGATTAAGTAAAAGCACACAAACATGATTTTGGTTCATAGTTTTAGTTTTTTTGATTAATATCCCTACTTAGTAAAATTCGTAGGGATTTTTATTTTTATATAACTCGTGGTATATGCTCCATTGGATGGGGATTTAGACTGTCACTCTTCAAAAACGAGGGTTCGAATCCCTCTATCACGGCAAACATACGTCTCTG